GACAAAAGCAGAAAGGCGTACATACCTAGTCCACTCAAAAGGTGGTATGGTATTGGAGCACAGCCACGTCTTTCAAATCGGTTAAATCTTGTGTGATTGATTCAAGTATGGTTGAAAAACAATCTTAATAAATTATACAAGCAAAAGTGCTGTGCGCTTCATGTGACAATGCAGTTATCCACTTGTGATATAGTGGCTGCGAAAGTACCGCAAGGAAATCGTAGAAATGAACGGAGTATGCAACTTATCGGAGGGTCGCGCCTTCTAATCCCGCAAGGAGTAAGGGTTGAAACAAGTAGTTTATATAGCATGAAGCAGTAGTTGCGGAACTTATAATCCGTCTGCATCTTACCTATCTTTGGAAACAAGGATGTGTTCTAGTTCCGAAAGGAATGAAAACGGTAAGCGATAAGGGTCATGACTCAGCCCACGTCATTTGTTTTCAGAGTGTGATACCTCTGTTAACAACAAATAATTTGAGGTCTTTGAAAATATGTCAGAGTATAATGCATACTTAAATATATTTAATTATTAAAGTATGATAAATTATACATTTAGTGGTTATGAGAATATGACTACTGCCTCCCATCTTATTGCTGGAGAAACTTGTAAGGTTACAGGAATTGGTAATTCGATGACTCCAATACTTAAATCAAGACAAGCGGTAATATGCGAACCTGTTACAGAAACAACAGAACTTAAGAAAAAGGATATTGTATTATGTAAGGTTAATGGAAGATGTTATTTACATTTAATTCATGCGATTAAAGAGGACGCGTTCTTGATTGGAAACAATCATGGTCACATGAATGGTTGGACACCAAGAAGAAATGTATTTGGTAAAGTAGTTGAAATTCTGTGAGCTCGACACTCACTCATCAGTACAAATGTATGCATTATATCTGATTTTCATATATGCCGAGGTAGCTTTAATGGTAGAGCACCTGACTTGTAATCAGGGGGTTGCAGGTTCGACTCCTGTCCTCGGCTCAGATGGCGGAGTAAAAGTCAGTAAGTCTCCGATGATTCCAACATACTGACAATGGTGTGGAATCCGGTTTGAGGAAAACGTAAAAGTGAAGCTCAATAGAATAGGTACCGAAAGGGGATGTAATTAAATTGCATGTAAGACCAAAAATGACTGAAAGCCTATTTAACACCTCCTTCAAGAGTTCTAATATGAAAATATTAGGACTCTTTTTTTTATGTATAATTAATTAGAAAATAATATTTTTATATAGAAATAAATTTAGTCTTATTAAATGATGTCTATATTTTCATATATTAATGAAAATCTCGAAGATAAAAAGAAAGAAGAAGGATTAAGTATTCTTGATAAATCTTTAAATGGTGATAATGAAGAAATAAAAGAATTTGAAAAATTACTTCGTCCAAATGGTCCATGTATTTATGCATTTATTACTGATAAAGTAAATGATGCTATAAAAATTGGATATACTGATCAGCATCCACTTAAAAGAATAGAACAATGGAAAGAAGTATATGGAAAAGAAGAAGGTGAAGTAGAATGTCTTGGTTATTGGAGTAGTGAAGAAATTGATCAGAGTGGACAGAAAGTATTTTTCTGGGATCATGCTGTACATGATAAAGTAACAAAGAAAGGATATGCTAATATTTCAAAAGAGCAATTTTATAAAATATTATCAGAAAAGGGTAAGAAAGTAAATGATGTTCATGAGCTTCATTATTCAAAAGAATTCTTCAGTAAATATAAGACTCTTTTAAAAGGACAATTATCAGATGAAGATAAAGTAGAATTATCTAAAGAATTAATTGAAGATATTCTTATAGAAATGAAAAAATCTATTAAAGATGGAAAATCAGATTTTAAGTTATATAAATTTGATTCATCAGGTAAGACATCAAGTCAAAAGGCTGATATTGTATGGGGTTCTCCTAAAGATTATCCAAATACAGATCTACAGGAAGATTGTATAAAGAAAGGTGTAGAAGCTATCAAGAAAGGTAAAAAGAATATTCTTATGGCTGCTGTTATGCGTTTTGGTAAGACTCATGCAGCATATGAAATAATAAAAGGATCTGGATTAAAAAGAATAGTTGTAGTATCTGCTAAAGCTGATGTAAGAAAGGCTTGGAGAGATGATATTAACCATAAAGATTTTTATAAAGATTTTGTATTTGTAGAAGTATTAGATGAATTTAATTGGGATATTACATCTCTTGGATCTGATGAAAAATTAGTTACTAAGCATGAAAGAGTATATGAAGACACTGATATATTTGATATGTATGAGAATAAGACAATTATCTTTTTCTTTACACTTCATGATCTATCAGGTTCACTTAATGAAATAAAATCAAAACATAAAAAGATATTTGATGAAGAATTTGATATGATGGTAGTTGATGAAACTCATTATGGTTCTCATGCAAATTCATTTGGTAAAGTAACTAAATTAAATAAGAATATAGAAGTTGAAGATAATGCTGATTTTGAAGAAGAGGAAAAGATTGCTAAAGAGATGGAATCATTCAAAAATAAATTGAATATTAAATATAAAACAGTTCTTCAAGTTTCTGGTACACCATATTATATTCTTGCTTCTAATGAAATGATTGAAGATGATGCTGAGGTTATTTCTAAAGTATCATATACAGATATGTTAAATGCAAGAGATAAATGGGAGAAAGATCATCCAAATGAACCAAAATCAAATTCTCCTTATTATGGTGTTCCAACACTTCATAAAATTGGTCTTAGATTAACAAAAGAATGCCGTAGAGCTATTCAAAAATCAAATACGACTGATTCATTAAGTGCTTTGTTTGAAGTTAAATCTGGCAAGTTTAGATATGAAAAAGAGATAACTGGATTAATAAAAAGTTTATTTGGAGATGATAAAGAAGATACCTTTGCATTCCTTAAGAATAAATCTGTAGAAGGTAATAAAGTTTGTAAGCATACTATTATGGTTCTTCCAAGAATAGAAGCATGTAAAGTAATGGAAAATCTTCTTAAAGAAATGAAGATTAACAGAGATATTATTCGTGTAGTTGGAAATGAAGGTAAATCAAATATAGATATTGAAACACTTAATAACAGATTGCTTGAAGATGATGATAAGAATATAAAATCTATTGTATTGACCGTAAATAGATATTTGACTGGTGTTTCTATGCCTCTTATTGATTCTATGATATATCTTAAAAATGCTTCATCACCACAAGAATATGATCAGAATATATTCAGACTTTGTACAAGAAATGTAAAGAAGGTTTCTAAAGGTGATAATGAAGAAGGACCTGAATATGTAAATATGAAAGATAATGTATATTTGATAGACTTTAATATATCAAATATGTTCAATATGCTTGCTAATTCTGCTAAGATGAGAGCTTTAGCTGATGCTAAAGATGATAAGAATATAAATATCATGGATAGAATAGCAGAATATATGAAAGAAGATCTTAAGAGTATTCCACTTTATTGTGAAGATGGTAAGAGTAAAGAAATTACTGGTAAGATGAAAGTAATTAACTCTAATGATCTTATGGAAATATATGCAAACTATAATAAAGATAAGAGTATAGCAGATGTAGCGAATGATGAAATTAATCTTTTTGATGGATTATTCGGTGATAAGAAATTCCAAGAAGTAATAAATGGAATGAATATAGAAGGAGATAAAAGTAAAATCAATATTGATGGTGTAAATGCTGATGGAGAAGATACTATAAATGTAGATAGTGGAAATGGTAAGAAATCACTTAAGGATTATGCCATTGATAAATTACCTGAAAAGAAACTTGAGAAAATTACTAAAGAAAAATTCAAGAGCATAGTAAAAGGAATTCTATATTGTAATATTACTCTTGATAATCCTTATACAGATATCAAATCAATGATAGATGATTCAAAGAATGATGATGAACTTAGAGAAGCACTTAAAGACTTTAAGATTACTGTAGATGATATTGAAAAAGTATATGATATAATGTCACCTACATATAAAGAATCATTTGATTATTTGTTATTGAAGATTTCATACTTAGCTCATGAAATCAAAGAGAAAGGTTCTGATGCTCTTGATAAAGCAATGCGTGGTCTTGGTAAGATAGATAAAAGTGAAGTTGTAACGCCGCCTGAAATTGTAAATAAGATGATTGACAAATTAGATGAATCAGATTATAAGAATGCAGAATCTATATTACTTGTAAATGAAAAACAAGGTGAATTCTTCAAAGGATTGATTAGAAAATTCGGTAAAGAAATTGGTAAGAAATGTAAAATAGTCTGCTCAAGCAGTGTAGGTGAAAGACTTACAAAGAAAATGTTGAAAACAGAAGGATTTAATGACTATATTAATAATATAATTATGTCCATTGGCGATGTCAATGGAGATGGTAAATATACTGTAAATGATTTCTTAGATATGAAGAATGAAGATATATTGAAAGAGAATGGTGGAAAGAAGTTTGATATTGTATTAATGAATCCACCATTTCAGGGGGCAACATTACATTTGCAATTTATTGAAAAATGTATAGAAGTTTCTGAAAATACAATAGCTATATGTCCGGCTTCTTGGATAGATGACTATGCTGTAGTTGATGGTTGGAAGAAATCTCCAAAACAAAGATACATAACAAAATTAGGTAAACATCTTATTGATTATGAATATTTTAAGCCAGAAGATTTCCAAAAGATATTTAATATTGCAACTTGGACATCTGGAATGATAGGTTTATTTAATAGTAATAAAACATCTGAATTATATAAGTCAATAAGTAATAATCAAACAAGTAAGTTTGACAAAGAAATAATTGAAAAAGCAGCAAAGCTTATTTATACTGGACAACAGACTTCGGTAACAAAAATGTATAGGAAACATAAAGGAGAAGATGGATATGACTGGTTTATAAAACTTACAAGAGTTCATGGTCACATTAATAACAAAGACCAATATGATAATATAGCTCCTGATATAAAATATTCATTAAATATAAAAGACAAAGAGCAAAAAGAAGTTTATTTTAAGACAAAAAATGAGGCAGTAAATTTCTTTGAGTCAATAAAAACTACATTTTGTAAATACTTGAAGAAACTTGGATGTTATGGTTCTGGTGATTTTAATGGAGGATTACCATTTATGAATGATTATACTAAACCTTGGACAACACACAGGTTCTGTGAATACTTCGGTATAAGCAAAGATACTGAAGACTATATAGATAAGTTTTTTGAAGAATTTTATAAAAGTTTTGAAAATGAATAAATTCAACATAGAAAAATTCCTTTCTCTTGAAGGTTATGATACAGATACTAGAGTATCTAGGCGTAAGAATTCTGATATCAATTCTCAAGAATTCTTCACTCCTTATTCTATAGTCAAGCGAATGTGTGATAAGGTATCTGATGAAGATTGGGCAGATCCGAATAAGACATTCTGTGAACCTTGTTTTGGAAATGGTCAATTTTTGATATACATTATATATAATAGGATTCTTCATGGAGTATCTTGGAAAAGAGCACTTGAAACTACTTATGGTCTTGAATTAATGGAAGATAATGTAATTGAGACTTATGAAAGAATTCTTAGTCTTCTTGATTCTTTAGACGAATATGGAATTATTAAAGATTATGAAATAAATAGTATTCAAGAAGCTATGGATATAATGAAAAAGAATCTTGTTTGTCATGATTTCTTTACATGGAATTTTGAGCAATGGAGAGAATATACAGAAGATGAATTGAAAGAAATAAATAAAAAGAGGAAATAATGAATTTCCTCTTTTTTATTCTATATTGTGTATACTTGATTTTAAATAATTTAATATGACTGAAAAAGAATTTGTTAAAAAATATAATGTTAATCCAGAAATGGATGAAAGAACATTTACTGAAATTTTAAATTTTAATAATAATGTAATGCATATTTCAAATTTTATAAAGATTTGTAAAAAAGCATCTAAAAAACTTGATAAAAGAATTAAACATGATATAGATATTATAGATCCAAGGAATCAATGTTGGGGTGGTGCATTTGATAGACTTATTGCAAATATTATTAATGATTATCAAAATAAATTTAAATATAGAAGATGTTTAAATCATAATACAGAAAGAGATTGTGTTTGTATAGATAATAATTCTAATGATATTGAAGTAAAAACAGCATTATATAATCTTGATAATAATAATTGGAATGGTTTTTATACAAGTAAATGTAAAAATTATGAAAACTCTCCTAAATATAATTCTCCAGATGAATATGATTACTATTTATTTGTAAGATTAAATAGAAATTCTGAAACATGTATTACAAAAGTAAAAGAAATTTATTTTGGTCGTATATGTGAAGATTTTTGGAAAGATAATGGATCAATAAGTATAAAAGTAATAAATAAAAATTGTGTAAGAATTTTATAAAGCTGAACAATAAGTTCAGCTTTTTCTATATTAATATTATGAAACAGATAGATACATATATAAAAGAGAATACAGAGTATAAAGATTATACTTGTTATTTTGCTGATGATATTTCTACAGGATCTCCAAAAGATTTATTTCTTTCAGCATTTGTTGAAGAGTATATATTTAAATTATATTATGAAAGAAGAAGTGGTGTAAAAGTTATTAAAACAAATGAAGAAAATAAATCTGTAAAAGATAATTGGAATCACATTGATATAAAAACAAATCATAGTAATATTGATATAAAAACTATAAGTAGAAAATGGAATTCTATTTCAGTAAATACTTCAATGTTAAATTCTAAAGTTAATATTGGTACTATAATAGAAGATAATGATAAAATATATATTGTAGTAAATGATATTAAAAAAATAAAAGATAAAGGAAAAGATAAAGGAAAATTCAGAGTATTTACAATTCCTATTTTATTAGAAGATCCATTATATAAAACAGAATTATATTCTGATTTATCTGAAAAATATAAAAAATTAATTAAATTATATAATATTATACATGATTATAATAATGAAGGATTAAAAGAATATTCAAAAATAGTTCTTGATAAACTTACTCCTGTATTTCAAAAAGAATTTGGTTTAACTCCAAAAATAGAATTTGTATAATTAATTATGAATGATATAATAAATTATAGGTTTTTAGTACCTTTAAATGAAGATACTGCTGATTTTTTTACAAAGACATTTATAGAGTCATGGTATACTTCTGATGGTAGTCCATTTTGTGGAATATATGAAGGTCTTTTGATTAAAAGAAATGATATATTAAATTTACCTAAAAAGTTAGATTATGATATATATGAGATTAGTGACAGATTTTTAGACACTGATGATTTTGTATCTGATTTTCTTGATGGTGATTGTGAAGATAATGATTTTATATATGAAAAAAGAAACAAATAAAAGAATCGATTAATCGATTCTTTTATTTTTATATATATAATTAGATATTATGAAAGAACTTAATACATATATAATAGAAAAATTACATTTAAATAAGGATATTAAACCAGTATATCATTATCAACCTAAAGATAAGCAAGAATTAAAAATATTAATTGAAAAACTTATTAAAGAAAGAGGTAATGATGCTGATTTAAATGATATAGATGTTAGTAAAGTTACTGAAATGTATAGGTTATTTTATAAATCTAATTTTAATGGTGATATATCTAAATGGAATGTAAGTAATGTTAAATATATGGATAAAATGTTTTCTGATTCTGATTTTAATGGTGATATATCATCTTGGGATGTAAGTAATGTTGAAGATATGTCTAGTATGTTTTTTAATTCTAAATTTAATGGAGATATTTCTAAATGGGATGTAAGTAAAGTTGAAAATATGGAATATATGTTTAATGGATCAGATTTTAATGGAGATATATCAGATTGGGATGTTAGTAATGTTAATGATATGATAGAAATGTTTATGTATTCTCCTTTACAAAATAATCCTCCTAAATGGTATCATGAATAATTTAAGTACATATATAGTTGAGAAACTTCATCTTAACAAAGATATTAAAATGACATCTAATAATTTTAAAAAAGATGAAGATTTCTTATGTGTTGGTTTATATATTAATACTGATAAAGAAATAAATATTAAATTATATAATTTTCTTTTTGAATCTTTTAAAGAATTATCATCAGATAATGAATTTAGTTATATATCTGATGGAAGAATTATTACAAAAAAGGTATTCAAAAATAATAATGGATATTATGAATATTCTAGTAAAAATTACAGAAAACCTGGAGATTATATATCAGCAATATTTATAGATAAAAAAGACAGTATAATTTTTTTAAACTCATTATTGAATAACAATTTTAATATACATAATTATTTTGATAAACGAAATGATGATGAATTAAAACAATATAATATCATAAATCCTTCTAATGAAGAAATTAAAGAAATGATAAATCAATTAAAATAAATGAGAGTTAAAATATTAACTCTCATTTTTCTATATTATAATATATATATTTTATATATTTATGATTAAATTCATTATTTTAGTAACAATAATTTCTATTACTATATTAGGTGTAGTAGATTCTATATGTAAATCTATAAAACATAAAAAAATAAATAATTCTGAATTTCCAGATAGTGAATATTGGTGGTATAATGCTCCTCATTATTATATTATGTCTAATGGAGAAAAATTCAATATACCTGAATATGTTACTTGGGATGATTGGAAAAATATGCCTAAAGAGAAAAAAATGCAATTATTACTTAATATAGAAAATCGAATTTTATCTACTAGAAATGATAATTTTTTAGAAAATTCTAATGAAGATATTCAATAAAAGAATATTTTTATATATAAAAAAATTTTTGATAGAATAGATGGCAGAAGTAAATATGCCTTATACAAGTGGTACTAATACTAGTACAAATGTATCTTTTGCAGATAGTAATTATACAGTTAGTTGTAGTAGTTTAAATTTATATAGATCATCAACAACATCTACTTCTGGATGGTATTTTAGTGGTACTTGGAATATAACAAAGAATGGTTCTAGTATAGGAATTTCAAAAATTACATTATTATCATATGATTTGGTGACAATTGGAACATTTACTGGTTCTACTATGTCATCTAGTGTTACATTTTCTTCATCTAATACAGGTGGAAGTTCATATGGATATATTTATCTTGAATTTAAATTTTCAGATACTAATACATATAGATTAAGAATAAATGTATATAAAGATAGTAAAATAACTACAGTATATTTAAAAAATAATTCTGGAAGTGTAGGTTATATACCATATCAATCAACAGCAAATTTTTATTTAGATTTAAATACAACAAATGCTATTGGATTTGGTAAACAACTAGGTAAATATAAAACAACATTTAGTAGTAATTATTCAAATGCTATTAATATAACAAGTGGTAATAGTTATTTAAATACAATAACAGTATATCATCCTAATTATATTAAATTTCAAAATAAAATAACTGGTAGAGGTAATATTACTGTTACTGCAACTATTTATATATATGATTCAAATAGTACAAAGATAGATTCATCTACTAAATATATTATTGTACATGGATCTACTGCTAATGCACAATGGAATAATGTAAGCTTTGATCCAAATACATTTCAAAGAAATATACCAACATCTACAAATCTTATTATTGGTCAATATTTACCAGCATCAGGTACTGGTCAAGTTGATTATTATTTTGCATTTACAAATATTACTGGTTCAACATCTGTATCAACATCTGATTTTAATATTAAGTCAGGTAATACTACATTAAATTTTAATACTAAATATTCAATTTCTACATATTTTAATAGAAGTGATTCTAGTATAACATTAAGAAATCCATTAACTATTACTAGTTCATTTTCATCTACATTTAATGGTTCAATAATTATAACATTATATAATGCATCAAGTACATCTATATATAGTACTAGTGTATATATAAGTTTAACTGGTTCAGTAATAACATTAACATCTATAAAAACAGATTATTTTAAATATACTCCTAAACAATTAGGATTTTCTGGAAAAACATCATATGCTGTTATATATCAAAATCCAGGTTATAATTGTGGTTTACAAAAAGTTCAAGTATGGCCACCAATTTATGATGTTACATTAGGTGACTTAAATAAAATTAATAGTAGTAAAATAAAATTTCCAGTAACTATAAATAGATATGATGGCCCAACTATAGTTGATAATTCTTCTTATACATATTTAAGAAATAATGCCATTATACTAACTAGAGGTACTACTAGTTTTCCTATTTCAACATTAAATTCAACTGTTGATTATTCAACTTCAACTTATAGTAATTTGAATTTTGGTAATAATACATCAACTTATGCATTATATTCAAATAATGATTCATATACATTATTTTTAACGACAGCATCAAGTGGATTAAATAGAATACCAGATAATAGTTATACAAAAGAATCTACTAGTTCAACATTATCTTCATCTTCATTTGGATATTATTTTTGCGGATATTTTACTTTACCAAATACATACGCATTTGGTCCTGGAACTGGTGGTATGAGAAATTATACTGGTACAAATTTATTAGATTGGAAATCATCAACTTATACATCTAAATATAGATTTAATGGTTTTAGTGGATTAAAAGGATGGTATACAACAAGAGAACCAAATAAATGGAAATTATCAAGATCTGATTTTAATTCAGCTATAAATTATGTTGAATTAACAGCTAGTTATGATTTTTACAGAACTTTATGGAAACCATTAAATGGAAGTATTGGAAAAGAATATATTATATTATCTACTTCATCATCAATGACAATTGGTGCTGGTGGTGGTGATGGTGATGATATCAGTATAAGTAATCAAACTATTTCTTCAGCAGAACAGTGGTATGGAGATGCTTGGTATGGAGATCTTTTCGGTGGTAATGTATCAGCAGATGAAAGTTCTGGTGAAAATTATACTTTAACAAATAATTCATCTACTTCTGCATCAATACCACATTGGTATAGAAGTGGTAGTTCTATATATTTATATCTTGGAGATTATACATATTCTAGCGGAACTAATTGGATAGGAACTGCTATATTAACAGGAAAACCATCTGTATATTTTTATATTACAGACCGTGTATGGACAAATACATATAAAGTTGAAATATCTTGTTCATCAGATAATAGAACATCAATGACACAAGAAAGTACATCATCTAATAGTAAAATTGTTTATATTTATCATTTTGGAGCTATTACTTCAGGATCTCAAGCAAGATTTTTTGCAGAACGTATGGGATATTTTTATTTAGATTATCGTACACCAGTACAATGGAAATATAAAGTTCATTATACATCTTAAAGAGAAATTCTTTTGAATTTCTCTTTTTTATTTCTATATTATTAGTGTAAAACAGCAAACATGAACATTATGGAGACCATCAACAACACCCCTGCACGCAAAGACAACCGCAACACTGAGTACATCGCTAAGGCTACTAAAGAGCTCACTGCGCTTTTTGAGCATGTAAATAAAGCTAAAGAAGAGAATAAGACTTATGGATATGCTGGTATTCCAGGTATTCTTAATAAGATGATGGAAGTTGGCATTGATAAGATTTTCTTTGTAGGTCGTGATTATCATGGTCGTTATGAAGATGATGATTGCTACTTCACCTATTGGAATGAAGCAGAGAAGAAGTTTGAGCATGATGAGTGGAGTACTCGTTTCGCTGCTCCTTCTTATGACTTGTACGAGATGCCTATTGCATTCTCAGTTGCTTGGGATGAAGGTATGATTGATAAGGAAGCATACCTTGAGCATATGAAGAGTCTTAATCTTGAGACTCTGTCTAATAAGCATTTTGACAAGGATGTTGCTGAAGATTATTGCTTGAGAGTTAAGATTGAAAAAGGTAGGAAGTGGAAGGGTGAGGGATATCTTATCAATATTACAGAGTCTTCTTATCGGTTTGCTACTCCGATGTTTAGAAATCATAATGATGATTTTGGAGTATCTACTTCAAGAACTGCAGTCATCTGGGACCCTATTACTAATACAATCAATCGTGCTAATGCTCAGTATCTTAAGTTCATTGATGCTGAAGATATTATGGAGAAATATACCTTCTGGGCTAAAGCAATCATTATGAATGCAACTATCCAGAATGTCCATCCTGTATCAAGCTTCGGAAGTTATGTTCTTGATGTAGATTACTCTTTTGAAAAGTTTATGAGTGATGTATGGATGAAAGAACACAATATTCCTTCTGAATATTATGCTAATGCTTATGATGCTGAGGCTGAAGAAAAGCGCCGTAAGCTTTCTGAGCTTAGTGCTGAAAAGATGCCTGGAATCATCGAATGGGTAAAGAATAATACCGATAAGACTGGAGATGAAGTAATCAAACTCGCTATCCATATCTTCAATAAGAATTACAATAGGTAATTCTATATATAAAAAGAAAAATCCTCTCAAGTTTTTTGAGAGGATTTTTTTTATTCTTCAACTACTTCTTCATCTGGAATTGGAACTTCTTCATCATCACCTTCACATGTTTGTGTATTCTTATGTGATGTATTATATATATATTTATTTTCACTCCATTCACTTCCAGCCTTTGTAAGACCTGCTGCAGCAAATAATGATGCAACTGCTCCTATAAATCCAGCAGCTTCTCCCATACTAACTGTTATAGTATGTTGGTATATAATATCAACTATCATACCAGCAATAAGTACACCAAGAAGTATCATACCTATAATAGTAGTACATACAAGGAAGAAATTCTTAGAACTTACACCAGTATTGCTTGATATAAGTTTCATAAAGAATGATTTTTTAACAGCGCTCATAATAAAATTTTGTAATGCCATTTTTTATTTTCATAAGATATAGTTTTGTTTTACCATACCTCATACTCTATGATTAAAAATAAAATTAAAATGAATATAAATCCATACCTTGTGACATATACATATTTCCCAACATATCCATTTCATTTGTATTATTAGAAAATGGATCAGAAATAGTAATTATATTATTTATAGAATTATATATATTTATTGATTCAAGTTCTTGATAATTATTGTCATTATTAGATTTATTCATTAATTGCATTGTTTCTATTTCTTCAACAATATCTTTATATTTAGGAGTATTTTTTAACATTGGTATCTGACAAAGAGTCATAACAATATCATCGTGACCTGATGATGCTTGATAAGAACCATTACCATTTTTATCTTCAAAGTTTTCTATTTCTCCTATAGTTCTAAGATCAGTAATTTCAATATTGAATTTTTCAAGTTCCATTTTAAGAAGTGCGCAAGCTGTCTTCTTATTATTAGCAGTAAATTTAATTCCTGGAATAGTTTTTCTCTTAGAATTATTATGTCCAGGTATATTTTCATCTTCTGGTCCTTTTTTATATTGTATCAATCTTGTTGTATCAAATCCTTGACTAGATATATTAAATCTCCATAAAGATTCTCTCATATAATCTGGTTCATTTAAATTAAGTATATATTGATAAAAAAGAGCACCATATGTATTCCATTCTATTGAGAATATACACCTGTCATTATTAAATAATTGATTACATAATAACCAATATTCAAGAGCTGCATGTTCAAGATCAAGATTATTACATTTCCAATAACCAACTTGTTTGAATTTATCTTTACCAGTCATTTGTAATATATGAAATACTGTATTATCAGCATCACCTCCACCACCTTCAGCAAGGTCAGCAAGTATTACAAAATAACCAGTCTTTAATTCTTCAGTATCAAAATTTGGATGCCAATATAAACAATCTTTTTTCTGTATATATATTTCAAAGTCTGGTCTTGATTCAAATAATATTGATTTATCTCTAAGTACACCAAGACATTCTCTTGAAACAAGACATAAATCTGATGCAGCAAATTCTGTACCAAATTGATAATAGAAAGCTTCTTTACTTCCTAATTTACCAATCATTTCATTTTTCCATTTTTCTGTTCTCTTTTCCCATTTCTTAGTATCTTTATTAAATTGTGGTACTTGATCCCAGTCTACTTTAAATGGAGCATAACCATTTCTTTTTTCTATAGCTCCTTTATATAATTCATAAAATAGATTAAATCCATTTTGTGTACTCATAATAGCAACATGAGCATTAGGAAGAGTTACTACAGTAGGAAGAATATTCTGATAGAAAAGTTCTACATCATTCTTAGGACACCAAGCAAACTCATCAAGAATAAGGAAGTTGATAGTTTTACCAAGTCCAGCTGTTGGTGAGAAAGCTTCAGTTGAAATTGATGAGTTATTATCAAAAGATATTTCATGTTGGTTCCATTTCATTGTACCAGCCTTAAGATAATAAGGAAGATTAAGGTACATATCTTTAAGTTTTGAAAGAAGGTCAATACCTGCAGGACCTGATTTTGAAAGAATAAGTCCTGTCATATCAATATTGAAAAGAATAACCCAAAGACAGAATATCGCAGTAGTTGTTGATTTACCAGCTTGACGGCATGATAACATAATTGTAAAATTATTCTTCTGGAGCATTCTTAAATATTCAACCTGATAATCTCTTAAGACACATGGTCTAAGTCCTTCTGGTGTCATAAGAAAGCACTTAGAAGCGAAATAAACAGGATCTTCCTTACATTTTTTATAGTCATCAACTTCTTCTTGAGTTCTTTTATATACTAAATCTGGTTTTAACAATTGAACATTCTTTCCACAAAAAGGATTACTTTTAAGAGGTAAACCTTTCTTTATAGCATCAACAGCTAATTTAAATGCCTTTGTTGTCCATACAATTCTTTCAGCCGCTTGTCCATTAATTGTTTCCTTTACAGGATTAAATTCATAAACAAATTCTTTTTTAGCCATAAAATTTATAAAAATATTACTATATTTTATATATAACAATAAATAAAAAATATGAAAAGTATTGAAAGATATATTCTAGAAGGTTCTAGATTTGTAGTTTTTGTAATGTGTGGTCTTCCTGGATCTGGTAAATCTACATGGGCTAAGGAGAACCATCCAGATTTGACTATTGTTTCTAGAGATGTTATTCGTGCAAAACTTGGTTTTACTAAGGATGCTGATGAAAAGGCTGTTCTTACTGCAGGCCAAGAAAAACAAGTAACTACAGAGGAATATTGGCAGATATCTAAACTTGCTAAGAAGAAACAGTCATTTATTGTAGATGATACAAATTCAGTACCTAAATATAGAAAGGAATTACTTAAGACTCTTAAAAATTATGGAGCTAAGATAATTGGTGTTAATATTGAAACACCATTAGAAATTTGTATTAACCGTCGTAAAGGACAAATTCCTAAAGATGTAATGGAACGTCTTGCTGCTAAAAGACTTCCTCTTAGAAAAGAAGATGTAGATGAACTATTAAATGTAAAAGGTTACTAAAATTAATTAGTAACCTTTTTTTTGATAGTAGTATTTATAATTATGAGGTTTTCTTTGGACGACCTCTTTTCTTTGTTTGTGGATTATATGTATTAAATAATTCCATTATATATTCTTTTTTCATATCATATGAAAGTGAATCGATAGCACTTGCAAATTTTTGTTCAATTGTATTTGACATACTATTTTTTACTAAACCTCTTGTATATACATATATAGTAGAAATAATATTTGCAAATTTATATCCTAAGAAATGAAGTGTATATAAAAATCCTTCTCCACACATTCCAGTTTCATATTCTGGATAGAAATAAACTTTATTAGTAAATTTTTCTAAACATTTTCTTCTGAACATACAACTTTGGAAATGACAAATATTTAATATTGGATTACCATTTTTAAGATATTCAGTAATTTGATCATTATTTAATTCTATAAATGTATTAGGAAGAATTCTTTTATCTGAAAACATTACTGATGTAGAAACAACATCTATATCTGGATTATTATCTAAAAATTTTACTTGTTCTTCAAGTTTATTGCTATCAACTAAATCATCACTATCAATAAAACAAATATATTCACTGTCAACTTTACTTAAAATAAAATTATGTGAATTTATATAACCACTTTCTTCAGTTTGCCAAGCAATAAGATTTTTATTATTGTTTTGATATTCAAATAAAACATCAATTGTTTTATCTAATGATTTACCATCACATACTAAAACATCATAGTCTTTATATGTCTGATTTAATACTGTATTCAATGATGTTTTTATAACAGATTGCCTATTATAAACACATACACATATTGTTACCTTTTTACTCATATATATAATTACTTTTATTTTATAAAATATCTGTCAATTTTGGAAGAGGAGGATAAATTGGTGGTATTGCTATACCAGTTAATTGTCTTACAACCATTATTGCTTTTGTAATTGCATTTTGTACTTTTACTTGTGCATCTGCAACAGTTTTTTCTATAAGTGATTGTGATTTTTTCAATACAAATATCTGAGCAGAATTTATTGCTTCAGCCGCAGCAGTTCCAATAGCACATCCAAGAGATTCAATAGCAGCATCTCTTACATTTTCTAACATAAGAGCATATGAACCAATAAAACCATTTGCTTTTTTTACAATAAGATTTGTATATGAATTAGCTTGTGATATAACCCAGTCTGGTCCTTGTTGAACATATGCTGTTATTGTACTAATACCAGATTCTAAAGATCCTAATACTTTGTCTTTAAATTCTACACATTGACCTAATCCATTAGTTATCTTATCTTTTATATCATTTAATTTTTTCTCCTGTTCTTTATCTCTGAATTTTTTAGTTTCCTCTTCAGCTTTCTTTTGTTTGATTTTACTTAATAAATCACCTGGTTTCATTATCTTTTCAGTAGTCCAATATCCTACTGATTCTAATAATTTGTCTCCTATAGAATTTAGATTTGTTAAATCAGCAAATCTATCTGATAAATAAGATGTAACTGCTTGTGTAGCAATTGTTAAACAATGTTGTCCTAAATCTACAGTTATTTTTTTATATAATTGTGGATCTATTAATGTATTTACTGTTAAAATACTATCATCTATAATATTATCTACTCTTGAGAATACATTAGCAGCTTCACCACGTAAAAAACTAGATCCAGCATTTAAAGTAACCATTTCAAGATTACCTAATAAATCTCCTGGAAGTCCTTCTTTACGTATATAATTTGTTGGATTACTCATTAATTTACTTTTGTATTATTTGTTAATAATGATTGTGTATTAGCAAGAGTATTTACACATTCTTCAAACCCTTTTGCAAGAGGAGTTGTATATACACCAAATGTTGCAGCTGCTTGAAGAGATAAAAAATTACCTTTTAGTTGTTCTAACATATTTACAAGGGTTTGTCCAAAAACTGCTGGTTGCATTTCTTTTGATTCATCACCAATAAATACACCACCATCTTTTACTGTTATGCTAGATTTTCCAGATGTTATCTTTATTATATTATCTGGAGTTAATACTATATTTGTATCATTTCCATTTTTTATTACAATACCTTCTGAAGGTCTATAATATACATATACTCCATTTTCTCCAGATGACCTACTTAAAAGTACTTCTCCTTCTTGATAATCATTATCATCAGATGAAATAATTTCTTTAGTATCATCATTAAGTTGGAACATTGGAATATACCAGAATTCATGATAATCTGAATCACAAAAAATCCATATCTTAGAACCAACACGTAATTTAGAAAATCTCTGATATCCATTCATAGTAAATGGATATATCCATGGAAGACCTTCTTTATTCATTACTGATGAATCAAAAAGACCAGGGGAATCAGCTTTTATTCTACCAATATATTTTGGATCATTCACATCTATTACTATTCCAGGTAATACTTTTATATCTTTAAGTTCCATTATCTAGTTATTGAATATGTTACATGTATTTCATCTCTTCCTTTATGATATCCTTTCCAAATTTGTATTACTGGAAATTCTCCAGAATCAAACATTTTCTTAAACTCTTCTTCAGAGAAATAATTTAAATCTGGAAACATCTCAGTAAATAATGCTGCACATCTATCTGTAGGAATTTCAGAATATATCTTTTCAGTACTTACATCACCACCATTAGGTACACCATATCTTTGAAAGAATAAATCATATGTATACAATGATGTAAGTCCGCAATTTGGAGCAGCGGTATCTCTAATTATACTTGCACACTTAGTTGTAAAATCTCTAAGTATAGTATCAATTATTTCTTCATCAGTAGTTTCTTTATTAAATTTAAATAAACCACCAATAATTTTCTTTACATCGCTTGTTGCTTCAGCAATATATTCTACTAAATGCTTCATATTATTTATTTTATATTATGCTTGTGTAGTTTCACTTGATTCTGGTTGTACATCACCTAACATTTCACTATCAATTTCTCCTCCACTTTCTTCACTTTCAGCTCCGCTTTCTTCACCACCTTCTTTTCCACCACCTTCTTCTCCTTCTGTTCCAGTTTCTTCATCTCCTCCCATTTCTTCATCTTCTTCTCCTCCTTCAGCTCCACCAGCATTCTTTCTTCTCTTCTTTTCTTCTTTCATCTTCTTATTAAGTTCAAGATCAGCTTCACTCATCTTAAGATACTTAATAATCAAGAATTCTGGATCAAAGAATGGTTCTTCTTCACCTTCATCATTTGTTATTACTAAGCTATCCTTCATTGTACCAATGAATTCAACTCTCTTAGTCATAACTTCCATTTCAGCAAGCTCTGTAAACTGGTTATATGAATTAAAATGAAGAGATATTGAATCAAGTATTCTCTTATCATTCTTTATATCTGGTATATTAAGTGCAATCTGAATTCTTATAGGTTTAAGAATAATTTCAGAAAAAGCACTTCTCATTCTTGTTACAAATCTTGAGAAATTAATTTCATCTCTTAATTGTTGTGTAGGATCAGAACCAAACCAAGTTGCTTGTGCTTCTCTATCAAAATGAGATTCTGGAATTTTACTCATCTTATAAAGATTTGATAAGAAGTATTTAATTTGGTCACTATCATTAAGTTGTGGACCATTATCAACAATTGTTTCAATCTGTGGAGTACCAGCTTCATTTTCAGGCATCCAATATTCTTTATTAAATGGCATATTTACTTTACCATTTACTTGAAGTTCACCAGTATCTACATTGAAAGATATATCTTCTTTATATCTGTTCATTGCTTGAGAAAGAGTCTGCATACCCTTTGCTTTATTCATTCCATTTATAGGAATAGTAAACATTGTCTTAAATGAAGATTGAGTTACTGTCCAAATAATCTGTGCTTGTTCAACAATACGGTAAATATTGAATGGACGAATAAGACGTTCAAGATATGACTGTCTTTCTGTTACACCTGTATCTTCATATTTTACATAGATAATTTGTATATCAAGAAGATATCTTTCTTTACCTTGAATACCTTTGAATTGTACCCAATATGTTGTTCCATTTTTAACAACTTTTGTTAAAGTAACTGGGTCAAGATCTATTATACCAATAATTGAATGAGGATTTTCAAGGTCATCATAAATAATTTCATATGCAAGAATACCTTCAATTAACCATCTCTTAAAATCATCCCATGCATTTCTTTTCCAGTTAAGGAACATATACATTTTATAGAATACTGTATCAACAGCATTTCTAAGTTCTTCAGCTGATTTTTCAGTTAATTGTTGTGTAAGACCAGTATCGATAAATGGTTGAGCAATATATGCGTCGTCGTCATCATATACAATACATTCATTAGACATAACATCAAGAATATCTTCGAGTTCAGGTTGAGCAGCCATTTTTCTAAGAATTACTCTCTTTTGTTCAAGAGTTTTCTCTCTAAAATCCTTATCTTCTTCACCTTTTTGTTTCCAGTTATTCATCATACCACCATAGATTGACTGGTTTAATAACAAGTCATCTTGAGGTTGAAGTTGTTTATCAGCTGGAATAGCTCTCATATTCTTCATTATATCATCAGAATAATTCATTCCATAATGAGATAATGAATAAAGTATTTTAGAAATTCTACTTTGTTTTTTAACTGTTTGATTACTTAACATTTGTTGTGTTAAGATATTAGATTCAACAGCTTCCATTATATTTTGTTCATTTTCTAGAACATTATTTAAATTACCGAATACCATATTACTATAATAATTATAAATACTATCTTATAGATAAAAATAATTTTTTAATAAATATTTTTGATATTTTTGAAAAAATATTTGAATTATTTGTTTTATTTACTATATTAACTTTGAATTTAATTTTAGTTATATGAAAAAACATAAAAATCAAGAAATAGTACAGATTAGAGACGATTTTTTTGTAAATAAAGATAATATCGATTCTATTATCAAAACAAACATTGATCCAAGAGATAAAACAAAGCTTGAAGAAGATATATATGTAATATATCTTAAGAATTCTCATTATACCTGGATTTCTATCAATAAAGAACAATTTAATAAATATATTAAAAATATCGTTAATATTTAATTTTTTAAAAACATGGCAAATACTATTACAAAAAACATTACTGTGGCTCAGAGTGCAACTGTAGCAGGTTACGATTATGAGAAGCGTCTTGCAGCTCTCACACCAGAAGAACGTTCCAAGTACCTTGCACTCACTGAAAAGGTCGATGTTCATAACCTTACTACGGTTCATGAATATGGTTCCGAGCTTAATTCTGTAGTTGCTGAGAATGGTGAGAGGTTCCTAAAGTCCGTCAAGGCTGGTGATGGCGGTGAGATTGTTCAACTTACCACTGACTTGCTTGCTCAGCTTAACATGATTAACATTGATGAGATCAATACTGATACTACTTGGAAGAATTTCCTTAGGAAGCTTCCTGTTGTTAGGAAGTTTGTCACTACAATTGAGAATGTAAAGATTAAGTACAATGACATTGCTCAGAACGTAAATGCTATCGCTGAAAAGATGGGTGATGCAAAGCTTGTTGCTTTGACTGATAACTCTACTCTTCAGGAAATTTTCGATAACAATGTAACTTACATTGACCGTCTGCGTGAACTTATTCTTGGTGCTAAGGTTCTCCTTGAAGAGTCAGAGAAAAAGTATAAGCATATGAAGGAGAATATCGGTGAATATGAGAATTATGAAATGTCTGAGATGCAGGATTTCATTGGTTCTCTTCAGAAGCGTATTGCTGATATGCAGGTAACCGAGGCTGTTCTTCAGCAGAACCTTCTTCAGATTCGTGCAACTCAGGGTAATAACCTTGCTATCGCCGAAAAGAGTAATAACATTGTTACTAATGTAATTCCTCTTTGGAAGAATCAACTTTCCATTGCGGTTATCATGAATAACCAGAAGAAGAATGTTGAGGCTCAGCAGATGTTGACTGAAACAACTAATAAGATTCTTGCTGAAAATGCTAAGAATTTGCATACTAACTCTGTTGCTGTCGCTAAGGCTAATGAAGAGTCTGTTATCTCTCTTGAGACTCTTAAGACTACTACTAATGAACTTATCGCAACTATCAAGGAAGTTGAGAGAATTCATGCTGATGGCGCTCATCAGAGGGAACTTATCGAAAAGGAACTGCATACTATGGCTGTTCAGCTTCAGGATGCTATTACTACTAATGATAAGTAATTATGATGACTTTGGATGGTGGGGGAGGTCCAACTCCCCCAAATATTAAAAAGATTATTACAAATAATACTCCACCAAACGTTAAAAAAAGTATTACAAATAATATTAAAGAAATGAAAGCATTAATTACTGTAGATAATGATAGAGTCATATTTAATATGAAAAAAGCATTATCATTAGATGCAAATATTTCTTATAAAGATACAGAAGATGGAAAGACAGTTATTTCTATTAATAAAAATGGAAATATAACTGAAGAGATCTTTGATAATGTCCCTATTGAAGTAAAACAGGGCATTGACAAAGCAAATATGATAAAGAACAAAAAAATATCAAAGAATACTGCTAAAGATGCTGTAAATATTAAATATAAGATTGGTGATATTGTTGTTCTTAAAGGAAAGATTAAAGATGGTTCTAAACGTCTTATAAAGAAGTTTGAAGTTAAGAAAGTAATTTGGTCTATCAAAAGTAAGCCAATGAATATTCTTATTCTCAAACAGCTGGAAGGAGTTAATAACAATAGGACTCTTGATAAGAATGATTGTAAGAAATATCATATCAAATATGAAGAAGGCTTACAAGCATATTCAATGATGTTGAATTTTGTTAGATTGAAAAAAAGATAAAAATTTGTGAAATTTAACAAAAAGTTTCTATAATAAATTAGATGATTTTTTAAACTAATAAATATGAATAAAGAAAGATTTATCAGACTTCACAATGCAGAAAATAACACAGTTGTTGTTATTAATATTAAGCATATCGCTCTTATTGATACTGATGAAGTAAATGAACGAATTGTAAGTGTTATTTATTTGGAAAACACTTGTGATGTTAAAGAGTTTAATGTAAATGAAACTCCTGAAAAGATTTATACAATGATTGAAGAAATTCAGAAGTAAAAGAAATTTAAGTTTGGTGAAGTTGTGGCCATAAGCTTAACTACCATCGGAAAACCTTTCTATCTTTTGAGATTGATTTTTTAGTACCCAATTTATTATTTTGATACTCTTTTTGGTTTTTATGGTTTACCTGTTATTTTACTTTTTATAAACCAGGGGAAATTCTTTCAGTCGATTTAGAAATATGAAAATTATCCGAAAATGTACAACGGCACCTTCGTTAGTTTAACCGCCTTTAACTGAATTGATAGAAGAAGGACTTGAAAATTGGAGATTAATAATACCCAGTTAAAATATAAGCCCAAACTAATCAAGATTAATCATTAATCAGAAGTTCCTAAACGCCAATACTGTTTTTAAACAGAGTAATATTGAGTTAAGTTGGATGAAAGCATCTTCGGAATGCACTTCTGCAGATTAATTAAAGTGAAAGCGAAGACATATAACCTGAATGTCCCTGTTTTTTGAAGATTGGAGAGACTGGACGCTGGATAAGAGGTTTTAGGAATTGGTTACTTTAGCGAATACTTTCTACAGAGGATGAAGATAATTCTTCATCCTCTTGTTTTTTGAATATATTGTCTATGTTTTTCTATTTTAATATTACAAATACAACTTATAAATTTGAAAATGATATTAGATAGAACATGGAACAAAAACGAACAAAAATTAGTTATTTCTTACATTGATAAAGAAGGTAATAGACAATTTTATCAGAAATATTTTCATCATTTTAAAACATATGAATATGATGAAAATGGTGATGTAGATACATGGGATAATAAAAAAGCAAGAAAAGTATATAAAGATACTACAAATTATACACCTAATGAATTCGATATACTAGAATTCATGTATGAACTTCCAGAAGAATTGAACAAAACAATGCATGCTCAATACTTCCCTAAGTTATATTTTTTCGATATTGAAACTAAGTTTGATCCAACTAGTTTTCCTGATCCACAAAAAGCATTACACCAAGTGACCTCCATTTCATTAGTTGGTCCAGATATGTCATGTATTGTATATGGTCTTAAAAAATTATCAGAAGAACAAATTGGATTATTGAGATCAAGATATCTTGATTGGATAAATAACAATGAATTCGCTAAAGCACGAATGAAAAAAGAACCAAAGGTTCTTTATCAGTATTTTAGTGATGAAAGAGATATGTTAAAACATTTCTTTACTATCATATGTCCTAAAGTACCTTGTCTTGCTGGATGGAATAGTTATGGATTCGACTTTATTTATCTTGTAACTCGTCTTACAGTTTTATTTGGACAAAAAGAAGCATATAGTATTCTTAGAAAAGCATCACCAACAGGTGAACTTACTTCTATTAAAGTAACTAATCAACAAGGACAATTCTTATATAAATTCTCAGCACCATGTCATACTATTTGGCTTGATTATATGGAAATTGTAAAACAGTATGACTATACACTTATTCCTTATGAAAGCTATTCATTGGATTGGGTTGGTGAACATGCTGTAAAGGCTAATAAGATTAAATATAATGGAACCTTAAATGATTTGTATGAAAAGGATATTGAATGGTATTATTTCTATAATGCAATAGATAGTCTTATCGGTCTTCTTATTCATTATAGATTAAAATCACTTGAATCACCTTGTTCAGTATCAAGTATTACTCTTGTACCTCTTCCAAAGGCTTTTGGTCAAGTAGCTCTTACTACAGCTAATGTATTCAATGAATTCTATCAAGATAATAAAAGAGTAGTATATAATTATGATGGTATAGAAAGATATAAGAAAGAATATGAAGGAGCATTCTGTGGTTGCGTTCCTGGAAGATATCAATGGAATGTATGTGATGACTTCGCATCACTTTATCCATCTCAAGTACAGACATGTAATTTCTCATTTGAAAATATTGTAACTCCTCCTATGGAAGGACCTGATTCTTTAGGTAGATATATACCAAGAAACTGGACAAATGAAGAACTTGAAAATTTCAAAAATGATCCTAATTATTTTGTATCAATTAATGGTAATGTTTATAAGAATGATAAAGATTACGCATTTAAGAGAATGCAAAGAAATATGAAAAAGAAAAGAGATGTATATAAGTATACTGGACAAAGAATTGAAAGTGAACTTATACATGAAATTGATAGGTTGATAAAAGAAAAAGAAAATGAAAAATAATATAAATATAGAAGTAAATACTTTAGCAGCTTTATTTAATTTTAATGGAATTTCATATAAAGATTTAGATACTAAAAAATTTATAGAAACTCCTTATAAAAAAATTAGTCAATTAAAAGAATATCTTCATCAATTATATCCACAATATGATGAAATATATTTTTATGAAAAAGTTAGAGATAGAAGACAAATAGAATGGAATAATGAATTTTTATTAAGTTAATATTATGAAGATTAATGTAAAATTATTTGATCCTAATTATAGTGTAAATAAATATGGTGAAGGAGTTTTAGAAAATGCTATTAATGAATACATAAAAAATGGTAATAAATTTGTTTCATGTAATAGTGATTCTACTGATTTAAAAGATATTATTGGTACTGTTGAGCATATTGATAGAACTGATAATGGTAAAGTATTTGCTGATATAGAATTGTTAGATACTCCTCAAGGAAAGATATATCAAGAAGCATTAAATTATGGTATGATTAATTTTGGTGTTTCTGGATATGGTAATAAAAATGAAGATGGAGTTATAACAGATTTTGAAATAAAAAGTATAAATGCAATATGAGTGAAGATAAGCATAGAATAAAATGGAAAAATTTAAAGATATGGCTTAAAGACCAGTTTAAAAGAAAAACTTGGTTTAAAAATTTCTTTATCACTAGAAATGCATGGGGTGCATTCAGTATAAATAGTCATATTAATCAGCATACTGGTAAACCTAAGATAACTTATAATCATTTAGAAACTGCACTTAAGTCTGCACAGAAGATGAGTGAAAAACATGGTACTCATTTTAGTACTTATAAGTGTCTTTTCTGTGATGGTTATCATATTGGAAAAAATAGAGATAATAAAACTGATTATGATAAATGTGGTTAAAGATTGGACAAAATGTTGGTATGAATTATTAAATAAATTTTATTTACCACAAATAAAATCAAATGATGGATTACCAGTAGGAGTTTTATTTTATTTAGATTTTAATTTTAATAGAAATAAATATATACAAGTAATAAAATAATGGCAACTTTACATATAAACTTAGAAAAGTTAATAACAGAAAAGTTAGATGAAAAAATAAATGATGCAGTTTCAAAAGCAATTGAAAAAGTATTTTCTAATATTTCATTTGATTTTATATCTGATCAAAACAATTACGATGATAAAAATTCTTCAGATGAATGTTATAAAGAAAAATATATTGAAGAAGATAAAGACAATAAAATTAACATTATAGAAGAACAAAAAGCTCGTGAAGAAGATGTTAAACAAGAAGAAGATTCAACTTTAGAAGAAGTAAAAAGAGGTTGGGTTGAAAAAATGAATGCTTATGTTGATATTATAAATCAAATGAAAGCTCAATTAACACCCCAACAACTTGAACAAATTAGTATGCCTAGAGAAATAGTATCTAAAAAAGAATATTCATTTAAGTTATTTATTGATAATCTAACTTGGGATCAAGTAAACTTATTATTTAAATCCAATAATTATTTAAATGTTGATATTGTTTCTGAAGATTTTGAAGTTCAAAAAATAGAAACTTATGGATTTACTCCTAAAGATATTTATTTTAAATTATTAAAACAAATTATTACAAATGAAGCTAATAGAGTTTATCATTTATCTTATAATGATCCAACAGTAATATCATCACTTATTGTTACTGAACTTTATAATGATTATAATTCAAAAGTTATTGTATTTGTCGATGATATAATTGATAAACATCATATGGAAATTTTTGATGAAATTTTTGGTGAACAATTTTATATGAAACAATAATATGGAAAAATTTACAAGATTAACACTTGAACAGTCTGATAGAAAAATGAATTGGGAGATGCCATATGAAGATGTAACTGCTGATGATTTACTTGAAGCATTTAATGCATTAATGATTGGATTTACATGGAATCAAAAAACAATATATGATGCAATGGCACAATATCTTCAAGAGCATGCTTTTGATTTATATGATGTTTTTGATCATATTGATCATATTTCTGAACCTAATGAAGATGAAGGTAATTAAAGTTGTAATTAATATTACAACTTTTTTTTATTTTTATATAACTAATATAAAGATAAATAATGAATAAGTTTTTTAATTACTTACAGCCAACTATAATTCAAGCTACAAATAATGAAGAACTTCCAGAAAGAGTAAGAGGAAGATTCTTTATTAATTTTAATGTATTTGGTATACAATATTTTTCTGAAAACTATATATTACAAGAAACTTCATTTGGTGCTCCTTATCTTATTTTAAAAGAAGATAACTGGGGTCTTCAACTTGAAAATACTTCAGAAGGTGAACTTCTTGATATTCCAAGAATATATATTGATATAACAGATAAATTTGTAAATGATGAAGAAGGATTATTTCAATCATTCGTTGCTCAGTCATTAATGAATAATAAAATATGGGTAAGAGGTATTGATGGTTTCTTCGCTGGAATGGATTATTTTACAAATTATACTTTATATAACTATCTTGCTCTTACAGATCAGATTGAAGTTCCAGATTTTGGTGCACGTCTTCCTAATTATCTTGATAATTTTGGACAAATACAGACACAATATTGGAAACCATTGACTGGAGAAATTTATGAAGATTATAATAATATTGAGTATTTTAATGAGAAAAACAATTTATTAAATAATGAATATGATGAAGATACTCTTAATAATTTTTATTCTTCATTTTGCTCATTGATACTTGAATATACAAGAATTCCAGAAGATGTATTAATTACACAACAAAATCAGATATATAACTTAGTATTAAACTATTTCAAGAATTTTAAATCTGACAGTGGTAGTGATGCACTTTCAATTATATTGAATTCAGGTTATACAGTTAATGAAAATTTAACAAAAGTTGGATGTAATTGTAATGATTCAATTTCAGGTTCAACAGAAATAAGTAAGTCTTGTTATGATTTATATGGAGAAGCAATGTTGAAATGGTTGAAAACAATGTTATCTGATACAAAATTTTATGAAGATTGGTTTAGAATACGTAAATCAGAAGATGATTGGATTCCTAATGATGTATTAATTGAACATTTAAAAACATTCTTTGATGAATTTATTAAATTACAACATACATTAATGTTCTTAAAAACAACTTCATTAAGATGTGATTGTCCATCTCCTGTTTCATTTAATGAAAATGAATGTAATTATAATATAATAAATAACTATATTAAAATATTAAACTGGATATTTAATGAAGAAATTGATGCTAATATAAATAAAATAAAAATATATGGTGGTCAATTTGGTGATTTACTTCCAAAATTACAATTTTAACGCTTATGAAAAATTTAGCTACATATCTTGATGATTTCATGGAAAATGAAGAACAAGGATATTTTGAATCTTGTAAAAAAAGTAAAATATCTTGTGGCAAAATTACTGAAAAAGATTTTATGAAAGCAAATAGAAAGGCTTCAAGAGATGAAGAAATTTCTAATCATGGTAAACCAGTAAGAATGGGAGGCCTTCATAAATCAAAGAAAAATTATTCAAGAAAAGATAAACATAAACAGGATTATGATTAATATAAATTCATATATAATAGAAAAACTTCATCTTAATAAAGATACACTTAAAGAAAAAGATATAGATGAAACAGTAATTGATTTACTTAAAGAATATGGTGAAGAACTTGATTTACATGATGCTTTAGGATATGAATTTAAAGATGAAAATGGAGATGTCATAGACTATATTTGGTATTCTAGAGATAGTATAAGATATTCATATGAAGATAATGCAGCTGAAAGTAATGTATTAAATGATTTATATGAATTATTTACTAAAGATGAACTTACAAAAATATATGATTTTTTAAAAGATAAAATATAAAAATATAAACAGAATGATTAAATAAATTCATATATATTTAAAATGAAAAGTTTATTACAATTTATTAAAGAAGCAAGTGAAGAAAAAGTAGCTTCTTCAAAAAAATTAACATTCAACTTTACAGATTTTGAAGGAGCTGAAGAAACAATCAAATCTCTTCAAGAAATTGCTGATAAAGATGGTGTAAATGTAGAAATAGAAGATTCTAAAGTAACTGTAACATTAACTAAGGATAATGTTGAAAGTGCTGAAGGTGTATTTGAACTTCTTCAGGATTATATCCAATTAAGAGGTAAAGATCAAAAGAGAGCGAGTGATGAACAATATGCTCAGAAGTGTCATAAACTTGAAAGTACTCTTAATGATTGGAGAGAATTTGTAGATGATTCTCAAGAAGATGATGAAAATTCTGAAGAGGACAAAAAAGATGACAAAAAGGATGATAAAAAGGAAGAAGAATAATTATGAAAAATATTACTCAATATTTAACAGAATCTAAGACAATTTCTAAAACAAATTATCAAGAATTCATTAAAAATGATGGAATGGATCAAGAACTTAGAGAATGGTATAAAAATGAATATAAGACTGATTCTCTTGGAAATGAACTTCCAACAATGACATTTGCAGAAGTACTTGCTCAATTTTTTAATGATCTTGATAAATTTGAAAAAGAAACTTGTGCAGATGATTCAATCGTAAGAGAAAGAATATTCAAGAAACTTACAGAATTATGCAAAGTTAAATATGATAATTTTTACGATTATTGGTTACACAATTAAATGGTTGAGAATATTCTCAACCATTATTTCTATATTAAAATATAAATATATTTAAATTTGATATGAGTCCTAAAGATAAATATTGGTTAGTACAGGTAGAAACTGTAGAAGAAGACGAGAAAGGTAAAATTAAAAGAAATAAAGAAAAACATCTTGTTGATGCTTTCAGTGTAAAAGATGTTGAATCAAAAGTAAAACAAATGATGGAAGGTGAAACAAGAGATTGGGAAATTAAGTCAATCACAGTTCCTGGAATTATTGAAGTTTATTAATAATTGAAATAAATGAATAAAAGAAGTATTAAAGAAATCGTTTCTTTGATACTTCTTTTTAGTTTTGGGACATTTTAAGGAAACTTATAACAAATATATCGTTTAAAATTTTTGATTTAAACCAGGACTATTTATATAGTTTAAAGTCTAGCATAATAAATTCATTATCTATAAAACCTTCTGTCAACATATCTGCATTATCGATTGGTTTTAGAGAAGAAAAATTAAATTTTAATTTTTCAACTTTATTCTTAAAACTTTCAAATAATTCTTGATCTTCTTTATCTAAGAAATTATAAAATACATAACTGTCATCAAGTCCTTGAATATATCTGAAAGCAATACTTTTTTGTCCTTTCATATATATTGTCTTTTGTATATTAAGATATACTATGAATTCATCAATACGCATTCTGCTACTAATTTCATTATCTTCTAAAAGTTTTCTTTCTATATCAACTTTAGCAAATAAAAAATCTTCTGGAAATTCTCCAATTGTATTTATAGATATATATTTCATGATTAAAAAATATTATACTTTTATATTTAAAAATATAGTTTTTATAATAAAAAATTATATAGTAAAAATTATTTTTAACTATAATATATGTTTTATTTTAAATGAATAATATAGTACAAGGCAATGATGAACATAAATGGTTGAGACCATGGAATATTGAAAAATTTGATGACTTATATAATAGAGATGAAAGATTTTTCAGTATTTTAGTAAAAGGTACTCTTTCATGGTTGACATCTAATATTGTTTTATATAATAAACCTATAAATCATTTTATATTTAATACTGGTTCATCATATCTTTATGTTGAATCAAATGGTTATTCATTCTCTATGACTGAAACTTCTGGTGAAGATCAAATGTATATGAAAATGCCAAGATGTGTTATAGAAATAGGTGATATAAATATACCTACAGAAGAACTTTCAGCTCCTTATGTTAGAGGTGTTTATGAACGCCGTGATGGCAATGAAATAAAAGGTTATAATGGACAAATGAGAAGAATGCCAATTGAAATGTCTATGACAGCAAGATATGTATTGTCAAACTTTAATGAAAGTATGATACTTGTACAAGAAATTATAGACAAAGTTGCATGGCAGCAATATTTTAATATCATTTACTTAGGACAAGTTATAAACTGTTCAATAGAATTAGATAATAATTATCAAATTCAAGTAAATAAAATAGATATGACTGATCCAACAACAAATCAAAAAAATATTGAAATCCAATATAAGATTTGTTCAAATTATCCTCGTATAGATGAAAGCACAGAAGTTGAAAATAAACAATTAATAAGTTCATTCAATACTAATTTAAATATATTTACTGATAATGACGTAAATAATACAACTGATTCAGAATCTAAAACAAATATACAGAATAATGATTCAGATATTAATACTGGTAATAATTCAATGAGTACTGGTAATATAACAGATAATTATCAAGAAACACCAATATTACAGTATCAAAATGATACTTTATTAAAAACAACATTTAATGAATTAAAAAAATCTCTTTAATAAATAATGTCACAATTAGGATATATACATAATACTTATGGTAAACAAATAAACATTGGTATAGCTAATACATATTCTTATAATGTTGCTTCTGGAGTTAATCTCTCTAGAAACACAATCATTATTTCTTCTAATGTAAATGAAGATGGAGATGATACAGGAACTTATTCATTGTTTATAACTGATAATAATGGTACACCAGTAAGACTTACTTATAATATATCTCAAGGAAATGGTTTATATTATTCACAACAAGGAGATTATCTTTCATTATATATAGACAATGATACAATTATATCTGAAAATAATCAATTAAAATTTAATATTAACAATCATTTAGGAGAATCATTCTCTTATGAAAATAATAAAATTGAATTGAATGAATTAATAATACCTAATTCTTCATATAAAAATTTTGGTATTTCAAGTATTGATAATGAAACAATAAGAAATGATGAAGATACAATATATGTAAATACTCAATCATTGAAATATTCAAATAATTCAACATCAACATATGGTATTGCTATTGGTGATGGTAATACAATAATTACTGAAAATGGTAAAATTTTAGTAAATATTGAATCATTTGATAAAGCAAATAATGAAACTTTTGGATTTATTAAAGGAGATAATAATACAATTGATATTAAAGATGGTATTATTTCAGTTGTTACTAAAAACCTAAATCTTGGTACTTCTAAAAATCAAGGAATAGCAAAACCTGATAACAATACAATAATATTCAATGATAAAAAGCAAATAACTGTAAATGAAAATAATTTAAATATTGCAACACCATCATCATATGGTTTATCAAAAATTGATATAAATACAATATCAATAAAAGATAATAAAATTTCAATGAAAGATTATGATGATATTAAATCATCAATATTAAATTATAAAAATGAATATATCAGTTATGTAAATGAATATAAAAGTTTAAATGAATACTTAAAATCTGGTAATGTTTTATTAAGAGATAAAAATATTCAGTTATTTAGTATCAATGAAAAATCTGTAACTGAACTTAGTAAACCTAAAAAGGATGAAGAAGTTATTAATATGGAAACTCAATATGTATCTATAGAGTTTAATATAATAACAACATGCGATTTTATAATGAATATACATTTTGAAGAAGGAACAAATGAATTCCCAAATGTTGATATTGTAGAAGTTAATTATAATACTAAAAAAATATATACAAGAGAAGAAGCATTAAATCCTAAAACAGTATATCCTTCAACAAATGGAGAACTTATGAAATTTATTGTAAAATTATCAGCAAAGAATTTTAGAAATTCAACAAAAGGACAATCATTAGTAACATCAATAAACTTTATAATTTCAAATGCTGAAGATCATAATAAACAGAAAAATGAAAAATATTCAATTATAAGATATAATTCATTATATAAAGAAAAAACTAATGAAGATTCAACTAAAAATGAAAATTCAAATAGTGTATATGTTTTAAAGAGTGATAATATAACATGGTCATTCATTTAAAGATAAATAAATTTAATTAATAAAATGGCATTTGTACCTTATCATAATGAGATAGAAAATTCTAGTGAGTTAGAATACTCTAGAAATCCTGAAGAATATATTATCATAGAAGATAATGATAATATTTTTACAGTAACTTTACATTTAAAAGATGGAAATAATGATATTAAATATAATAATACTGGTATAAATAATATAACATTTAATAATGTTTCTTTATATTATAATACTAGTAATAATTATAAATATGATGTAGATTCAACATCAACAAGAATAGAATATAGTATTTCAACTGATGGTACTAAATATAAAAGTGCATCAGGAAGATTATTATGTAGACAAGAATGTGAACATAATATTTCTTTAACAAAAATATATCATTATCAATTTATTGTAAAAAATATTAATGATATAACAACTAATAATCTAGTATTTACTAATAATTCTGATACTAATGCAAGATCATTAATACAAAAACAATCAAATAATACAGTAATAAATTATTATACAACAGCAATATCAATTAGTTTAGAAATTAATAAAGCTGGATATGAAAAATATAATAGTGGTAATATATCAGGTACATTTGGGATAAATAGTAATTCTATAATTAATACAACAATAACACCAGTAACTTTAGAAAAAGAAGAAACACAAGTTACTGTTCATGAATATTATTTTAATATTTTATATAATGAAACACAATTATCACAAAATAAATATAATATAACTATTGATGATAAAACACAATCAGATTTAAAATATTATGAATCACAAAATAATAAAATAGAATATACTATACAATTTAATTCTGATATAATTAATTATACTTCTATTTCTGGTTCATTAAATGCTACTATTAATAATGAATTAAATTTAGATTTATATAATATTACTGATATTGAATATAAATTTACTATAGAAGTATATGATAGTAATACAAATAAACTAATAAAAACAATAAATAATGATAATTGTAAAATAAATACTGAAATACCTCTTGGTAATGCTAATATTAATAATGAATATTATATAATTAATGATATTGATTTAGGAACATATAAAATTACTAATAATGATATATATAATTTATTAATTAATAATTTATCTACAATAAAAATATATAAAAATTTATCTGAATATACAGTAAATATAGAATATAATCCTATTGATATAAATGAAATAACAGATAAAATAAATGTATATAAAGATAAAACTGATACAGAACCATTAGAATATAAAATTGATTATTATATTACAAATGAAAATAATAATGAAATAGAAGAAACAGTTAAATATAATGAAACTATATATATAAATTCTAAAGATGAAAATTATTCATCTAAAGAAGTTCGTGTATCTATTATATTAGAAAATGATGATCAATATCCTATAGTTTTAAGAAAGGGTAAAAAGCAGTTTTCTAATGAAACATATTGTTTCCCTTGGTATATTGATGAAATAAATGTTCATTATCAATTAAGAGATAAATTAACATCTAATATTAAAGAATTCTCTGAAAAAATTAAAACATTTATTTATGATAATAAAGATTGTAAATCTTCTGAAGAAAAGAGTTTAATAAAAGAAGGACAAAATGAAGCTAATAATGTAGTAGAAGCATCTAAATTTTATATCAGAAGAAAAGAAACAATTGATAATAAACCATATAATTTTGTAATACCTCTTTATAAGCAGGTATATCCTAATTATATGTTATTTAGAAATGATGATAATTCATTAATAAATATACATAAATATAAAAATTCTTATATAAATATATTATATAGAACAGATCAAAATGAATATAGTAATTTAAATGATAATTATAATATTGATAGTAATACAATTAGTATTAATTCTAATGAAGACATTACATATAATGATGGATATAATACATTAAAATTTAATAGTGATTGTATTAGTAATGATATAAATGATAATGGTATATCTGGAAGTATATTAATATGTCCAAATAAGTATGATAATGATCAATCATCAGATGAATATAAACATAAAGATGTATTAGGATTAAAATATAATGTAATAGTTAATAATGAAAATATTACTGGATATAATTTCAATACAGAAATAGGATATGTATTATATAATACAGATGGTAAATATAATTATTCATTTGGTGATAATAAATATACATTTAGTTATAATAGTATAATAACAACACATAATATTTCAGATAATAATATAAATGATATTTATCCAAATATTAAAATAACAAATTATAATATATCTGTAGAAAAAGATAAAATAACTATATCTGACTATAATTTAGAAGGTGATAACAATTATAAAACATTTAATATAAGTTATGAAAATACAGATGATTTTATAGGAATTTCAGGACAATTTGATAAAACAGTATATACATATTTATATCCTGAAATAATATATAATAATTCATCATTTACATATTCTAATAATGGTACTATATCATATTCTGTAAAAATTTCAGATGATAATTCTGACTATAATAGCAATGGATTTAATGATGAAAATTTAAGAAATAATACTAAAGAAATTAAATATATTATAACATCTAAAAAAACAGATTATAACTATAATCCTAATATAAATTATAGTGACAATGATAATCATTATAAGTTAGAAAATAATAATATAACATATAATGGTAGGATATCATTAGAAAATTTAGATAGTGGAAATTCTAAGATAAGATATAATTTTTATAAATATAATACTCAATTTAATGAAAATGATCATCCACATATAGGAAATAATTCATTAACTAATCAAACAAATAATGATGATTATATATTTATAAAAACAGAAGATAATAAATATTTTTCATATATTAAAAGATATATATCAGATAATGAACAAATAAAATTTTATAAAGATACAAATAATATTAATAGTCCATATTATATATCTGATAATATTGAAACTATATATAATGATAATAATACTGATAGACAGATATCATATTCTATAGAAGATAAATATGGTAGTGAAGATTTTTATTATACTAATAATAATTTTACATTAACTAATAAGAAAGTATCAAATGATTATAATATATTATATTTTATTTATACTTTAGAAAAGGATAATAATATATATATGTCTTCTAAAAAGAACTTTAATACAAATTTATTTATTAATACTATTAAATATAATAATTCTCCAGGTTATGATACATTATCTAATATATTAAATAGTGATTTTGATGAGGAGTGTAAATGTATTAATATAGAAAATAATATCTTAAAAAAATCTACAAAGATTGATAGTATTATAGATCAATATAAATATACAAGTAATCCAATTATAGAAAAAAGATATGATTGGGATTCACAATTCAGTTATAGTTTAGTTGATTTTAAGAATTATTTAAATACTATTAATTTAAGTGATACTATAAATACAATATTAGATAGTAATTTTAGCAAAGATAATATCAGTGATAATATTATATTATCTAATTATCTTAATATAAATAGTATCGAAAATTATAATAGTAGGTATATTTATACATATGAACAAGGACAATATTATAGTGGTTACTTTAGAGATTATATTAGTGATATTAGCTTACATACAAATGAACTTACATATTTAGATAATGCTTATACAGTTTTAGATAAATTTAATCAAAACATATCTCAATTATGTAGTAATTCAAATGTTCAACTTTCTAAGTTATCATCTGATAATTTATCTATTAAACAATTTGAAGAAATAACTATTGATGAAAATATTATTAATGGACAAAACAAATTGGATGAATTATTATGTATAAATAATTATGAAAATAATGTTGTAGACTTATATAATACATATTTTGGAGTAAATTATACTATTAATGATTTAAAAATTAATACTAAAATAAATAATAATTATACAAAACAAAATAATACATATAGTGATTATATAGATATAAAAAATAATATAGATAGTATTAAATCAAATTTATTTAGTTTTTATACATATACTAATCTTAGTAGTATACCAAGACAAGATGATATTGTTTATGAACTAAATAATAATTCATATAGTATAGTTAATGATCATAATAGTATTAATGATGAAAATTATAATACATATTATATTAGAAATGAAGTTAATTCATATTTTGATAAAGAAATAATTAGTAAAGATATTAGTGATTTTATATTATCTACTGATATATATACTTATCAATATAATGGATATTATTATGAAATTAGTAGATCTGTAAAAGAAAATTATGATAATAATATTAATGAATTATATAGTAATGAATATAGTGAAGAAAATAATTTAGATAATTTAAATAATATATATAATGAATTATATAATGTCAATGATATTGAAACTACATATACTTATGTAAAAAATTATATATATAATCAATTAAATATTTTAAATACATCATATAGTGATGATAATAGTAATATAAATAATTATAATAGTGCAATAAATAATATTAATAATATATTTATATTTAATATAAAAACAAATTATAATAAAATTAATGAATCATTAGATGAATATAAATTTTATGAAAATATATCAAATAACCAAAAATTTTATAGTATAGATGATGTATTTGTTCAGACAAATAATATAAATAAAATATCTTATTTTAAAACTAATTTTAATGATTATTATAAAACAGTAAATGTTTATAGATTATTATTTAGAGCATATTTATATAATGTATATAGCTCATCAGATACTAATAAAACTAATATTCAAAAAGAAATTTTAAAAAATAATTCTGAGTTATTTTATAATTATTGGTTAAATTATATTTATGTTAATAAAAAGCATTTAACTGATGAATTTTATATAAAAGCCTCAGGAAATCAAACAATAAATATTAATACAAATGATATTGATAGTTTATTAAATAGACAATATACATTAAAGTGTGATAAAACATCTAAAACAAATATTTATTACTTTGATGATGATATGTATAATTCATTAATAAATTCTAATATTTCTATAAAATATAAAATTAATAATGATGAACCTGAATTTTTTAATGGAGTAATTAATTATAAAGAGAATAAAACAGGAAAAATTAAATTCTCATTATATAATCGTGACTTATTTATTAAAGATATAGATGTTATAAATAATAATATTAGAACATATTTTGATATTAATAATTCTGATAATTCTATTAATTTAACAATAACACAAGGTATAAAATTATTAAAATTAGAATTTAATATTGAAATTAATGAAATAGATATATCTGGAACAAATTATAAATTTAAATTATTATATAGTATATTTAATAATGAAACTCAATATCAACCTCAAGAAATTAATATAGCATCACATAAAATTATAAAAAATATAAATATTCCAAATAATATACAAAAGTCAGTATATATTATATCATATAGATTAAAGATGTATAATAAATATAATGAAGAAGATTATGTTTATAGTAAAATATATAATAAGATATTTTATTATAATGAGGATATATATGAATATAAGATAGAGAATGATTCTGATAAAATAAAAAATGATAAGATTGTTGATGTTAAATTATTATTGGATTATAATAAAAATAGTAATCATACATATTTTGTTGGATTTGCTGAAAATAATAGTAATACTAATAGTATTAAATTTTCATATATAACTAAATATAATGATAGTTATTATGCTCCACAATTAACAGGAAAATTTGAATTAGGTAAATCATATCCTAAGTATAATTTTATTGATAATAATATAAAAGAAGTTGTAAAATATGAGTAAATTAGGTAATATATATTTATCATATGGACATCAATTTAATATTGGTGTATCTAATACATATTCATATAATATTCTTTCTGGTAATAATTTACCAAAAAATATTATAGTTATATCTTCTCCAATAGATGATGAAAATAATGATATTGGTACATATTCATTGATGTGTACTGATTCATTAGGAAATCCTGTTAGATTAACATATTCTATAAAGGAAGGTAATGGATTATTTGTAGATAATGATGTATTATATTTAAATATTGATAATGAAACTATAAAGAATTCAAATGGATTATATATAGATTTATCAACTATATATAGTGATATAGTTTTAAATGAAAATAATATATTACATATTGATAATGATAAATTATCTGTTATTTCACAGTCTTCAAGAGGAGTATCTAAAGGAGATAATAATACTATAAAAAATGATGAAGGAATGTTATATGTTGATACTGAAAATTTACAGTATTCTAATAATTCAACATCAACATATGGTATTATAACTTCTAGTGATGATAAAATATTAATAAATAATGGAGTATTATCATTAAACCAAGATAATTTAAATAAAGCTTCTAATGAAGAATATGGAATATGTCATGGTGATGAAACAACAGTTTCAGTTATAAATGGTAAATTACAAGTAAATACAAAAAATTTAATAAAGGCATCAGAATCAAATTATGGTATAATAGATATAGATGGTAATAAAATTTTATCAAATGATGGTTTATTAAGTATTAATACTGATAATTTAAATATTGGAGATAATAATAATATAGGAGTTATTGATATTGATAATTCTACAATAGTATTAAATGATAATAATCAAATAACAATATCTTATTATGATAATATTATTAAAGATATTGATGATTTAAGAAATGACTTAAATAGTTATATTATTGGTTTAGATAAAATGAAAGAAGACATTTTATCCAAAATAAGTTAAGAATAAATCATATTTTTATATATAGAAAGATAATTAAAATAATATATGAAGACACAATTAGGAAATACTACTAAATCTTTTGGTAAAGAATATAATATTTCTGTTTCTAATCTTGGAGGAGAAGGAGTATTATCAACATATTCATATCTTAGAGAAAATACTATTATAATTGATTCTAAGGTAGATTCTAATTTTGAAGATATTGGAAGTTATAGTATATTCATGACTGATTCTAATGGTAATCCTGTTAGATTAACATATACTATACAACCAGGTAATGGTCTTTATCCTGATCCAACTGATACAGATATTCTTAGAATGGTTATTGATGATTCATCTATCATGGCAAATGATGGTGATGAAATTTATGTTAATAAACATAATATCATTGATAATGATACATTAACTGTAGATCCTACAGATGATGGTAATTCTAAAAGAGGTAGAATTCATGTAGTAACTCAAAATCTTGAAAAAGCAAGTGATGCAAGATATGGTGTAGTTACATCTGATCAGAATACAACATATATTCCATATGAATATTATAAAAATATAAATTCTGACCCAGATGCTGAACCAGAATATCAGAAAATAGAATTAAATAATCCAGGAGATATTCCACAAGATTATGATTTATTAGTAGAAAGTGGTAAGATAATGGTTAATACACAGAATCTTGATACTGTTGATGATAGTTCTAATCGTGATGGTATTGTAAAGCATAATTCAGAAACATTTAGAACTATTGAGGCAGTAGATGGTAAATTAACTGTTCTTACATATAATCTTGATAAAGCATCATATACAGATTATGGTGTTATTAAAACAGATGGTATTACAATTCAAGCTGATGATAGTGGTGTTGTAAGTGTTTTAACTGATGGTCTTGAACATAGTAATAAATCAAAATTTGGTATTTCTAAAGGTGATGAAGTAACAATTAATTCTTTAGATGGTGTATTAAGTGTAAATACTAGAAATTTAAGTTATGCTACATATACAGCGCCTGGTGTTGTTATTATTGATAAATATTCAATGTCAGTAAATGAAGGTAAGATTGAAGTAAATAGATATAATGAAATAGAATCTATACTTGATAGAAATAATCCAGAACATGATTTATTCCGTTCAGATATAGAAGATTTAAAAAACCGTGTTTCTAAACTTGAAACAGCTGCTCTTCAAGAAGTAATTGAATTCTTAATACCTGTTGGTGATCCTGAAACATCTCTTCCTCAACCTATATTTGATAGAGATACATGGACAGTAAATCATTATAGTGATAGAAAGACAATATCATTCAGTATTAAGACTAATTGTAAATTTAATGTAAATGTAGAATATAAAAATGGTACTAATGATTATTCACAAGTTGAATTAATAAATGTAAGATATGGTGATGAAGATACTATTCCTGCTAACCAATTAGCTAATACAATATTTAATGCGACTGGTAATACAGTTAAGACTCTTTACTTTACATTTGTAGTAAGAAATTATGATAAAGACGATAATCTTGCAAGTATAAATACTCAGGCAATTATTTCTGCTGCTTCAATTAATGACTCTTCTATTAAACAAACACAATTCCATATCTTTAAGTGTTGGAATAATATTGCATTTACAGAAGATAAACCAGTAAAACCAGAAATACCTGAACCAATAATTATTCCTGAATCATATTTACTTACACATGTTGGTACAGAAAAAATTTATGCATATAATTATGCATATAATTTTAAAGAAGTTGTTTTATCATATAATAAAACAACATCAAATAATTTCTTCTTTACTACAACTATAGATGCTACATATTGTTATTGTACATATACAGATGGACAATATGTATGGGGTTATAAAACAGATGTACCAACTTATCAATGTCCAAAAATTGGAGGAAATTCAAGTTATGATATTAATATAAAATATCAAAATATTGATGAAGATGGTGGTGTTGTTGGTGGTCAAGTAGATTCTCTTGATTGGTTAAATACATATATTACTGCATCATATAATACTACAAGAGCATTTAATGTATTAACAGTATTTTCTAAAAAACCTTTGACAGAAAAATCAAGAGCTGCTTATATAACATGTTATTTGAATACTGTTGATTTAAATAATAGTACTGAATCAAATATTAAATTAAATACAAAATTTGGAGAAATAAAGAAATTTAATAATGCTACATTATCACATGTTAATTATACATATACATCAGAACAAGATCTATCACAAAAAAGTACTAATATTGAAAGTTTTAAGAATACAGTTTTAAATACTTTAAGTCAAAATATAACTGATGATTCATTATTATCATTAAAACGAACTAATATAAATAATGCTAAGAATAATGTTACTAATTTAAATACAAGTAATACTTCATATTCTTCTGTATTCTCAAAAATTATTGAAAATGATATTACTGAATTTAATAATGTAAAAGCAGAATTAGATAATTATTATACAAATAATTTAAATAGTAAGACACCAGAAACATATCAAAAAGAAAAATATATTGCATATTATACTTATGTTAAAAAATTAGATAAATATGCATATAAATTAGCTGATGAATATAATAAATTTGTAGATATTTTATCAAACGAAAAGAATAAATTTGATAATAAATTTATTATAAATAATAATGAAGTATTAATTAAAAATAATCCTAATAATTATAATAGTTATACTTATCTTACTTTATTCTATAGTGAAAAAATGGATTTAGTACAACCAATTATTAATGTAACAAGTTCTATTAATGCTAAAGATAATGGTATTAAATTTAGTGTTATAAGAAATGAAAAATCATTACTTAAAATAAATAATTATCCATTATTAATACAATATAATTATATTAATAAATCTGGTAATTTAGTAAATTCAGATGGTACTAGTTTAAATCCTTCTAATAGATATGAAAAATATTTATTAAATATTCCTAAAGAATCTACAACATATACTAATGTATTACTTAATAATGTAATAAATGGTACTAATACAGAAACAACAACTGAAACTATTTATTATAATGTAATTAATATATATGGTGATAAATATGATTTAGCTTCATTTATTGGTATTGGTAGAAGTGATGGCGGAACAGTTTATTATGGTGGTTGGTGGCCAAATGTAGATGGTGAAGGAGGAACAAATGGTAAACTTATAGAAGATAATATTTATGCTGTATATAAATTAACTGGACAAGAAGCTAGTTTTGGTTTATTCTCACAGAAATATTCATTCTGGACAATAAATCTTAAAGGTAAATCATCTGGTTATTCACAAGATTTATGTCAAGCAAATGAAATTGAATTTGTTGGATTAAGTAAAACACCATATAGTAAATCAAGAAATGCTTCATATTATAATAAAGTAACTATTGGTAAAAATGTTTATATGGTTAATAGAACAACTAATAATACTACTAGCTTAAAAACTATTTCAAAGAATTATTATGATAATAATAAAACATCATTAAAATATACAACAAATAATAAAACTATTAAAGTTTCTAATAATATAACAGGTATAAAGATTAAAAATGCTGTTATACCAAATTGGGATGATGTATTCTATTTACAACCTAAGATTACATATACATCAACTGGTTCTTGGGAATCTAAAGATGGTGATAAATCATTTAATGATAATAAGAAATGTACATTTGGAAATGCTAAGATTGTATCTATAAATATATCAAGATGGGATGATTTCACAATGAATATTTCATTTAATGTTGTTGCTGGAGATACAACTCATCTTCCAAATAATACACAGATTATAGAATATGTTGGATCATCATTTGGTAGAAGTAATATAATATTCTTGCAAGGAAGTAAGAGTTATGAATATAGTCAATTCTATAATTCATTAAGTGTAAGTTGTACAAATTGGGTAAATAATACATGTACAGTAACATTTAAGTTATCTAATCCATATAGTTTAAATAATACTCCAGGATTAGAGGTTAAAGAATATTTCTATAGTTTAACTTCAGATACATTAAAACCTGTTTATGTTGACAGAGAAATACCATTTAGCGGAAAGAATAATAGAAATTATATTAAAGCTTCAGCTCCATTATTAGCAAATATAACAGGTATTAAATTCTGGGTTGGATTGAATACAACAAGTACATGTGTTGTTGAAAAACAATATATATCTTCATTATCATCAATTGGTACAGAAGTATTAATAAGTGGTAATTACAAGACAGGATGTGCTAAATCATTATCAATTGTAAATGCTAATACAACACAAAATACTAATATTTCTAATAAAAACTTTGGTAATAAAGAAAAGAATTTATCAAATACATTATTACCTGCTGAAAAATAATTTATTTAATAAATGTCTAAATTAGGTTATATTCAAAATTCCTATGGTAAGCAATTCAATATAGGTATTTCAAATACATATGCAACTAATATATTATCCGGAACTAATCTTCCAGGTAATATGTTAATTATATCTTCTCCTATAGATGAAGATAATAATGATATTGGATATTATTCAATATTAGTAACTGATTCTTATGGAAATCCTATAAGATTGACATATACTATTTCTCAGAATAATGGATTACAATATTCTAAAGATAAAGACTCATTAATATTGAATATTGATAATAATACTATTATTGAAAATAATCATCAATTAACAGCAAATATTTCATATCTTATTGATAATAATACGATTAAATATGAAAACAATAAAATTGATATAAATATTGATAATCTTAATAAAGCAAATGATTATAAAAGAGGATTATTTAAGATTGATGATAATACAATAAAATCAGATAATGGAAAATTATATGTTGATACATCTAATTTAAAGTTTGTAAATGAAAATACTTCTTATGGAATTTGTTTAGGAGATAATAATACAATTATATCAAATCAAGGTATATTATCAGTAAATACTAATAATTTAACAATTGCAAATGAAAATCAATTTGGTATTGTAAATGGATTAAGTGATAATATTAATGTAAATGATGGTGTTATAAGTGTTATTACTGATAATCTTGAAACATGTACAAAAGATAGAAGTGGTATTGTATCTATAGATAATTCAACAATTATTTTAGATGATAAAAAACAATTAACAATAAATACTGAAAATCTTAATAAAGTATCAGTAAATAATAGAGGAGTATTTAAATATGATGATAATGTTTTTGATATAATTGATGGTAAGTTAACTGTAAAAAATGTTAAAAATATTAAAGAAAATTTAAATAAAATAAAAACAGATATTTCATTATTAAAAGAAAAAATATCTGAAATACATGATGATTTAAAAACATATAAAGTTGGTATTTTACAACCAATGATTTTAGATTTCCATTGCTGTGATATAACAACATTTGTTCTTGAAAAACCTAATTATTTAAATGAACAAATAAATGATATGGAATTCCAATATAAAAGTGTTGATTTTATAATATCTACTAATTGTCCATTTATTATCAGTGTTAAATTTGAAAACAATATTGATCCACAAGTATCTCTTTATGAAATTAATTATGATAATAAGCATGTTTATTATGGAACTAATGGATTAATTCAGATATATCAGACAACACAAGAGAAAAAAATACCAATTAAATTTACTTTTATAGCAAAGAATTATTATAAAAATAATCAGAAAGAATCTACAAATGAAGTTAAAGTTAAGATTACAGTATCTTATTTAAATGATTCAACAATTAATAAATCAATATTATATTCTATTGTAAGATTTAATTCTGGTTATAATACTGAAATTGTTTATGATGAAAGCAATGTAGATAAATTAATATAAAAAAATCACCGATTAATATCGGTGATTTTTATTTTAGAAACCAAGACCAGCTAAACTTCGTTTAAATGTTCCTTCAAGTAATTTTCCAACCCATGTATGACTTTTTATATCTGCACCTTCTGTGGCATAAATATTATTTGAATTCATCATTGCATTAGCATGCCAATCAAGAGTGAAAGAGTTAGATTTAGCTAATGAATAATCTAATTGTTTAGTTTCTATATTATTCTCTTTAAATTGATTTGGTATAGGTTTATTTTTTGGAGATGCAGATCTTGCAGATGTTGCAGATCCTATATTATTCTTTTTTGTAAATAAACTTACATGTGCTAAATCTTCATCAATTTCTTTATATTCAATATTAGTTTCATTAAATTCATTTAAATCAGACATATCTCTTGGTATTTCAAATTTCCATGGCATATCTTTATCATAAGTAGTTATATTACTTTCTTTAAATTGATTTTCAAATGCTAAAGATAATGGTATATCACTTAATGTAGTATTTAATGAACCATTTTTTATTCTATTTAATTTTTCTTCAAAATAATCAGTCAATGGTCCAAAATTATAATCATATAAATTACCATTGATACTTCCGTTTGATATTCTTTCTAATTTTTTACTAAAGTATTTAGATTCTGGTCCAAAATTATAATCATATAAATTACCATTAATAGTACCTTTAGATAATCTTCTTAATTTTTCTTCAAGATAAGCAGTATTTACTTTTTTACCTCTTTTAATAAATGTAGCATAATTATAAGCATACATATTACCTTTAATAGTACCTAATTTTATTTCCAATAATTTATAATTTAAATAATCAGTATTTTGTCTATGTTTTAGATTATATCCTGTTCTCATATAGTCATAATCATAAAGATTACCACCAATTGTACCTTCAGATAATCTTCTTAATTTTTCTTCAAAATATTTAGTATTTATTCTATCTTTACCTCTACCAGTTCTTATAAAATCATAATGATAAATATTACCTTTTTTAATTGTTCCTAATTTACTATATTTTAATTTTTCTTGGTAATATTTAGATTTTATCTTTGTATGGTTTTCATAAAGATTTTGATTAGAATTACCTCTTCTATCATGTGCTTCAATATAGTATGATTCATATGAGTCATTTATATTTGCTGCTATAGATTCAAATCTACCATTATCATCAAATGTATATAAACCATCTTGTCCTACTATAATATGTTCATATTCATTTAATCTTGTTTCAAATACTTTATCATATTTTATTCTTATTTGATTATTACCAAGATTAAATAAATTTTCATTAGATGGTGAATCATTAAATTCGTTTAAACTATTTACATCAAATTCACAGTTTTGGAAAGTAAATAATTTGAATGACATTATATCACTTGGATCAACATCAATATAATTTGTAGATTTATCATTATATTCTTTATTTTCATTAGAAGTAAATTCTTGCTGATACTTTTTAAAAGGAACATGACAGAATAATATTTGCATTTCAAATTTTCTAAGATTAGCAGGTATTATTTCTTTATTTCTTATATTATCATAACAAGAATATTTATATAAATCAAATAATGTTCCTAATCTCATATCTATAGATTCTTCTGAACATTGTATTTCGATTGTATTATCACTAAAATCTTCTGCATTGACATATGATCCTTTAATATTATTTAAACCATTTATTGATTTAAAAAACCAAGGATTATTAATAGATATATTAGATAGTGTATTTACAAATTTAAATAAAGAATTTTTTCTATTGCTTATTAATTGAGATTTATATAATCCCATATTTTCACATAAACTTAAATAAGCATAAGCAGTATTTGTTGATTTATTATGATTTAATATTCCACCTAATAAACCATAGTTAGTATCAAAATTAAAAAATATTTTAAAATAAAAATGTCCTTTAGTTACAAATGGATTTAATTGTTTCTTCCATTTATCTATATCTTTAAAATAATCTGCGACAGAATAATTAGGAAAAAGATGTAATAAATTTACATCTTCATTATCTTTTGAAAGATTATTTGATGGATTATTTAAAATTTCATTATATGTTTTAGCAGATAAATCAGCATTCAACATTAAATGTTCAACAATTAAATGCTCATCTTTATTTTTATTATTTATAATATTTTTTAATCCTTTTGCTCCATTTACTGATAAATATATTGATTTTTCTATTAAATTATTATCTAGTAATGCTGGATCTATTCCTCTTTCACCTGCCATAATTATTCTCCATAAATTTTATTTTGTAATTTATATGAAAATGTATCTTTTAATAACATTTCATCACTGATTTTTGTATCACTATTAATATATTCTAAAGTTTTATAAATTTCTAAACCAGTATTTTTATTTCTTAATTTTACTTTATCTTTAACATAATCTATATAAACAACTTCAAAACCTTCTGGAACATTATATTCAGTTAAAAATTCTGGATTTATATTTTTAAATTTTTTAATATATTCATAATTATTCCAATATTTTGATAAATCAATAGTTTCTGTTTCAAATGGATATTTTAAATTTCTAATAAATACTCTTGATGGTTTCCAATATTCAGTATTTTTTATTTCAGTAAAATCATGACTATGTATATATTCTTCATTATCATTATTTTCTGATTTAAGATATTCATTTAATGCTTCACTATATAATTGTTTATGTACATCATTATATTTATCTGAAACATAATCAGTAAATTTTGTTTTTGAAGAATTATATTCTGCATTATTATATTTATTAATACTGTTAAAAATTGTCATATTATTCGTTAATAGCTAAATTTACTTCTGTATATTTATTTAATATATTATTAGTAATTCCTCGTTTAATTAAATATAAAACTTGTTCAAATTTTTGATTACCAGCATTATATATTAATTCTATACCATTTATATAATATAATCCACTTAAACTTGGATTTGTTACTCCATTATATTCATCTGATATTAACTCTTTTTCTTTTGCATTTTTTGCAACTATCTCTGTTTTTTCATCTTTTTTAAATGATAAAGCATTATTACCATTATTTAATATTGTTTGCTTATTAGTTTCATTATATTCATCAATGATAACTTCTAAAAGCATTCCTCTTTGAAGACTATAGTTAGCATTAGTTAATTTAACTTTTAAAATTTTACTAGTTAATTTATTAATATAATTATTTTTTAATTTTTCTAGATATAATTCACATGGACCATCTTCATTTTGATTTGTACCTAAAAATTCAATATTTTCATATTGATATTCTTCAATACCATGTAAACCATCAATAGAATTTTCAAATATCTGTACTTGTTCTTGTTTTATTAAATTTTGTTCACATGATGAATCAAGATAATAATATCTAGTTAATGTTCCATTATTTAATATATTTTCATTATTTACTTGGCTGAAATATTCAGTAATCTGTAAATTATGAGTTGATGGAGTATTCTTTATGTTTGTAATTATTCTATATACTTCTGAAACATTTTGACCAGGTATTTTTGTCTTTGGTAAATCAGTAATAACATCACCAGTTATAACTTTAGTTGTCAACTGTTTTACTTCAACTGGAGTATTCATTATATATGGAATATTTACCATTACAAGATATCCAAATTCATCAATCCAACAATCAAATATACTATCTTCATCTAAACCAGCATGTGATATTTCTTGAAGAATATAGTCTTTATATGTTTCTGAATATATCTGTCTCCATTTTTTATCAGATATTTCTTTACATTTATCAGATGCTGCAAAACCAAGTTTACAATCTTTAGCAATAGCTTCTAACATTTCATATGTTGATAATTGAGTATCACCAATTTGTGTACATTTTTTCTGTTTTAATCCATTACATTTATATTCACCATAATAAGTAATTGTATCATCTTCATTAAATTCACAATTTGTGATATAAAAATCCATTGATATTTTCTTATTAGCACCATCAACTGGAGCTGTCATGATAATTGTTATTACATTATTCATTCCAGGAACATCAGTTGCTTGAATGTTTTTTTGTGGATCATCAATATTAATAACAATAGTAGGTAAAAAATCTTGTATATAAATACTTAATGAATATACCTTATCAGGCATTATTATTTTATTATTTATCTTAAGAATTGGAACTAATACACCATTTACTTTTAATGTACTTGTTGTATCTTTATTTTCTCCATATTCTGATTCTTCATCATAATTATATGGCATTACAATAGAACTAAACTTAAATTCTGGGTCAAATACAACAATAGGATCTAATGGATTTTTTGGTTCAATAAATTCTATTGAATCATTAGAAGAATTACTATTTGGATTTATATTTGTATTTTCTGCCATTTTAATATATTACAAGTCCTAAATTTTTATCTATATAATAATTTTTATCTTCTATAGTTTGATCTCCTGGAGAACGTCTTTCATTCTTTAATTTTTGTAAATTCTTTCTTGTCTTTGATATTGTTTCTTCTACTTTATTCTTTTTTGTTTTTGATTTATATTCATCTAATAAATCATTTTCAAATGAAGAACCAGTTAATGCTTTATTTATAGAATCAATATCTGGAACATATATAATCATTCCTTTATTTAATTCAAATGGATTAGATATACCATTTATTTTACAAATAACATCTGCATATTTATCATCACCATAAACTGCTAATGATATTAAATCTGGTCGAGCAATATAGTTTTCATCAACAAATATAGCTCTTGTATTATTTAAATTAATATTATTAAATGTATTAACTGTTAAATCTAAAAACTTTGTAGGTTTATTATCTTTATATATAGTTAATACTGGTTTTTGTTCTAATATAGGATAATCTAACATTATCAAATAAATATCTTTATATATAAAAATAAAAATGATTGACAAATATTATGTCAATCATTTAAATATTTTAGTATTTTTAGATGTTAATCTCCTGTTTGAACATCACCAGATGATTGTTCTTCAACCTTAACATATATTGTAATTTCTTTCTTTTTATATACACCGTCTTGGTCACCATCAATTATAACATTTATTGGATATTTTTGATTTTGTGTATCATTTACACCAATAACACTTAATGAATATTTGCTTGATATATTTTGTGATGTATTAAGTTTAGTAAAATAATAAATATTAAAGAATTTATTATTCTTATCAAGATTTACTTGTTGATTAGAACCATCATCAGGAACATTAATAAACCATTTATTGTTCATATTTAATGAATTTATTGAAACATTTAAATAATTATCTATAAATTCATTTTGAACTTTTATTGAAGTTAATCCATTATTTAATTCAATTTGTAAAGCATCTGATGAATTAACATTTAATGTTTCAATGTTTTGTGTAGTACCACTACCAAATTCATTAGAAATAAAATGTATAGCCCATCTGTCTTGACCTCCTAATGATGTTGCTGAACCTGTATTAATAGTAGTAACACTATTATTTATTTTGTTTAATTTTTTAGGAGTAACAATATAATTAACTCTCTTTGGAGAATTTGTATCTATAGATTCATATAAATCAATATCTAATGTTTTCTTATTTATTTTAATATTAAATGTTGTACTGTTATTAATACTTCTTACATAATTTGAAGAATTACCAATATTACATGTTAATGCTAAATATATAGAATCATTAGGAATAACATCATAACTATATATATTATTAATATCATCATATTGTGTCTGAGATAATAATTTATTTACAAATAAAATTGATCCAGAAGATGCATTATTAAATTTACCTACTGTTCTACTTGAACTACCATTTGATATAAAATCTTTAGGAATAATTACACCATTTTCTGGTTTAAATAAGTAATTATTATTTTGTTTACCATTTTCTGAATTATAATTTATTGTATTATAATTATCCCCTTCATTATATATTTTTATGAATTCTTCATTAGTATTTCTATTTTTTATAGCTACTTTAGTATCATCCCATCTTGATGAAATATCTTTATTATCAACACCATAGAAATCCCAGAAGATATTAGCATCTGTATTCTGTATTTCAATTTGAGAATCAATATCAAATAATCTATTTAAATAAATAGGAATTCTTGGAACTAATTTAAATGAATTTACAGTTTCTTCATTATTAGTACCAATTGTTGTATAAGTAATATAATTTTCTAAATCACTTAATAATCTTAAATTAAATTGTTTTTGTCTACGTAAAACTTTTAAGAAATAATATGCTTTACATGGACTATATGATATAGAACCAATACTACCTGATGAAGACTTAATCTTAAATACTAAATAATAGTAATCAGTATCAGCATTTACCCAATTATTATTAACTTCAAAAATACCATTTTTATCTGGATATATAGCTGTTGATTTATTAATATCATATACTTTGTTTTTATTAAATTGAGTTTTAAATAAAGTATTTTCTGTAACAAATCCATTAACATTATTTACACTGAATTCAGTAGTATTTAAATCAGCATCTTCTGTAGGTTTAGTTCCATTTATAATATCATTTAAAACATTAATATCATAATAATTTTCTAAAGTATCATTACAATAATAGAATGATTTATCTGGTTCTTGACCAATTTTTATTTTATTGTTTAATAAAATATCAAATTCTTTTTCTTCATCTACATGTAATTCACCATATCTTCCATCTGATTCTGATTCATAAATAGTAATATTTCTAGAACTTGTATCACTATTTATTACACCTAAATATTCTACTTCATAATCACTGTCACAATATACTCTTACAAAGTCATCAAATATAAGATTTGGAACAGGACCAGGAGATACTTTATTACCACTTGGATATGATGCAACAAGGTCTTCAAAAGTTATTGTTCTTATACAATAATTAATATTATTAGCAGCATTATTTTCAAAATAGTTTCCTGTTTCTCTATCATCTCTTACCCAATCTGAACCTCTATCTGTAACATTTCTAAAATCATAAGAATCATTAATTTTTCTATAAAGATTTATATTACTAGCTTCATCTTTAAGGAATATAATTCTATTTTGAACTTCTTTCTTTAATTTAATTTTAAAAGATATTATAGTAGGAGTTATTTGTCTTGATTGATTATCATCTTTATAATAGAATATACAATATAAATTAAATTCTTTATCTGTATTTTGTGTTTGTACAGGAGGAATATAATAATATTTATTATTTTCACATACTATTTTACCATATTCAACTGTATTATATTCAACAAAATCTCTACCATCCAATGTATATGTACCAGAATTTCCAATAAAGAAATAAGGATATATACCATATTCACTACCATATAATAAATCAAATGTAATTTCTTTTTTAGAAACTTCATCATTTAAATAATATGGCATTGATATTGCATTATCTCTAGTACCACTAAATGTTATATTATAAATTTTACCATATTCAATTGCATTTGAATTATTTAACTTAGATGCAAATGTTTCACCATTGTTATTTATTATCTGAGTATTTCCAAATTTAAATTGAGTTATTGTATTATCAGATTTTTCTATAGTTAAATGTATATTAAATTCTGAACCAACAAAACTATCACCATTTTCATCAGAACCACCAGTATGATTAACTGTAAAATCAACAGATTTTTTAGCAGGATCAAAATTAGCAAGATTTTGAATATTTGATTTAATATCAGTATACCATGTTTCTAATGGTTTATAATTACCTGTACCAATAATATCCATATCAATTTTGAAGAATTTCCACAATTCTCCATTATAATCTACTGGATCAACATTCAATTTTGAAATTGAATTTATAATAGCAGTATTTGCTGTAACAGATGAAGTTACTGACATTTCACCAGGGTTATTTGAAGCAATAACTGAATATAAATTATTACTTAATCCAGCATTATTATAATATGTATATACATTATCTAAAGATTTATTTAAATTATATGGTGTTCTGTCAATAGTAGGAGTTAATATTACTTTTGCTCTATTACCAGAATTTCTAAAATCAGCTTGATAAAAATTACCAAGAATACTTTTATCTTGACCTTCTAAAAAGTCAATATTAGCAGCATTGTCAAAAGGATAAAGTAAATCTTCATAGATACATGCTCGTGCATTTCTTCTATCCCAGTGATCTGTATAGTAATCAATTGTAATAACTCTCCATGTTAAATAATTTAATAAATCAACAATATCAGTAGAATCTTTTATTGTACCATCTTTATACCATCTTGGTAATAAATCTAATACATCAGTATTACCTTCTGGTGTTTCAGACATATCAGAAAGGTAATCATATTTACTATTAATCCAGTCAATAGTATTATTTATTTTATTTTCGCTTATTTCAGCATTTTTTACTTTATTTATATATTCACTAAATGAACCACTTGGTGTTTCACCAGCAGCATTCCATTTTCTGATTCTTGTTGCCCAAGGAATATTAGTATTTTCCCAGTCAATATTTAAAGATTCTAAAAGTTTATAAGTATCGCTTGCTCCAGCGGTAATTAATCCATCTGGAACTTCTACACCATTTGTCCACTTTTCGTTTTGATTATAATCTATTCTTTTACTCATATGTTATTTAATAAATTATTTACTTTATAATCCAAGTTAAATTACTTGTATAATATTTTGGAGATTCATATACTTTATATAATATTCCATTATATTCAACTTCTTTTTCATATAAATTATATGAACTTAAAATGTTATTGAAATTACATCTAATGTCAGATGATTTCAAAATAAATTTAGGATCTTCTAATACATAAGGAACAATAAAATAATGTTTTCTTATATTATTTGTTTCTCCTGTTGTTATTTCTGTTCCATTTTCATCATAAAGAATATCTGTATTAAAATCAAATGTATAATTATTAATATCAAATAATTCTCCATAATCAGAGAAAATAGGATATTTAAATTTAATATCACAAATTTTTAAATTTGTAATATATGTTTTATCTCTATCACATAAAAATATCTTTACAGGAACTTTATATGTTGGATAATTTAAATCTTTAATTACTTCAATATTTACAGGTATATTGATACTATGTTTCTTACCATCACAAACCATTTCAAAAGGTTCTAATTGAGACATATTAAAATCAACACTGTCATCAAAGAATATTTTATAGTATGGTGAAACTGCTGAAAATAATGCTGAATATTCTATAATAATATATTTAATAGTTATTTTTGATAACATTGATGTTTCAAATATATCATTGCTTTTTATAGTTTCATTAGTAATTGTACCATTTAAATCTTTTTCAATTCTAATAGAAATATCACTTATATCAATCCAATGTTCTCCAAGTAAAACACCATTATTTATCATTATTTTATCATTATGAAAATATATAGAAGAATCTTGAAGTTCAGATATTTCTTCTGTTGGTGTTTCTTGTTGTTCTGGATTTACTATTAAATTTCCTTCTAATAATTTCTTTATATTATCATTTTTTAAAAGTTCTTCAACAGCATGTTTTGTTTCTAAAGTTTTTAAACCATAACCACTAGCAATATGAGTATTACCAATATAAAGACTATTATTGTCATCATCAGTAACAACAACATTAATCTGTCCTGAATTTTCAGTATTAGCATTATTAATAGAATCGACTACTTGATAATCGACTAATTTACCTTTAATTTCTTCTGACTTATTACTCATTTTAATAATCTTTATATTTATTCTTCAGTAGCTTCATCAACAAGTAATGTTGTTGAATTTAATATACTTCCACTTGAAGTATAATCATAATTTGCTGTAATTTCAACCATATAATGTTGAGGTTCATTTATAAGAGAATCTCTTAAATCAAAGTAAATACCTTTAGTAATATTATTTACAGTTTCATTATCTAAATAATATTCAAATACAATAGGAACAGAAATTGATTTACCAACTTCTACTTCAACATATCCATTATAATTACCATTAGTAAGTATTGTATTTCTACCAGTAATATCTGGATATAAGAAAGCTCCTATAAATATATTTGTTGCTGGATTTACACCATTTACAGTATTATTTGCAATAAATTCAGATAATGATGATTCAGCATCTAACATTACTAATTTACCATCTAAATTAATACCAGCAATATCTTCAAAACGGTTAAGATAATTATTAGCAAGTGTTTGTTCATAGATAAAGAATTCAATATCCTTTGAACTATATAATTCAAGATTTGATTTATCTGGATTGAATTTATCAGCTAATATATCAAATATACCATCACCTTTATAATCAAGACCAACCCAAGTTGATTCAATCATTTCTTTAATTTCTCCAGTATTTCTCTTTCTATATCCAAGAAGAGGAGAATCAAAGTTTCTCTTCATATATGTATTAATTCCTTTAAAATCAAGTTTAGATATATTAGTTGTTATAGATTTATAATCTTGAAGATCTTGTGATTCATTATCATAATATATCTTCTTTCCTGTATAAGGATTATCTTGACGGAAATAAATCCATTGACCAAGAGTCTGATAACTTAATGTATTATCAATAAATATTGGTACTCTTTCATAATGATAAATATATTGTTCATAGAATTCATTATTAGAAAGAAGAAGAGGAATATCTATATTTCCTGGGAATATTGAATATAATTTAATATTACTGCTTCCTGTATTCTTAATAACAATATTCATATACTGTTTTACAAAAGCATCAGTAATATGATCATCATTATATATATTAATTTTATTTATTGCATTATTAAATAATTTAACATTCTTATCATTGAATGTTACATATACTTCATATTTCTTATTAAATTCTGAGTCTAATATTGTTTTTGTATTTTCAATGTCATTACTCATTGTAGTAAGCTTATCTTTAAGAGAGATAAGATTATTATCTGAAGTATTGAAACCTGAATAAATATTTTCAGGCATATGGTAATAAACAACATTATTAGACTTTAATGAATTGTTTACGTGATCTTGATAACCATCATTAATAAGTGTCTGACTAAATCTTGAATTTATTAAATCAGTATCATTTTCATTTAATATTGTGGAAAGTTGTAAATTGTCACTAAATTCATTAGGGAATACAACTGTCATTTCATCACTCCAAGGTGTATATAAATTAATAAATGGTTGACCAATATTATATTTATATCTACATCTAAGTACTACATCTTCACCTTGAACAATAGGAATATCAATTTGATTCCATTTAATTATATTCTGTGTAGATGAATAATCAACAAAATCAATAGTAAATCCAGATAAAGTTGAATTAAATACTAATTTTCTTTCTCTTTCAATATTATCTAATTTAATCCAATCTGTAAATACATTTGAATTTATATTAGTAATAGTTGTAGTTTCTTTTGTAGGAGATTTATATTTATATTCACATTCAAGACTTATAATCTGTATTTTATCACTTTCATTAGAATGTAACCATGTTTCAAGTTCATTTGTATTAGTTATACCTCTTACTCTATATTTAGTATCTTCTCTAGCAATTTGAATATCTTTACTGATTGCATTGATATTTTCAATTGTTGAATTTAATTGTTTTTGAATAGTTACTTTCTGTGCATAATATTTATCAAGTTTAGCCTTAAGAGCTTCTTGAGAAATTTGTACTTCTTGAGAGAAGTCTGTATTTATAAGAGTTGAATAAACATTATTAATATTATCTTGAAGAGAAGATAACTGAGTATTCAATTCATTTTTCTGACTATGTAAATTTATAATATCTTCAGAAGTAGAATCATCAACAAGATGTTTATTAATAGGAAGAACTTGAAGAATACCATCTCCCATAAATGTTTCATTGACAAGAGTCTTAATTGTTGAATTATCCTGGATTGATACAATAATATCATTTGTAAAATTACTTATCTGAGGATAAATTGTTTCTGAAATACCAATAAGAATATCACCAATATTTGTACAATATTTATTATAATATTCTATATAATTCATATGATTACCTGTAGAATCAAGAATTGGATTACCATAAGTATCATACATTTTAATTGAACTTAAATCAATTAAATATGGTGAAGAATATAAACTTCTTGTATTGTTATATACTAAACTTAAGAAAATACATATATATTGATTTTCTTCAAGAGGAACATTTACATAATGATATTTATTATAATTAGAAACATAATATTGTAATTCCATGTTATTATTTTCTTTATATGTCTGAAGATTAACATGTCCTATAGTTTCTGATATTGATATTGTCATTTGTTTAATATCAACATTAGTAACTTTATAAATTACTGTTTCATTAGGTAAACATACACTATCTCCAACAGAAAGAGTAAATTCTGTACTTTCATCTTCTTGTGAATGATATTGAAGAGTATCTTTTATTTTAAGAACATAATGTCCACCATTATCATCTGAAATTATTTCATCAATTTTAAATGATGATATATATGCTTCACTCTTTATAGGTAACTGTAATTCACTTTCATATTCTTCATAATCTATTCCTTTAGTATAATTATAAAGAGCTGCTACATATTCAGAATATGAATTTAAATTTAAGTTTCTTATCTGTGAGAATATATTATAATTTGAAAAGACTATCTTTTTCATATAGATCTTTTCAATATTATCAGGTAGATTATTTATATTTAATTTTAAAAATGTCTTAGGTGAAACTAAGTCTTTAAAAAAGTTATTGTCTGTAATAGATCCATGAACATTAGAAGTAGAAAATTCTGGTACAAGGGGTGCTGTAGAACTTTTTACAAGTTCTAATTTAGTCATACTGTCTTTAGTATTGAACCATGCTTCTCCAGAAGTTGGAATATTAAATAAATTATTAAAATTATTTTCTAGTGTTTCTAATTTACTTTCTAAATAAAATAATGATGGTATTGTCAATGTTTTTTCTTCATTATCCACAGTTACTGTAACAGCAACATTTGTTGATGTTGAAGATAAACTTTGATTCATAGCCTCAACCATACTAACTGCATTATTATACAATTTAGTAAGTTGAACATAATATTCTTTTAATGAATTATTTATCATATCTCTATTACTATATTATTTCCATTTATATACAAGTTCATTGAATAATGTATTTACTTTTTCTTCAATGATACTGTCTAAGTTATTTAATTTTTCTTTCATTTCTTCATTATCTTTCTTATAATCATCTAATTGTTGTTGTAATTTTTCAATATCTAAATTATTAGTTAAACTACTTACAATTTGTTCAAGTTTTGTAACTTTAGTATAAAGATTATTTATTTGATTAGATAATGTTGATTGACTAGATAATATTTTAGCATATGTTGCGAATGCTTGCTGATTATCTTTTGAAGTTATATCATTATTCTGATATTTATTAGAATATGGGAATGGTTTAAATTGTGAAGAAATTACAAGACTCCAAGAAGGAGCATATTTAGAATTTTGATCTCTTTTTAATTCAATAACTTCATCACTGAACCAAATACCAAGTGGATTATTAATACTTCTTTTTTCTTTTTCAGAATAATCAATATCTGTTTTAAGAATTATCTCTCCGGTTTCTTCATCAAGAGTATAATTTTTTAATTCTATATTTTCTTCAAGAGTTGTATTTTCATCAACTTCATTGAAATTAGTTTGATAATTAATATCTGTTATATCAAATAAAGGAATTATAACATTGAATTTAATATAATTTCTATCTTCATCAATTTCTTCTAATTCATATGTTGAATAAAGTTCATATTCATTTGATACATTTTCTTCATCAAGAGAATCTGGTTCAAAATTAGGTTTAAGATTTTTATATTCTGAATCCTCTAATTCTTCTGTTGACCAACCATATAAAATATTTAAATCTTTATCATATGGTTTTCTGTCACCAGAGTTTACTATCATTTTATATAGTTGTACAGAATTTGAATTTTGCTTATATCCTTCTCCAGAATCTATAATACATATTGTATCTGTATATGTACCTTTAAAATCAAATTCAGTAACTTCTCCTAAAAAAGTTATTTGATAATTTTCATCAAATTTACTAATACATTTAAATAACCATGCAAGAGAATTTACATCAGCTTCTATATCAAATTCAGAAAGATTATCTTGTAGTTTTTCTGTATAAAAATCTCTTAAGAAAGCAAGTTTGTTTTCATAATATCTAACAAGATAATTTTTAATAAAGTCAGCTTTTACACTTTCTTTAGTTTCTCCTTCTGGTATTTCTTCTAATTTAGGCATATATAAACACAAAAATCTAGATGGATATACTTTCCAATCTGTTGAAAGGAAATTACCAGTAAGAGCTTCAGTAAAATTACTAAATGTTAAAAAATTACTGTCATCTGTTTTTGTATAAAATAAATTAGTTTTTCTTTGCATATATAATATCAATATTTCTATAATTAAAAATAATTTATTATAATAATTTTACATAGGTAAATGAATAAGAAATTTAAGATTTTCTATATTAATTTAAGATAAATGTTAATAATATGAATGATATTAAAAAACCTTTGGTATTTCCAGATATAGAAACAACGGGTCTTAATAAAGAACAAGATTCAATTATTCAATTTGCAGCAATTAAGGTTGATCCTATAACTGATGCAATTATTGATTCTATTAATTTATATATTCGTCCAATTGGACCATATACTATTACTATACAAGCATATCTTAAACATCATATTAAACCAGCAGATCTTCAAGATAAACCAACATTTCCTGAGGTTGCTGATAAAATTAGAGATTTTCTTGAAGGTTGTGATATTGTAACTTATAATGGAAATGGATTTGATTTACCTTTTTTGAAATATGAATTTATTAAAGCTGGTAAAGATTTTTCATTTTTAAATATAAATTGTTATGATGCTTATGTAGAAGAAAGACGTAGAAATGGTATAACTCTTGCTCAGACATTTAAAAGATATGCTGGTTGTACAATGGAAGAAGCTGGATTAAAACCTCATGATGCTTTTAGTGATGTAAAAGCAACTCATAAGATTTTTTCAGAACAACAAAAGATTCAAGAATATGGACCAGAGTCTGTATTAACTGAAGACAATAGTATTATTTTAACTGAATTTAATAACAGAGAATTACCATGTTTTAATATTGGTAAATATAAAGGACTTCCTATTTCTTATATTTCAAATGTTGATCAACAATATTTAAAATGGTGTATAAGTGATAATTGTAATTTTGTTCAATCAACTAAGAATTATATTAGTAAATATATTAAATAAATAATATGAGTGAAAATATAGAAGATTTAGGAAGTTTAATTAAAGATGATGTAATTGATGTAAGTACTTTATTAAATTATTTTCTTGAAAGATTTAAACATTTATTATTATTTTCTACAAGTGATAATTCAATACAGTCATTAGAAAGATTATCAAGAATAATTATTGCAACTAAAAAAGCACAATTAGCAAAAATACATGAAAAGGATATAGAATCAAACCCTTAAAATTTAATTAATTATGATATACAATAACATAGATAAACTTATTGCTGAGGCAATGAAAAATCATGACAATGTAAGATTGTCAACACTTAGATTAATTAAGACAAAGTTCCTTGAATATAAGACAAGTAAGGGAGCTAAACCAATTGATGAAACTATTGAAATTTCAATTCTTAGAAAAATGGTTTCTGAAAGGACAGATTCTCTTGGTATATATCTTTCTGCTGGTAGAAATGAACTTGCAGAAAAGGAACAAAATGAAATAAATATTATTAAGGAATTCCTTCCTGTTGAAATTACTGAAGAACAAATTTCTCAAGCATTTAATTCTGTATTAAGTAAAGGTATTGAACCTATTAAAAAGAATATGGGTGTATTTATTAAAGAGATAAAGAATATTCTTCCTACAGCAGATGGTAAAACTGTTTCTACTTATGTACAAAAACATTTAAGTTAATTATGATATTTGATATTTATGATGATAATAGATATTATCCATTAATTGATATTGAAAATTATTATAGATTTAATGAATATGATAATAAACATTATCAAACAATAAATACTACTATATGTCCAATGGGATTTAGTAGATTTATATTAAAGAATAAAGAATATTTTGATAATAAAGATAATTTAAAAACATTTATTTCTTGGATAGATCATCTTAGAGATTTAGGATTTTTACTTAATGAAATATGGAGAAATAATTCTGATTTTCCTATGAGAAATGATGATGAAGAATATTCATCTGAAGAAGCTAGATATGTTGAAGAAAAAATCCGAAAAGAAGTAGAAATATTTTGTTCATATTGGAATCTTAAAATCAATGAAGATTAATTATGAGTGGAAAAACAATAACACAATCAATCAATACAGATACTAATAAGAAAAAATATTTAACATTGGTATTTAGTTATAATGATTGTACAAAGAATAGTTATGATACTGTAAATAATTTTATAGCTCATATAATATCAGAAACTGATAAGTATAATCAGAATAAACCATATGTTAGTTCAACTAGATATAATATTGAAAGATTTTTTACTTCTGAAAATATAGACATTAAAGATAATGATATTAATAGTTTATAAATTATTTTTATAAAAAGATTAATTGATTAAATGAAAAAATTAGTTGATTATATAAATGAATCAAAAGGAGATCCTATTGATGAACAATGGATAAATGATGAAAAACCAGTAATGACTAAAGATGGCCGTCAAGCTATTATTAAATCAATAGATATGGATGAGGTTCCTAATATAATTAAAGGAGCAGTTAAATGGAATGAAGATCTTCTTGATTATGAATGGTTAGATGATGGAACATGTAAGAAGGCTCTTGACCGTCTTGGAAATCCTAAGAAACCTGATGAAAGTGATAACCTTGTAAAAGCAATTTAAAATATGGATATAGATATTAATCAAATTGGTCGCCAAGGATATAAAATGCTTCAAACAATGCATGTAATTGGTGATAAAGAAAAGAAAGATTTAACTCTTAAAGAAAGAGAAGAAATAATTAAAAATCTTTATGAACATTTAAATATGTCCATAATAAAATGTGGTCAAGATAGAAATCATAAGTATGAATTTTTATCATATTTATATCTTAGTGTGATCCTTTATCTGGATAACTTGGATTTAAATAAATTTATAAAACTTTCTACAAAAGACTGAATTTAATTTTAATATTTTTCTATAATATAAATGTAATTTTAATGTTTATTTGAATTGATATTAACATATAAATTAACAAATATCAATTCGTATGTTTAACTTTTAAAAATCAAATTAAATGAAAAATCAAAAATTGATCACTGCTGCAGATGTATGTGATGTTCTTGAGTCACCTTTTGCAGATGATAAGGAGAGAATTAAATATATCTCTCAGCATTACGGACAGATGACCATTACTAAGGCCTTTTCCGTATATTATGGACTTGAAATTGATGATGATAAGAAGTCCAATAAGAATGTCATTAATAATATTGAACTCGGAAAAATTTATACTGGTACTGTCAAGGAGTTCACAAAGAATATTATGACATTTGATATTCCTGGTGTAAAGGAGGAGATAATCTGTAAAGAGCCATTTGGCACATGTATGGACAGTATCAGAAATTATCTTCTTACCCATGATAATAAGCTTATGTTTGAGGTTCGTGAGAAGGAACGTGATAAGTATTATGTAAGTGTTATCAATGCTTACTATAAGGCATGGGAAAATCTTATTAAAAAGGCTATTGACCATGAAGATGGTATCAATGTTCACATTGATGAGCTTGTAAAGGGTGGTTATGTTTGTCACACAGATATTACAACTCTTACTGAGTTAACAGGTAAAAAGTATATTTCAAGTGTATTTATTCCTGGTTCTCATATTGTATTGAATATTGAACGTGATTTTGAGAAGTGGATTGGTCAGGATGTAGTTATCGTTCCTCAAAAGTTTGTAGAATTTAAGAAAGACCTTAAGACAGGTTATACTGAGAATAGTCTTGTTGGTTCAAGAAAGAGAGTTCTCCAGATTCTTGGTACAAAGAATATGTTTGACCTCTGGAATGATCTTGAAACAAAGAAGAAGCTTGCTTCTCTTTCTAATAAGACTGATGTTAAGTCTGATGTTTATGAAGGTACTGTAACAGGTATTATTAATTCAAACAAGAAGACTGGTATTTTTGTTGAGCTCAATGGAAAGTATATTACAGGTCTTATGCCTATTGATACTTCAGAGCTTCTTGATTATCGTCCAGGTGATGAAATCAAGGTTAGAATATCTGAATTTGAAATTCAGGAAGGAAAGGAACCTTTCGTCCTAAATAAGAAAAATCAGATTATTAAGTGTAATGTCAGACCTGTTTTCGAGGTTGCATAAAAAAAGAGAGGTTTTAAAACCTCTCTTTTATTTTATAACAGTAATTACACCTGAATAACTATTTGTTCGTTTATTATATAAAATAGTTCCTTCATAAGGTTTTTCTTCTCCTGTTGATGGATCTAAGTAAGTAAAATATTCTTGTTTACTTTCAATAGGTGGATTATATTCTAATTTAAATAAATCTCTTTCTGTGTATGTAAAATATACATTACCATCTTCATCTTTCTTTATTGATTCAAAATATCTTATTTCCTTATTTTCATTATTGATATATGAATAATAAGATAAGTAACCTTTTACTTCTTCAATTTCTGGATGGTATTCAAGTTCTTTATTTAAAGTATTCTTTTCAGAAATAGTAAGTATTCCATTATATGAATTATTATCAGATATAATTTTACCTACATATTTTTTCTTATTACCATCTTTGTCAATGTAATAAAATTTATCTTTATAAGCCATAGTTATGGAATAATTTATTTATTAAGAATTAATCTACCAGTAAATTTAACACCAGATTCAGCATAAGCTGTAAGTGTACCTTCTGAACCTTTCTTAAGTTCATCAGTTGTAGCATTTAACCAAACAATACCTTCTTTACCAGTATTTGTATCAACTGAGAAAATATCTGGAATTGATGAATACCAATAAAGCTGAGTATTAGTAACATTTTCTGGAGTAAGTGAATATGAAAGTTCAAATTTATCTCCACAATTAAGACGAATTGGTTGTTCAAATTCAATACTTGTTACAGGATAACGATTCTTATATTCTACAGTATGTCTATTATCAGCAATACTATCCCATTTATTAAAGAAATATGTTCCTTCTTCATTACAGAAAGTTACATCATAAATAAGTTCAAATGCACCTGAATAAGCATTTTTTGTAAAGTATTCTGTATTACCATCAAGATTCATTTCAGAATATGGGATTTCTTCATACTTTTCACCATCTGGAACAAATATTGTTGTTTGTGAAGGTAATTTACAATAAATTGATGGGGGATTTGATGCTTCAAAATCAAGTTCTTGTAATGATGTACAACCATCAAATGCTTCTTTACCAATATATTCAATTGTTTCACCAATAGGTACTCTTTCAAGTGATGTACAACCCTTGAAAGCTCCTCTCTTAATTTTCTTAATTTCTGGTGGGAATGCTATATATGATAATTCTGTGCAATTTTGGAAAGCATAAGCACATACTTCATCAGTATTATCAAGACCATATCTTACAACATGTGTATCTGCTTGAGCAAATGTATGAGTATAAGGAACTTGACTTTTATCAGTAAGTTCTACATTTTCACCATCAATGATAAGTTTATTAATCATAATATATTATATTAATTTTATTTTTCTTTAAATATTTTAACTATTTCATCATGAAGAATATCTTCTGTTACTTCTCCATAATATGAATTAGATTCTAAATCAAATTTTGGTTTGCCAATAAAAACTCTTTCTCTACCATAATTATCTTTATATGAGAAATATTCATCGACATGTTCAACAGAATTTACTGTAGGATGATAATCTAAAATAACTTTATGTGTTGTAATTGTCTTTCCAATATATGATCCATCTAAATCTGTAACAACAATTCCTGAATATTTTAATTTTTCTCCATTTGCATTTGTATAAGTATAATATTCAGGTACATATTCTTGTCCAGGATGATGTATTAAAGCTATTTTAATATTTCTTTTTATTCCTTTACTTGCATTAGTACCAGGTTTTTTATTTGAAAAAGAAAATGTTGCCATATTTATTTATTTTACCAATTTATAATTAAAAATAAAATATAAAATGAATTATTAGAAAATGATTCTATATTAATTATGTAAAAACAAAGAATATTATGAAGTATATTGGTAAATCTGATAAATTTTACACTCTCTGGGAAGTTAATACAGAAACCCGTACTACAATGCGTGGTGAGACTTATAGAGTTACTACTCATCAGTATATCAAGAATATTTCTTTTGATCTTGTAAAAGCTACCAATAAATATCCTAATGCAATTCTTGATACTTCTCTTCGCGGTCATTCTTCTTGGACTTCTGTAGATTATCCAAAGCCTCCAGTTGATGAATTCCATGGAGGTAAATATCGTGGAGATAAGATTGCTGAATGTACAGATTATCAATATCTCCATTGGGCTTATGACCTTGGTTATATCATTCCTTGGGAAGCTAGAGAAATAGTTCTTGGAATTCTTGAATCACAAGGTTATAGGAAAATTAATGATACTCATATTGCTACTCCTGAAGAAGTAGAAAGAATCGAGAAGAGTTATACTGAATGTGAAGAAGCTCAGAAAACTTTAGAAGAGTTTGGTTCTATTAAGATTGTCGCCAATAAGAATCTTGATGAATTTGGAAATTTGAGTATTGGAAATATCGAATTCAATTTTCCTAATTATAAAGAACTTGAATATGGTGGTTATTCTTATGGACTTCCTATTGATTCTAAAGGAAAAGCTAAAAGAATTAAGAATAAGGAAATTGAAATTATTCCTGAATCTTTTAAAATGGTTATCAGTGAATATGGTTGGGGTGCAACCCTTAATGTTGAAGTAAAAGATTTTAAAATTTTATAATTATGGCTTGTTTAGAAGATTATCCTATTATTGAAACTGCAATTAATTATGGTCTTAATGCTTGGGGAAAGCATGAAGCTATGGCTATTCAAATTGCAAGATTCTGGGTAGATGGTTGGCTTGAAGCTAACAAGGGTAAGGTATCTGAAGAAGATGCCAAGATTATTCGTCGTGGAGTTGATAATTGGATTTGGCTATAATATGGAAAAAACTCCTAAATTAATTAAAGATTGTAAAGTGGGAGATACACTTTACTATGTTATTTTAAAAGATGGCTCTGTTGAAGATTTAATTATCCCAGTTTCTATTGAAGAAATTAAAATGGGTGATTCATTTGGTATAAAGCCGAATGTATATAAATGTAAATCTATATATGGTAGTGACACTTATGAATTTAATCATGAAAATAGTGAACAACATGACAGTCTTATTGTAGATAGTGATTATGCTTATGCAAAAGATGCTAATGGTTTTAAAAATAATTATGAAAGATTTTATACAACATATGATGGTGCTGTTGAATGGTTAATGGTAGAAATCAAATATGATATTATAAAGAAACTTAATAGGCTTGAAAAACTTGAAAGGAATAATGGAATAAAGACAAATATATTCCAAAAGAAAACTAAACAGTGTAAAATAGATTATCATCCTTATAAGAAAATTGAAATTTATGACTGTAGTTCTTGGGAGAAACCTGAAGATATAGATAAAGCTCTTGAAAATAAGAAAATTAAAGTCTATAAAAAATTAATTGAGACTGACTATTATGGTGATATCAAATATTCTGGTACTGAAATCTTTGTAAAAGAGTTTGATTATGTTGAAGATGCATTAGAATATATCTTTGAACATGATAAATCAAGATGGCATGGTGATCTTGATTCATGGTATGAAGGTGAAACTTATTTTATAAAAGAAGATTAAAAATGAAAACTTATAAATTTTATGTAGGAACATGTCCTAATAGTCCAAATTTTGAAAACTTACAAAAATGGTTTGAACATATGCAATCTATAGGATGGGAACTTATTTGTCCAGTTCATAAACAAACTAATACAAATTATGCATCTTATGAACAAGGATATATATTTAGAAAAGAAGAAATACTATGTAAACCTAATAATATAAATGATAAAGAAGGATGAAACAATTTGAATATAATATGATATCTGTACCAAATGGTACTGATGGATCAGAATTAATTAAATGTCTCAATAATGATGGTAAATTAGGTTGGGAAGTAATATCTATGATTCAATCATCTGATAGAAGTCATTTTAATGTTTTGTTGAAACGAGAAATTTTAAATGAAAATTATATAGAAAATGAAAAGAATTGAATATAAAGTAGAATGGATATCAGAGAGTGGTTCATATGAATTGGAAAATAGATTACAAAAATATGGTGATGATGGTTGGGAATTAATAACCATTAGAGAACATTTTACATATATATTTAAAAGAGAAAAAATTATAAATAATAAAAAAGAGGGAATTTAAATTCCCTCTTTTATTTTACTTTTTTACCAAAACTTATAAGATTATAATTTATACTTAAACCAACACCGACATAAACATCTGGTTTTTTATTAATAAATCCATAACCAACACCAATTTGTGGTCCTACACCAATACTCCATCTTGGAGTAGTTTTTGGTAAAACAACACCTTGTACATCATTATATTTAAGATATGGATTATTTGATGTTACATATACTTTACTATCTTTAATAGCAACAGTAAGATCTGCATAAACTATATCTTTATCAATAGTAAGACCAATATTAGGTTTATTATATTCTATAAATCCAGAAAGTATTCTCCATTTATTTGAAAAATCAAATGGATGTTTAATATAAGTAGTACTATCACTTACAACAAATGTTGTATCATGTACTGGATAAGGTACTTCAACATTTACATAAACAACTTCACTTGGTTTTGCTTTAAGTTCTTTAACTTGTTTATAAAGATCTTCATTTGTTTGTTTAAGAAGATTAATATCTCCTTCAAGAACTGTTTTTTCAGCAACTAAATCACCACTTTTAGTTTTCCATAATTGAACTTCTTCAGTTAAGGCTTTAACATTATTTTCATATATCTTTCTACTATCAATTTGATTAGTACATGATCTAAATAAGAACAATAAAGATATAACCAATGCTAAACTTAATATAATTTGTGATTTATATTTATTCCAAAAATCTTTAATTAATTCAATAAAATTCATAAAATTAATAGAAAAAATATATTTTTATATAGGTAATTAAAAATAATTTTTTTATGTCAACTAATAATTATATAAAACATCAAGGACCTAGAAAAAATTCTAAATATCATCAAGGTGTAGTTGATCCTAAAAAGCTTAGAAAATATTTTGATTCATGTAAAAATGAACCAGTTATTTATAGAAGTGGATTAGAATATCAATTTATACAGTTTTGTGAAAATAGTCCTACAGTTGCTAAATGGGCAAGTGAAGTACTTAAGATACCTTATTATTCTCATCTTGATGGTAAAGAATGTAATTATTATCCTGATTATGTTATTGAAAATTACAAAGGAGTAAAATGCGTAGTAGAGCTTAAACCATATAATCAAACAATAAAACCAGATATGACAGATAGTAATTGGTTGAAAGAACAATGGATTAAGAATGTTGATAAATGGAATGCTGCTAAAAAATTCTGTGATGAGAATGGACTTAAATTTATGATTATAACTGAAAAATTCTTTGAATAAAAATATGAAAACATTAGTACAATATATTAAAGAAAGTAAAGACGGTAAAATATTATATAATGATATATTTAATAAATTATATAAATACCTTTTGAAATCTAATAAAGAAAATAAGAAAGGATATTCTGATAAAGAAATAGATGATTATTTTCATCAAGATTTAAACTCAGATTCATTTAAAGAAAATGAAAATAAAGTTGTTAAAGAATTATTTGAAGAATATCCAGACATGGATTGGAGTACCAAATCCCAATTAATGGAATATATTAAAAGAAATAATAATGCTCTTTGTGCAAAAGAATTAATCGGTACAGCACTTTATCAGGCATTTGTAAAATTTGTTTATATTCATATTCAACATATAAAATATGAAGGACATGTTTAAATAATTCTATATTATATATATATGGCACCATTTAAAAGACCTATAAAGAAAAAAGAAGAACAAGAAGAATTATCAAGAACCACGATAGTTAATTCAAGAAGAAACTTACGTGATTTAGATACTCATATATATACACCAGATGAAATTGAAAATTTCAGATTAGATGAGGCAATAAATAATAATCCATTATCACATAGACCAACTAATATTAGAAGTAAATTAGCTTATGCTGAAGTAATGAAACAATTAAAACCAACTTCTAAATATTTACTTCCAGGACAACTTGTTATTTTTGAATATCTTGAACCAAAATTTAAAGAAGATCTAGAATATTATGACAGAACACCTTTTACTCTTTTCTTTGGTATAACAAGAACAGATGATGGTAATATTCGTGAAATTGGACTTAATCTTCATTATTATCCACCTCATACAAGAGCAAGAATATTAAGAAAAACTTATCAAGTATTTAAACCATATTTTGATAAATATTTCAATGATCCATCACATAAACCAAATGCTATTATTTCATATTCATCATTAAAACATTTAATGAAAGTAAATGATAAGATTGGTTTTGGTGTTAAGATGTATATTCCTGTTCTTAGAGGAAGAAGTTATGTTGTTCCTCCAAGACTTTGGCCAACTGCATTTTATACAGAAGGACACTTTAGTAAAGCTACATTACAACAGATATTTAGTTTCTGGAGACAGTTTTAATTGAATTGATTAAAATATAGATTCTATATTAATTAATAAATATAGAATCTTTTTTTATGAGAGATTGTGTAATAGTAATTCCAGTATATAAACCTACTCTTGATTGTGTAGAAGAAATTTCTTTAAAACAACTACATAAAATTATTTATAATCCACCATTTCATATGGATGATTATAGAGATTGGGAAGAAAGAGATGTATTTCTTGTTTATCCTCAAGGAATGGATATAAGTGAATATAAAAAAATATATCCTTCTCTTAAAGAAAAAACATTTGATCCTGAATATTTTAAATCAACAGCAACATATTCACAATTATGTATATCATATGATTTTTATAAATCATTTGATTGGTATGATTATATGTTGATATATCAACTTGACTGTTATCTTTTTAAAGATGAAATTAGTAAATGGTGTAAAAAAGGATATGATTATGTTGGTGGTCCTATTCTTTCTACTGATTGTGGATGGAATACAATAAAAGAATCACAAAAAGGTAAGAAGTGGACTCCTTATGTTGGTAATGGTGGATTTAGCCTTAGAAAAATATCTACATTTAAAGAACTTACAGATCCTCTTGGTGAATTTAGAATAAGATATAATTTAACAGATGATAAATTAAAGAATGTATTATTTGAAGATAAATACTTCTGTAATGATATTTATAACTTATATGAATTAGATGTACCTTCTTGGAAAGAAGCTCTTGAATTTGGTTTAGATATGTCTGTAGATATTGTATATAATTATCTTAAATGGACTGGTGAACCTATGGGTATTCATTCTGTTGATAAGAATATCAGATGGTGGAAAAAAATAATTCCTGAGTTTATGGATCAAAAAGTCATAGATTATTGTGAAGAAAAACATAAAGAATTCTTTAAGTTATATTATGATGAAAATGATTCAACATTAAGACAATAATATAGATTAAATTATTATAAGTTTTATTATTATATATAATTTATAATATGTAATTAATTATGAAGAAATTTTCAGATATATTTAACGAATCTTGTGTAACAAGTGATGTAAATCAAGGTAATTCATTATCACTTGGTGTAAGTAATCATTATACACCTGTTCAGAATATTGTAACTAATGTTAGAAATTTATTTTCTATCATAGTTCCTGTTGTTGCATCTGTTGCAGAAGATGGTGTATCAGTTAAATTAAATTCTAGTAAATTTGTAAATAAAGAAGAAATTAATAAATTACTTTATCAACCAGTATATCAATCACAATCTTTATATTCATTCATTGCTTCACAAGGACTTGATCTTGTTAAGATGGTAAATCTTGGCATGTATTTTGTTGTATATTTCTGCCCAAGAGATATTAAACAAGCAGCTCCTGGTCTTGAAGCAAATCCAGCTTCAGCTCCAGTAAAAGAACAATTCCAAGAAGAAGTTGAAATGTTTAACTTTATCAAAGAAAGTGAAGATGATGAAGAATTAAAAGATTTGACTAAAGAAAAACTCAAAGAAATTCTTGATATGAAGGATAAAGTAAAAGCTGCTAAGCAGATGGAATTACTTATTTCTAGTGAAGTAGAACTTCCAAGAGAATATTATTTTGCTGGTGTTAAAGATAAACAAGGAAATGAATCAATTGCACTTAGATGGAAATATACAGTAAAGAGACCAAAGGGAATGAGTGCTGAAATTACAAGAAGCCTTATTAATATTTATGGTGTTGATAAAGATGGTGTATGGGTAGGAGATTTTGATGAAGATAGTATGTTCCAACTTCCTGATGAAGTAAAGAAACTTATTGAAACAGTTCTTGATTATATTGGTGCCGAAAAAACAGATGATCCATGTGTATATGATTTATCCGGAGAAAATAAAAAAGATAAAGAAGATAAAGAGGATAAAGATGATGAAGAAACAAAGGATAATTCTAACAAAAATGATGGAAATAAAGAAAAAGAAAGAGAAGAAAGCAAAAAAGAAAATGATGAAGATGTAGAAGATGATAAATCTCGTGATGAAGCTGATGATTTATTAAAATAAATATATGACTATTAAAATATGAAAAATATAGTAGAATATATTAGTGAAAAGTTTAATGATATAAAATCTAAAGAAGTAAATGAACAAGATGACACTGTTTGGGTACTTAGAGATAAAGATTTAGATGGTGCAATTTTTGATGTATGTGATACAGAAGAAGATGCTAACCGTTTAAAAGAAATGAAACTTAAAGAAAATCCTGATGCAAATTTTGAAGTAGTAACAGGAAAAAGAAGTGAATTTGTAAAAGAAAATTAATAAATAATAAATTATGAAAAATTTAACAGAATATTTAACAGAATCATCATCTATTAATGAAGCATGGAATTCAAAATGGGATGATGTATTAGATTATCTTTTAGATGATATGGATCCAGAAGAATTAGAATCAATGAAAGAAGATGATCCTGGTGAACTTTTTGATTGGATGCAAGGACAACTTGAAGATAGTGATGATTCAACAGCAAGAAGTTTTGCTAAAGCATTATCTAAGAATGATCCAGCTGTTATTAAACATATTCAAGATAAAGTTGATGAAATTTTAGCTGATTATGATGAATAATAAAATATTTAAATAAATTAAAATTGAGGGATTCTTTTGAATTCCTCTTTTTTTATACTATATTATATATGTAATTAATGAAAGATATGTCAAGAAGCTATAATAAAGTATTTACAACTGGTTTATGTTGTGGTGATAATCGTTGGTTTTATAAAGATCGTCGGCATAAATTTGCAAATCATATAAAACATCAGCTTCGTAATTTGATAGCAAATTATGATACTGATGAAATTGATGATATTATTGAAAAACCTAAATATATTAAACAAGATACTTGGGCTGAACCTACTGATGGACGTTTAATCTACTTTTCACTTGATAGACTTAAGGAAAGATATAAAGATTGGGATAAAGCAAAAAGAAAACTCTATCCTAAAATAACTAAAAAATGTAATTGGAAATAATTATGACAGAAGCAAAATTTAGAGACATTATTTCGACAATGGTTGAGTTTGGTTGGCTTGACCCTGGAAGAGCTATTCTTGATAGAGAATATCTTAATACTCAGTTATCTCTATATATTGAGGCAGCAAATACTGCACGTGAAATACTTAACATGGAACCTTTAGTTTAGATAAATAATATTATGGATAAAGTAGTTAATGGTAAAAAGATTACTGCTGCTGTAGTAATTATTGATAGTGAAGGAAATATTCTTGCTTGTCATGGTACTGGTAAACCTAAAGATAGTGGATATGATTTTCCTAAGGGTTGTGTAGAAGAAAAGGAAGCAGATATTGCTGCAGCTGTTCGTGAACTTAGAGAAGAAACAGATATTTATCTTGATGATTCTTATCGACTGATTGATGCAGGAATACATCCGCATAATAAGGAAAAGAATATTCATCTATTTATTTATAAGACTAATCATTTTCCTCCTCTTGAACAGTTGAAGTGTTCTACATATTTTGAAAGATATGGTAAGCAATTTCCTGAAGTAGATTCTTATAAGATTATTTCAAAAAGTGAAAGAAGAATGTTTAATAAAGTACTTCAGAATAAATTTGAAATTATTGATAATTTTAATAAATAATGAAACACAATGTAGAAGTAGAAACATTTTTTAAAGTATTATTTCTTATTTTAAAACTTGGACTATTAGTTTATTTAATTTTCTTTTTATAATATATAATTATGGCTTATAAAGGTGACCCTGAAAAAGATTTGATGTGTCAGTATCTTGACTGGGACAAAAACACAATGAGTCTTGAGACTCTGCTTGGTGCTATTGAAGATGCAAGAAGGAATGCTATTAAAAATGGATATGATCCTACAAAGATTCCAGTAGTAATTAGGTTTGATAATATTAATTATGCTATTCCTTGGTATGGCGCAGGATATGGTATTGGTAGTAAAGGATTTAGTATGTTTATTGAATCTGGTAATTATCATAAAATTATGCCTATCGTTTCTGATGTTCGCCCTGAAAGCGGTGAAGGAGAATATTGGTATAGTCGTGGTCCTGGTTATCCTGATATTTCTGGCTTTGTAAAATCTAAACAAGCTGGTGAAAGGATTGATAAGATGGTATCTGAAGTCCTGATGAATAATGAACATAAGTCTTGGTTAGACTATCGTGAAACTGAGCCTACTTGGATTCAGTATAAGTTTCATAGTGATGAATTTGATATGGAGATGCTTGATAAGCTTACTAAGGAAAACAATGGAATTATCACTAAGGAAATTATTAAGAAATGCAGTAAACTTTTTGGAATGTAATTATGGATGTTATTTTATTTATTTATTTTCTAATTTTAGGAATGTTTTGGTTAGCCACATTATCTTGGCTTTTAATTGATGAAGGTGATTGTTATTATGTTAATGCCATTGTAAATGGTGATGATGAAATAAAAGCAGATATAACTGGTTGGATAAAAATGGTTTGGATTTCAATTTTCTGGCCTATTTATCTATTATATTTATATCTAAGATATGGATTTATTCCTACAGTTAAATTCTTATGGAAGGCAATCATATTTATATTTAAGTTTTTGTTATATCCATTTAAATTAGCTTTTGGCTGGATTAAATTCAAGAAACCTTCTGAACCATTACATGATAAGATAGCTAAATGGATAGTTAAAAAGTACCATTTATAATTGAAATTTTATAATTTAATTCTATATTAAATTGTAAAATAAATATTATGAAGAAACGAATAGTAATTAAAGATTGGAAATATTCATTAGGAGTAGCTTGTAATAAAGTTACTTCTGAAATTATTTATGAAAAGAAAGTAGATGATCATTTTGAATATTTTACTTTTGATAATAAATATATAGGAAGATATAATTCTGATGTTTCTTTATTTAGAGATGATTTAAATTTAGTAGTATTAGATTCTGAATATTAATATGGATAATATTGGAGAAGTAAAAGATGCACAAGTAAAAGATAAAATCAAAGAAGAAACTACTGATTTAGCAGAAATAGCTAAACTTCTTGATAAAGATATGTTTTTTACTGCAAATGTTGCAAATAAAAAAACTTGGGCTGTTCAAAAGAAACGTCTTGAAGTTTCTATGCTTGAAATATATAAAGAAATAAATGCTGCTATTAATGCTGGTGAATTTTCTGTAACACTTTGGCTTACTAATAATCAGAAAGAATTTCTTTATAATAAAAATTTTAGCCTTACTCCTATTGAAAAAGGTAATAGTAAAATAAAATGCCAAATTTATTGGAATTAAAAAAATTATAATATATGATACATACTGTAGATAACTTTGAACTTTTTGCTAAGAAGCTTTTTGAGAAGCCTCTTAAAGAAGATGAATTTTACTTTCTTCAGATTCTAGTTCGTGGAAAGGATGGTCATCATGTAAGTGGTAATAACAAGAATCGTCTTGTCAAATATTACACTATTACTTCTGGTGAACAGCTTCTTTCTCTTAAAGATGAGATTCTTGCTATCTGTCATGTAGATAATGCAAGAGCATATATTCATCCTACTAAGAGAAATGCTAAGGAAGTTGCAAATATTGCTGTTGAGCTTGCAGTTCATACTTTTGTATCTCAGAACTGGATTGGTTTTAAGAGTATGTATTCTACTGCTTGTGGTCAGAGTTTTGTAACTAATGATAAGAAGTTTATCGTTGATCTTGATGATATTCATGAAGGTGATGCAATCCTTGATGAAATTAGGAATAAAATTTATACTTATCGTGGTCATGGTGGTGAAAATTCTGATAAGGTATTTATGACTGTTCCAACTAAGAGTGGTGTACATCTTATTACCTGGCCATTTGATGTAGGTCAGTTTACAAAGGATTTTCCTGGAATTGATATTCATAAGAACAATCCTACTCTTCTTTATTTTAGATGGGAGACTGAAGATGATAAAATTAAAAAGGATAACATAGATAAATATATGATATCTGCTGAATATGGTCGTGCATCAGAATATTAATAAAAACAAGGCAACATGCGAACTGCAGTGGACTGTGTTGAATAATATTAAGTCGTCGATACGAGTTATCGAGTGTAAATAATTGCTTGTTTTTTATTCCAGGAATGAATTCCTGGAATTTTTTTCTATATTAATATTGTAATTTATTAAAATATATGATTGAAATAATTGCAGTAATATTTGGGTTATTACAAGGTATTACAATTGCTCTTAATAAAAGAAGTAATTGGATATATTGAAGGTATTAATTGGATGAGTAATGAAATTTTAAAAAGAATCTAATACGGATTATAATTTATTATTCAAGAGATTTTTATATGAATACAAGAGCATTATATAAAACTTGGGAAGATTACATGCATGCTAAGTATGGTGATAAAATCAAAGAAGAATGTAAGAATTTTGTCTTCTTTGAAGATGGCTCTATGAAGTATGATTTTGATAAATTTAATGATTATTGGGAAGCTATGATTGATGCTGTAAAGAATGGCGAAAATATTGATAAAGTAGTTAATCTTGTTTTTAGAGAGAAAGTTGATTGGCCTATTGTAAAAGAAAAACTTTTGAAAGAAATTAATATAAGAGAATCAGCTAAGAAAGGTTGGGAAACTAGAGCACTTAAGAATTATTTAAATTCAAAGGAAATATGAAATACAAGATTAACATAAAATATTGTCTGCAAACTCTTTCTTATGAATATTATATAATTGATAAGAAGACAAAGAAAGTAGTTGCACATAACTATTATAAAGGTTATGGTCCTAATAAGAAAATTAGGGAAGGTATTATTAATATGTATAAAGGTATTTTAGATTTTGAATAATATGAAATTACCAAACATTATTTATCCAATAGGAACAAAGGTTTATAAACCTTCTGGTAAGCCATTTAAATCTGGAAAGAAAATAAATACTATTTCTTGTATTATTGAACATCCATTTAAAAAAGATGAAAATGGTAACGGAGTTCCAAGTTATAAATTTGTTGAAGATGATTCAATTGTTGAGGCAATAATGTGTAAAGCTATTTAATTATGAGCAGAACTTATAGAAAAGAATATACAAGTAATCTTTTTCATAATGGTGAACATGGACATCATAATTCTTTAACTAGAGAATTTAAAGGTATTGATGGTTGTTGGACAGTTAAGTCTGGAAGAGGATTGATTGATCGAAGAGATTATGAATCTGATAGATGTAAAGCTATTAGAAAGATTATGACTCAGAAACGAAGAACTGTTATGAAAAGAAATACTAATAAAATTATTGAAGAGGAACTATTATATGATGCTTATTAATATTGGTGGTAATTTATTTCCAATTCCACAAAATAATGACAATAATGATAATGATGATACTCCTAATGGCTGTGGATGTTTAATCATTATAATTATACTTTTATTGATATTTCTTTTTATAAAATAGAGGAGATTCTTTGAATTTCCTCAATTTTTTTCTATATTATAATGTGATTAAAAAATAAACATTATGAATAAAGAAGAATTATCAAAGAAAATCCATGATGCTTTGATGGAGTATTCATTTAAGATTGCAATGGAAAGTGAAGATGGTAAATTTAGCATGTCTGATATGTGTGAAGCATTCCATAAGGGTACTGAAGTAATTCTTGAATCATTAAACATTAATCTTGATTAATATGACTTTTAAGACTCTTCCATATGATAACTTACTTAAGGAAATTGGCTGTGTTGCTGATGATCTTAAGTATGAATGCTATGTAGTTGGTGGTTTTGTTCGTGACCTACTTCTTAATAGAGACAATGATGACATTGATGTTGTTGTTGTTGGTAAGGGAGTAGAGATGGCTAAGACCTATGTAAAATATCTTCGGGGTTTAGGAAGAAATGTAAAGTATTCTTTTTTTGAAAACTTTGGTACCGCTCAGGTTAAGGTTGATGATCCTGAGTATGGTGATATTGAAGTTGAGTTTGTTGGCGCAAGAAAGGAATCTTATGAGCGTGGTTCTAGAAAGCCTATTGTTGAAGAAGGTACTCTTCGTGATGACCAGCTTCGTCGCGACTTTACTATCAATGCAATGGCAATTTGTTTGAATAAGAAGCATTTTGGAAAGCTTGTTGACCCTTTCAATGGAGTTGATGATCTTAAAAGAGGAATTATTCGTACTCCAGTAAATCCAGATATTACTTTTTCTGATGATCCTCTTCGTCAGCTTCGCGCTGTTCGTTTTGCAGCTAAGCTAAATTTTGATATTGATAGAAATACTTTTGAAGGAATTCAGAGAAATGCAGATAGGCTTTCTATCATCTCTGAGGAAAGAATCAATGTTGAACTTATGAAAATTCTTGCTTCTGACTCTCCTTCTAAGGGTATTCATCTTCTTCTTGATACTGGACTTCTTGAGAAGTTTCTTCCTGAAGTAAGTAAATTAAATACTGATGGAAGGACTGAGAAGATTACTCATGGGCATAAGAATATCTTTGCTCATACTCTTGAAGTTCTTTCAAATGTAAGTGCAAAGACTTCTAATCCTTGGATTCGTCTTGCTGCACTTCTTCATGACATTGGTAAGATTCCTACCAGAAAATATATTCCTGGTACTGGTTATACTTTTATGGGACATGAGAATGTTGGAGCAAACATGGTTGATGTAATTTTCCGCCGTCTTAAGCTTCCTCTTGATGAGCATCTTACTCTTGTACATAATTTGGTAAAGCTTCATATGCGTCCTCAGTCAATTGCTTCTGAAGGTGTTACTGATTCTGGCGTACGTCGTCTTGTCTTTGATGCTGATGGACATATTGATGACCTTCTTATTCTTGCTGAAAGTGATATTACTACTGGTAAACTTGCAAAGAAAGAGAAGTTTATTGCTCAGTATGAGGAGTTGAAGAAAAGGATTGAAGAGCTTAAGCAAGCTGACTTTGTAAGAACTTTCCAGCCTTGTGTAAGTGGTAATGATATTATGGAAAGATATGGTCTTTCTCCTTGTAAGAAGGTTGGTGAACTGAAGCAGATTATCAAGGATGCTGTTCTTGATGGTACTGTAGAGAACACTCCTGAAAAGCTATATGAGATTCTTGATAAAGAAATGAATTATGAATAATAAAAAGGCAAAAGAAAGATGGATGAAAATCCAAGAGAATAATAAAAAGTGTTGTGCTAATTGTTCTCAATTATGTAAATATTCAAGTGGTGATTATATTTGTTATTTTTTGACATCTAAAAAAGAAACAAAAACAAGTGGTGTAATTGTTCATGCAGATGAACTTTCTATGGTTCGTGGAAAGTGTTTTGACAAGTATAATGGATTAAATTTAATGTCGATGCAAATGGTAAAGAAACACCTTTAAATAAATATACTTATGAAAAGTAATTATGCAAAATTATTAAAATATAAAGATGAGATATATACATATTCTCATTCAAAGGGAAATATTTTAATATATATTAGTCAACCTTATTATTATTATGAAGACTGGCTAGATGATGGTGGTATTCTTGTTGTAAAATATAAACCTAATACAAAAAATAATCAATACTATGTTCTTCATAAATTAAGAATTTGTGAAGGAAGCGGACATATTGAACATATAAATTTAACAAAACAAGATAGAATAGCTAAAGAATATGAACATGAATAAAGAAGCATATATTGAAAAGGTTTTGAATGGAGTATCTATCAAAATAGGAAATGCTATAGAATCTGATCATGATAATATGTGGGCTTTAATTGATGACTATATTAGAGCAGGTATTGAAGAAGCATATGATAAAGGCCATATAGATGGATATAGTGAAGGTTATAGTGATGCAATGAATACAGCTTCTTATGAATTTGATAGAGAAAGATGTTATCTTTAAAATATAATGATTAATTATGGGTGAAAATATAAATAAACCAGTTCCTAAAGTAGGAAAAGAATATCATTTCTTTGATGATGGTAAAATAAGACGTTCAAGACATTATATTGCTACTATTAAAAGAATTATTACTAAAGAAGAAGCAAAATCAATTATATTTAAACTTACAGAATATTTTAATGATGATGATTACTATGATTATAAATCATCATTATATGATATTTGGCAATCAGAAATAGAAAGATATGATTGGATTATCGCTAAAGATACTGATTATATAGTAGAAGCATCTATTCCTGAGTATGATGATAATTTAATTTATTTTGTAAGAACAAAGAATGGTGGATGGTTTAGTATGAATATACAAAGCGATTGGCAAGGAGGAAGACTTGATATTGATGGAAAATTATATGAATCACTTTTAGAATATGAAAACTTATACATGTAATGGATTATATTATGAAGGAATAGTATATGTTCTTGAATCATTAGAAGATTGGGATGAATATGAAAAGATTTGTAAAGAAAAAGATCCTAATTTTCCAAAATGGAATCCTAATTTTTATCATATAAAAGAAGAATTTAAAGAATATATTAATTGTATTTGGGAAGATAAAGAAAATCTACGATATACATATAATGGTAAGTCAGTTTATAAAGAATATATTGTAACAGGTATTGAAGATAATGGACCAATGATGGATTGGTATTGGATTGTTGAAAATGAAGATGATCCAAAGGATATAAAGCATATTCTTGTTAATTCTCATGATTTGAAAAATGGTTTAAGATAAGATTATTAAATTTTTTATAATGCAGTTTCTATATTATATTATAGAAGCTGCATATTTCTTATGTAGTTAATAACAAAAATTCTAAAAAAACAAATAACGTATGAATATTTTAACAAAAGAAACTGTTAAGACCTATTCTTATACTACTGCCAATGGTAATAGAGAAGGTTCAATGCTTGTTAGAATTAATGGCCGTGACTACGTCAAGTTTGGCACATTCCAAGCTGTCACGTTAGTTGGAAACTTGTGCGAAGTCTACGATGCTGATGTTAAACGTTCTAAAACTGTGCTCTTTGTTGGTGTATCAAGGCAGCACCCACGTGACATAAAGATTGATAAGGAACTCGCTTATGAGACTGCTCATCTTAATGCACTATTTAATCCTCAGATGGTTATTGAAGTAGGAGAATGCTTCACTCAATATAACTTCAGAGAGTTTGCAAAAAATTATATTGATACTCTTAAACTTCAGTTTGTAAAGACAACTCAAGAAATTGATGAAGATGATTTTTTATCAAGTATTGAAGATATTGAGTTTGAAGAAATTGAAGATGATGAACCAGATATTGAGGAGACAAAAATATCTGAAAAGTAATAATGGGTGATGATTTAATTCAAAAATTTGGATATTCTGAAATGTATGAGTGGAATGAACTTCCACCAAATGATTCTAAATTAGGTAGATTTGTTACATTTTCATCAGATGATCCTTCTAAGATTGTAAAAATAAATAAATCTAATCAGCCTGTTCTTGGAGTCACTACTGTTAATTCAGTAGTAGATTCTGATAATCCAGAAGAATGGAAATATAAAAATCTTTGTAATGAATATGGTGATTTATATCTTAGAAAAGAAAAGCTTGCTGTTGGTGAAAAGGTATATGATCAACTTAATGAAATAAACTATATTCGTACTCGTCCTTGGGAACATTTTATCACAATAGATAATAAATATTATGATAAGAATAAAAAGTATGTCAAGAGAACAAATAGAGGAGAATGGATTAGAGTTACTTTGATGGGTAAGACAATAGTTTATGATAATGGTAAATGCACTCCAGGTGAATGGTGTACTCCATATACTGGTAAATTCAAAGAGGATTTTGGTATAGCTGTTCCAGCAACTGAAAAATCAAAAAATAAATATTATGTCCTTGAACGACTTAGTGATAAGACAATATTAATTTTTTATAAATAAATTATAGTTTGAAGTATGGCAAAGGTAGAAGAAAATAAAAAATTAGACGTTATCTCAGTCATTACAACATTCTATAATGCTGAGAAATTTATATTCAATACTCTTAATTCTATTAATCAGCAAATTATTGACGGATTTGATTTTGAGTATGTAATTGTTGATGATAAATCACCAGATTCTTCAAGAAAAATAGTTGAATCATTTATTGAAAATAATGTTCCAGAAGACAAGAAAAGTAAATGGAAACTTTATACTCCAGAAGAAAATCTTGGTTGTGGTGGAGCAAGAAAATTTGGTATTGATCATGCAATTGGAGATTTCTTTATGTTCCTTGATGCTGATGATTATTATATGCATACAAACTTTATGTTGAATGCTTATAATACAATTATTTCAGAAAATGCAGATATTGTTGAATATGGTGTAATATTTAATCAACCAAATGGACAACAAATAAATAATACTGCTCCACAAAAGTATATTATTGAAAATAATCCAAGTGTTGCTGAAATTGCATTATTCAAAGATAATCTTATTAAATTCAATGTATGGAGTAAAATCTATAGAAGATGGGTTGTTGAAAGTTATCCTTATTCAGAAGTACGTACATATGAAGATGTAAGAACTATTCCTGTATGGGTTTCAAATGCTCATAAAATAGTTATAATGCCTACTGCTGAGATTAATTATCGTGCTGCTAGTGGAAGTATTATTAGAAGTGATATGATTCAAACTCGTCTTGGAACTATTACTGCTATTACAGAATTATTCCCAAGATTCAAAGATGATTATAATGTTCTTAAAGCTATGTATGGTAGAGCTATGGTTGATTTAGAGGCATTACTTCATAATCATTCTTCTAATGATCCAGGATTTAATGAAATGAGTAGATTAAATACAATAATGCTTTCTTATCTTTATCCAGATAATTATAAAGAAATTACTTATAATATTGATTTAGAAGAAAATAAAAATATTGAAGAAAATAATGAATCTAAATAGTGCTCTTTTAAAATATCATATTATTAATTCATTAATTTTTGTTGATGGTAATTATTCAGTTAGTAGAGAATTGAAAGTTAAACTTATAAGGTATAAGTTCAATTTTAAGAAATTTTTTGATGAATTTAATGAAATACAATCAAAATATGCTGAAGAAGTAAAAACTGATGAATATAATGAACTTGTTTCAATTCCAATTAAAGATAGAACAAAAAAACAAGATGATAGACTTGATAAACTTATACAAGAAATAAATTCAGAATATAATTCATTAATAAATCAAAAATTATCTGAAGAAGTCAATACGGATTGGTATACTCCATTAAATGAAACTGAATTTGATGAATTATTAAATGTAAATATTGAACATAATGTAAATATAAATGGAACTGAAATAAATGGAACCGATTTTGTTACATTAATTCATGATAATTTATTATAAAAAAAGAAGAGGTTTTGTTAAACCTCTTCTTTTTTGTTTAAAGATTTATGTAATTATATATAATGTATGTTGGTCAGTACCAGGAGATGATGCTACTGTAATTTGGTCTATATAATTTGTTTCAGAACTATGTGTAACTATATTATTTGTATATGTTGTATTTTCTGATTGTCTATTTATTTTACCAGTAATTCTAATATAATTAGAAGACATAACTCCTAAATTTATAGTAGGATTATTTAATGAATTTCTTGATCCCCAGTTATATGTATTTACTGCAAATAATAAATTAGATGCTTCAGATGTAGAACGTTTAATATATGTAAATAAACCTTCAGTAGATATTTTTGTATAAGTATTATAAGGTATTCCAGGTCCTGGTACATCAACTGATCCTTCACATATATATGTTGATGAAGCTAATAAATATATATTACCATTTCCAGCATCAACATCTATATTATAGTCATCTGATTTTATTTCTATAGGTGCTGAATTTCCATATATATTTATACCATTTGCACCTCCTTCTAAATATAATATATCATCATCACTATTAATATTGCCATTATAATCTCCTGTTGAAATTAATCCACCACCACTAAAACTTAATGTATTTCCTGCTGGATTAAATGTAAGACCATTATTTACATATGATTTAGCAAGACTTCCTGAAGTTTGATCAGTAAATAAAAAATTATATGATTGATTAGTATTTTTAGTTTCTATTGTAGGATATGTAGTTGGTAATGTAGGTAATTTATAAGAATCTACAGTAACTCCAGTTACATGTCCTTTTAAATCTCTTTTTATATTAACACCTGTAACAATTTGAGTTGTACCAAATGTTGCATCACTTCCACCACTTGCATCAACATTTAATTCTGCTGAACTATTCTCTGCAGGTGTATAGTGACCTTCTAATGATGTTGATACATCTGTCCATGGAACATTTACAATTAATTTTCCATCTGGATTTGTTTGTATACCATAATATTTACCAGCAGTAGTTTGTGCACTATTTACATTAACAGCAGATGATGCACTATGATAAGTTTTTGCTACACCATATACGGAATTTGTCATTACAGGTATATCACCTGTAACACTAGTTGTAAGTGATCCAGAACGAGATAATGTCATTCTAACACCATTAACTCCACTTGTATTACCGCTAAATGATGCTCCACTTACATATGTATCTGTCCAAGGTACATTAGTATATAAATTACCATTACTAATATCTAGTTTATAATTTCTAGCAGTTGTATTTGTAGTGTATCCTGTTTTTCCAACACCATATGTTGATGATGTCATTATTGGAATTGTAAAATTAATTGTTTTATTACTTGTTAAACTGTCATCACCATTATGAACATGATATGTCAATGTTACTTTATCACCAGCATTGTCATTAGAAGTTACTTCTGCTTTATAAATATATGAATTAATCCATGGTACATATGTAAATAAATTACCTGCAGATGTAATTTCTGTTTTATATTTTTTTACTGAATTAACATAACCTAATTTTGCTACACCATATGATGTTGATGTCATAGGTGGTATAGTAGATGTATGTGAATCATTATAATTTGTAATTATAGATAATTTTCTACCACCACCATCATTTTCATTTTTAAATTCTGTAATATATGTTTCTTTAATAGTAAATTCATATGCACCTACTACATGACGTTTTGAATCAAGTTTAAGACCATTTAAAATTGATATACCATCTCTAAGATAATGAGGATTTGAATCATTTATATTATTAGAAGCTATAAATGATGTTGCTCCTGAACCAGTACGAGCTGTAGGAGATGATGGTATATAGTGTGTTGTTGTAATTGAAATATTTGTATCACTTGAAGTTCCACTACCACTTATATCTCCTGATAAAGATATAGCATGAGCAAAATATGATGAATCCTTACTATCAAGTGTATCAGCATCATCAGCAGTATTAGCATGATTTACTGATAAACTAGAAGATTTAGTATATGTTATTGTGATTGTTCCATTTGATTTAGTAATATCAGAAACTAAATCTTGTCCGGATGATTTTGTACCAGATAATGTATCAACAGCATATCCTTTACTTACAGTAATAGTATAAGCATTATTATCATTTGATATAGATACTCCATTTACAAAATTACCTGTTCCACTAGAACTTATTGAAATAGATCTTGAATATCCATATTCTTCACCATGTGTCCATATAGAATGTCTTTTATTATCAAATACTAAAGAATTTGATGTATCAGCATCTAATGTTTTTATTTTATTATAGGTTGTTGAATATGAACCATCACCATTATAAGTATTAAATACATTACTTGCCATATATTACTATATTAATTATATAAACCTTTATACATAAAAATAATTTTTTAAGTGAAATAATTATATAAATATCTATAAATATCTATATTAAATTATAAAATAATCAATTTTAGTAAATGAAAATTTTAAACGAATTCGGTATTAAACCTACAAGAACTGGTCGTGCTGCTGGTTATGATTTCTTTATTCCTAATATTAAAACTTCTGTAGAAGAAGGTAAAAATATTTTAGAAGCATTTTCAAAATCTTATAATAAAAGTGTAGATGAATTAAATAATCTTATTAATGATTTATATCTTCAGATTTCTGCTACTTATGGTGAAGATAAAATTAATGGTAATGAATTAAATATTCTTCATCTTTATCTTGCTATTGATTCTGTTTCATTAAAAAGTGTTGATGATTCAATTGAAACATTTGTAGATAATTATCTTGTTTATGATAAGAATGGAAATCCTGGTATTAAGCCTCGTGTTCTTGATCATGTAAAATTTAATTCTGGTATTCATACTCTTTTAAATAGAGGTACTGCTGGTATATTCTTTAATAAGAGTGGTAAAGGTGTAAAGGGTTGGGATATTAGAGCTTGTGTTGTTGATGATGATTATGCTGGTTTTGTTCATCTTTCAATGAGTTATACAAAAATTAATGATGAAGATGGTATTATTTATGTTGGTGATAAATTAACTCAGATGGTAATTCTTAAGGTTGAACAAGATGATGTTGAAGAAATTGATGCTGAAACTTATAATAAAGCAATGAGTGATTCAGAGCGTGGTTCAGATGGTTTTGGTTCAAGTGATGTAAAACATTAAAATATTTATTATTTATAATATTTAAAAGACTGATATTTTATCAGTCTTTTTTATTTTTATATATAATATATTTGTTTTTATTAATGGCTAAACATAGAGATTTTGGTACAATAAGAGTAAGAATACAATTACCTTCAACTGATGAACAGAAGGCAATAGTAGGAAGTATGCCTGATAATTTACAAAAAATAGGTGCAGATATTGATAGTGCTATGTTAGCTATTATTACCGGAGATACATCTAAAAAACCTAATATCGGTGATATTGCTAAAGGATTTACTATCGGTAAAGATGGTACATTATTTAGTAATATAAAAAATATTAATGAAGAAATTACACAAATAAAAACTGAATTAACTAATAGTAATAAAACATTATCAGATATATATGGTTTACTTAATTCAATTACTACTAAAGAAAATCCAGAATCAAAAAAATCATCTGTTCTTATTGTTGATACAACAAAGGCAAATAATTTAGAACAAATTCTTGGAGAGGTAAAAAATCTTGCTAATAATTCAAATGAAGTTGATTTAGATGGTTTTATTAACATTGAAAAATTCTTTATAATGTTAAATGAACTAACTAATGAAAATGGTATAATAACTCAAGCAGTAAATAATACAAATAATATACCTAATTTATCTAAAAAGGCAAATAAAAATATTCATACATTAACATCTTTATTTACTGCTATTAATAATTTAATTGTAATAGATTCTAATAAAATAAAAAGTAGTAGTGATGAACTTAAAGCTAGTATTGAATATTTAAATAAAATATTAGAAGATATATCAAAGCTTGACATTGATGATAATATTAAAAATGTCAAGAAAACATTTGATTCTATAAAGAGTTTATATGATGATAATGTTAAAGTAACTGCTGAAGCAGTAAAAAATCATACAGCAGACCTAAATACTATAAAATTAGGTCTTGATCAATCATATGAAACAGTTATAACATCTCATGATAGAATGAGTGATTTAGATATTGATGATATAGAATTAACTGCTGGTGATGTCGCAGGTGCTATTGCTTTATTAGGTGTAGTTATGCTTATTGGTGGAGCAATAATAAAGAATAATCCAGACTTAATTCTTGAATCAGTAAAATTTGGTGCTGTATTAACTACTTTCTTATTAGAATTAAGTATACCTATTGCTGTTATTGGTGTAATAAATAATAGACTTGACGCATCTTTTGATTCTTTAGCTGAATTAACTGTTTTTATAACAATTGCATCATTTGTAATGTTTATTGGCGCATTAGTTGTTCAAAATAAGAGATTAGTTATTAATTCATTATTATTTGGTACGGTTTTCTCAATATTTTTATTTGTAACTCTTGGAGCTATTAATATTGCTACAAAAAATATTACTCCTGAACTATTCAAAGATATTCATAAATTATCTTGGTTAATCATTACATGTACATTTGTAATGTTGATTGCTACTAAATTTGTTGAATCAAAAGAAATATGGGCTAATGCTTTACTATTTGGAATAATATTAGGAGGTTTTATCATTGCTGTATTATTACCATTTGCTTTATATGGTAGATTATTTAAAAAGACAATAGAGATAGCATCAGGTGCTGTACAATTAATTTTAGTATGTACACTAATAATGGTTATTGCAGCATATTTTGTTAAAACAAAAGAAATATGGGAAAATTCATTAAGATTTAGTGGTTTATTATTTGTATTTATATTTGCTACTACTGCACCACTATTATTCTTTGCTCTTCTTAAAGAAAAAGCATATGAAGCTATAGATTCTTATAGAAGATTTATAGTTACATCATTAATTATAATGACATTAGGTATCATCTTTATGAATATTAAAGGTGGTAAATATGCTATTGATGCTTTACAATTTGGTGCTTTATTAGGAGCATTTATATTTGCAACATTATTACCTGTTCTTTTATTTATTCCTTTACAGAAGAAAGCAACATCAACAATATTAGTTATAACTTTATTTGTATTAAGTTGTGCTGCTATATTATTTATGGCTGCTACTATTATTGAAAGTGGTACATGGAAAGCTGCATTATTATTTAGTGTAGCAATGGGATTATTTATTACATCAATATTATTACCATTTAAGAAAGGTGTTAATGAAAGTATTACTAGAGCAACATTAGCTATTTTATCATTAAGTGTTTTAGTATTTGTTTCAGGATATACTATAAAAATGGTAGCAGAAACTGTTAAAGATAATGGTTGGGGTAAAACTTTAATAGGTGCTGGTATTTTTGTTGCAACATTACTTATTTTAGTTGGAGGAATTGTATTTATATCTTCACTTATTGAAAATAATATAAATCCAAATAAAGTAAAAGCAATTTCATTTACTTTATTATCTATATCAGTTCTTATACTTATAACTTCATATTCTTTATCATTATTGAAGAAATCTGGAATTGAATTAGCAGATATTGGAAAATTTGCTATTTTAAACGCTATTGTTATTGCAATGGTTGGTTTAATAGTTTGGATTTCAAGTAAAGCAGATTTTAATAACGTTAAAAATACTATAATGATAATGGGAGCAATTAGTCTTACATTATTAGTTATTGTTGGTACATTATGGTTATTAAAGAAAGCTGAAATTACAAAAGAACATTTAATACAAATTGGACTTATAGCTGCTGGTATTACAGTAATGCTTGCTATTATTATGGTTATATCAATGATACCTGCTAAAAGAGTTTTAGAAGCAAGTAAAATAATGTTTGGAATAACATTTGTATTAGCTTTAGCAGTTGGTGCAATATGGTTAATGAAGAAAGCTAAAATTGATGAAACAGATTTAAAAAGAATTGGACTTATAGCTGGCGGTATTACTGTAATGACAGGTATTATAATGGCAATTAGTTTAATACCAGCAAAAAATACAGAAGCAGCTATTGGTATAATGCTTTCTATAGGTATTACATTAGCTTTAGTGGTTGGAGCAATATGGTTAATGAAAACTGCTCAAATTAAAGAAGAAGATCTTAAATTAATAGGATGTATAGCTGGTGGTATTACTATAATGACAAGTATTATTATGGGATTATCAGCAATAAAATCAGTTGATGCTAAAAAAGCTATATTAATTTTAGCTAGTATTACTATATGTTTAGTAGGATTAGTTTTAACTTTAGCATATTTAGCTAATTCTGGTATTGATTGGAAACATATTTGGATGTTATATGCTATTGAAGGAGCTGTTGTAGTTTTAACTGCTATTACAATAGGTATTGGAATATTACTTGAAAAAGTAAAAGATAAAGGAAAATTTTATGAAAGTTTATTTATAGTTTCTTTAATGACAGCTTGTGTTATTGGATTAGCTCTTGGTATTTCAGAAATAGCAAAAGCTGGTGTTGAATGGAAACATGTTTTAATGTTAGGTGCTCTTGAATTAGCTGTTGTAGCTTTAGTTGGTTTAGTTTTTGCTATTGGTGCTATAACTTCAATTCCAGGAGTAAAAACATTATTAGCAATTGGTGCAGTTATTATTGCAGCAGCTGTTGGTGTAGTTTTATTAATAGGTATTGCTATAAGAAAAATAGCAGATGCAGCAAAAGAAGCAGATGAAGTAAAACATCCAGAATCAATAGGTCTTGTTTTATCAGCATTTTTTAATTCATTTAAAGATTTAAGTTTAGGTAGTACATTAAAATTAGCTTTATTTGGTAAAAAAATAGCTAAAACAGTTAATAGATTAGTTGAACCAATTTCAAAGATTGTTGAAATTATAAAAAATATATCATCATTAAATGTTCCTACTGGTTTTGATAAAAATGGTAATCCAACAGGATATACACGTTTAACTCCAGAAGAATTTAAAAAAACTGCAAGTAATATAACAGATATACTTATGGTTATTCCAAATGGTGTTGCACCAGCTGCTAAAAGTATAAAGAAATTTGTAAAGAGTAATAAAAAAACAGATAATTTATTAGAAGTAATTAGTAATATGGGCGAAATTATTTCTAATATAGCTAAAGGTGTTCAATCATATGCTAATTTAGCAATACCTTCCGGATGGGATGAAAATTGTAAACCAACTGGTTATAGATTAATGAATGAACAAGATTTTATAAATGCTGGAAATAGTATAAAACAAATACTTATAATAATACCAGAAGCTATAAAAAATACTTATGGTGATTTAAAGAAATTAATAAAGAATAATGAAATTGACAGTGTTATAAAAACTTGTGTAAGTATTGGTGATATTATTGGTAATATAGCTAAAGGTGTTCAATCATATGCTAAATTATTAATTCCAAAAGATTATGATGAAAATGGTAAGCCTAAAAGATATGAATTAATGACAAAAAAAGATTTTAAGGATGCTGGTGAGGCAATTTCAGAAATTATGCTTACAATGACAAAAGGTGTTATTAATGCATATAAAGAATATGAAACTATAATGACACCAAGCAAATTCAAGAAAATTATTAAATCATTTTCTCCTATTGGTGAATTAATATCTAATATGAGTAAAGGTATTAAAGATATAATTGAATTAGAAATACCTATATATGATGAAAATGGTAATGTTGTTGGTAAGCAAAAATTAAATGAAAATGACTTTACTGATTTAAAAACTAATCTTAATATATTAATGACAGGAACATCACAATCAATTGTTGATATTGCTGACAATATGAAGAATAGTGATTTAGATCCTAGTTCTAAAAAGTTCAAAGCTATTATTGAATCATTTGTACCAATTGGAGAATTTATTTCTAAATTAGCAACTGGTATAAAAGATTATGCGTCAGCAACTTATACAGATGAAAATGGTAAGAAGATTCATGTTACTCCAGAATATATACAAGAAGCTGGAACTAATATATCTACATTATTAACAACTGTAACAAATTCATTAATAGATTATTATAATGATCCTAAATATACAAAGTTATTTGATAAAGATATTATTAAAAATATAGGAACACAATATAAAGAAATTACAGAAGTTATAAGTTCAATAATTGATTCTATTAAGAAAATAGGAGAAATTAAAAATGATATTATAATAACTAGTCTTAATAATTTAAATACAATATTTAATGGAACAAAGAAAGATAAATCAGATAGTTTAATAAATATTATATGCTCAGCATTTAGTGATAATATAAGTTATGATTCAAATAAATTAAAAACTATACAAACTATATTTACAGATTTATTTGATACTATTAATATATTAAATAAAAATTTAACTGAGAATGAAATTAAAAATATTCCAGAACAAAAAATTATAGCTATTATTGATAGTATTACTAATATAATTAATAAATTTAAACCTGGAGATAGTTTTTGGGATGATAATAAGAATGTATTAAATATTGCAAATAAGTTTAAAACATTTGATTTAATAAATGGTTATATATCATCATCTATAAAGAAAATTAGTAAATTAATAGATAATATAGATAAATTAAATATTAATAATTTATATTATGAAGAAGTAAATGATGAAAATAAAGAAACTAAAAATAAAATTAATAAAATTACTAAAGTATTAAATTCTATTAGTAATATTACTAATATATTAAATTCAAACACAAATGTAAAAATAGATAGAGAAAAAATAAATAAATTAAAAAAGGAACTTGGTTTAATAGATAATTTAATAGATGTCTTAAAGAATTCTTTTAAAAAACTTAATAAATTTAATAAGGCATATGAAACTGATAATAATTTTGATAATATTTCCATAGCTATTAAAAAGTTTAATATTGCTTTTGCTAATATTAAGAAAGAATTAGAAGGAGATCCTAAAAATAATATTCCAGGATTATCTAATGAATCAATTAAAAATTTAGCTAAGTTAGAATATAAAGTTGAAACATTTAGTAATATTGTTAGAGACCTTATAAAAGCATCTTCTGATTCAATAAAGAATCCTAAGTTATTTGAACAAATTGGACAAGGTATTTCAACAATAAATAGTAAATTAAATGAAGTAAATAGTAATAATGCTGAAAAGATTGATAATGAAGTTAGATCATTAGATAAATTTGTAAAATCAGTTGATAGAATTGATTTAGTTAAAGTTACAAAAATGACAAGTCTTATGGAAGCAATGAGTAATTTAGCTGATAAGATGGGTGGTTTTGATAAACTTGCTGAATTATTAGATGGTGATTTTATAGAAATACTTACTAAACTTAATGATACAGTTAATGAAGCAAAACAAAGTATAGAAACATCAGAACGTATTAATAAGCAAAGACAGCAAGAATTAAAGAAGAATATTGAAGAATTCAGTAAACTTATGGATAAGAATATTGTTGTTGGAGTAAGTGAACTTGATAAAGATGGTAATCTTAAAGTAAGTTCAGAAAAAATAAAAAAGAGTTAATGTATGAAAGTATTTAATATATATCATAAAAATGAAAAATTAAATCATAGACCATTAACAGATAAAGATGTATTAGGTATTAAAGAAAAGAATTTTATTTTAAAAAAAGAAAATAATAGAATTGTAAAAATACCTTTACAAGAAATAAAAATAATTAAATGTACATTAATATAATATGTTTACACTAAGAGGAAGACAAGATAATTTTAGGTTAATATTTCCTAAAGAGTTTATTGTACCAGAAATTGAAGAGAAATATGCAAAAATACTTCAAGATAAACATAGTTTTATATATACACCGATTGACTTTGTAAATGAAACAATACAGAGTGTACAAGTATTAGGTTTTCAAGAAGCTACTGTTGAACAACTTCAACCTGGTAGAGGAACATATACAGATAATCCAAATAGAATTAATCAGAATAGATTTATGCATACTACATCAAGTGTAAATTATCGTTCTGAGAAAAATCCAATTGATTTAATTGATAAGACTCTTAATGTACAATTCAGGCATACTCTTGGATTTGTTAATTATTTTTTATTATTTGAGAATTTCTTTTATCTTTATGCTAGAGATACTAAATATGATCAAATGATTCCAAATTTATTTATAGATATAATGGATAATATTGGAAATGTATATTCTAGAATAGAAATCATTAAACCAATAATTAGTGGTATTGATATGCTTGATTTAAATTTTACACAGCCTCTTGCACAAAGTCAGACATTCAAAATTGAATTTAAATATTCTAATTTAGATTTCCAATTTATATCTAATGATGATTCACAAGAAAAAAATGTAATTACTTATATTTAATCCTGGAAAGTTAATAAATTTTTAATTTCTTGCTACTTATTTTTAGCCTGGTCGCGCTAAAATATAAAAAACATATAATATATTAAAGAACAGTTTATTTTATCCTAAAAACGATTTAAATAAATTGTTCTTTTTTATTGTCTTTTTATATTTTATTTTTCTATATTAAAAATGTATGAAAAATATATATTAATTATAATATGATATTAAATCAAGGTTTAGCATATACAGATTTGACAATTGTACCAGCTGTTATTAGTGATGTTGATAGTAGAAAAGAATGTAATATCTTTTATGAAGATGGAAATCTTCCTATTTTTACATCTCCAATGATGACTGTAGTTAATGAACATAATTATAAAATTTATAAAGATAATAAAATTAATGTAATTCTTCCAAGAACTATTAAGTATAAAGAAAGAATTGATTTTCTTAATAATGGTGAATGGGTTGCATTTTCTTTAAAAGAATTTAAAAGATTATTCTGTTATTTACCTGAAGATCCTGTTCAAAATGTCTTTAAACAAGAAAAGGATAAAGAATATAAAGTATTAATTGATATGGCTGATGGTCATATGCATTCTTTATATAAAACAACTTTTGAAGCAAAAAGAATTGCAAAAAATTATGGATATAAACTTACTATAATGGTAGGTAATATAGCTAATCCTATGACATATCGTTGGATATGTGAGAATACTTATGTAGATTATGTTCGTCTTGCTATTGGAAGTGGTGCAAATTGTATTACAGCTTCTAATACTGGTGTTCATTATCCTATTGCCACTCTTATTGATCAATGTAAGCAGATTAAAGAAGAACTTAAAGGAAATATGGATTATTATGAACCAGGTACAGATTATATAGATGTAAAATGTTTACCATATCTTGTAGCAGATGGTGGTATCAAGAATTATTGTGATATTAATAAAGCTCTTGCTCTTGGTGCTGATTATGTAATGATTGGTTCTTTATTTGGACAACTTCTTGAAAGTAGTGCAGATATGATTATTGAGTCAAGAGATAATGCTCAATATCCTGCAATTTATGATAATGAAGTAGGTAAGGTAGTTTATTATACTTCTTATGGTTCAAAGAAACTTAATATTTGGAATGGAAATACTGAAGAAGAAAAACGTACATTTATTCGTTCAGTAAAAAGTATTAAGAAGAGACTTATTGGTATGTCTACTAAGGAAGCTCAGATTGCTATTGCCAGATGTCTTGAAGAACCTCAGGAATTAACTCCAGATATGTTAAAGACAAGTGAAGGTATTACTACATTTGTTGAATGTAAATATACACTTTCACAGTGGCTTGAGAATATGATGGATTATCTTAAGAGTGGAATGAGTTATTGTAATTGTTTTACTCTTGAAGAATTTAAGAATAATTGTGATTTAATTATTAATTCACCAGCAGAAATACAAGCAGTAAATAAGTAATATGATTACAGAAGATTATGTCTCATATGAGATTGCCAAACTCTTAAAAGATAAGGGATTTGATGAGTCATGTTTAATGTGCTATACTTCAGACAAAAAATTAGGAAATTATGGACATTATAAAAGTTGTAAGAATAGTGATGTTTTTGCATTAACTGCACCAACTATTCAAAAGGCAATGAAGTGGTTAAGGAAAGTCCATAACATTGATATATCAGTGACTCCTGATAGAAAGAATGGTTATTCAGTTTTAATATTTAAGGATAAACGATTACCATTCGATACTCTTGATTCGTATTCTACTTACGAACAAGTCTGTGAAGTTGCTATAAAATATTGTTTACAAAATTTAATATGATATCAAAAGATTTTAATAAAAAATTCTTATTCAATAGAGATGAAACTGGAAGATTTATTGTAAAGTCTATTAATACTGGTAAATCTTATTATGTTGAAACTATTGATGATGAAGAAAAAAGTTATTGGGGAGATTATGATCCAGCAAGTAAGAAATTTACTGGTAATTATGGATTTAAATATAAAGGTAGTATTAAGGAAGAAGAATCATTAATTACAAAAGAAAATGGTTTTGAAAAAATTCATGTTCTTAAACCAGGAGAATCTCCACTTGATTATATAAATAGAATTGATACTGAATATTATGAAAATACCAGAAGAAACATATCTAAAATGGATGAATGATTATTTTCATTGTGCAGATAAAGAAGTAGAAAATAATTATCAAATTTGGAAAGATTTTTTAATTGAATCAAAAAATAATGATAAATTATTCAGTGTATGGAATGCAATGATAGAAGGTAGACTTGGTATGCATGTAAGAAATTATATGAGAGAAAATCATCCTGAAATTGATTATGATATTCAGAATTATGGATTTTTTGAAGATTATTCTTGGGAATTAATACAAAAACTTGTAGATAAAATAGAAAAAGGAGAGATTAATTAAAACCTCTCCTTTTTTTAAGTTATTATAGCATATTTACATATATTTAAAAATAAACTTAAATATTTCTATATTATTAAATATAATAATTATATATTGGATAGTTATGCTTATAGAACAAATGATGAATAAAAGAGATATTGCTACTAATATTTCTGTTATATTTCAGAATATATTTGGTAAAGATATTTCTGGAGTTTTTATGATAGAAGATCTTGAAACACGAAATAATCAAGAGTTTAGAGAGTATATATTAAGTGAAATGTCTAGACTTAATTTAGATATTATGATATTTACTGGTTGGGCATTTACAAAAGATTTATTTCATAAATTAATATCATATAAAAATTTTGAAGAAAATGATCAGTCTACAGAATTAAGAGTACTTATATTTCCAGAAATATTAAGTATTATTGTTTTTAAGAATGTAGATGTAATGAAATCTTCAATTAAGAAGCTTACACAAGAACATAAATTATGTTCAGATATTAATATTAAGAATATAGTAGAATTAGATAATGGTATTGAAATAAATTATTATACAAATACTGTAACTAAATTATTTGAAGAAAAACCAAAATCATTACAAGAAATTATTGAAACAGATGAATAAGATACTTATAATACCTGATGTACATGGTCGTTCTTTTTGGAAAGAAGAAGTATATAGAGTAATTGAAAATGAAAAGGATACTCATATAGTTTTTCTTGGTGATTATATTGATCCATATTCTTATGAAGGAATATTTCCAGAAGATGGTATTGCTGCTCTTGAAGAAATTATTGATTTAAAGATAAAATATAAGGATCAAATAACTCTTCTTCTTGGTAATCATGATTGTGGTTATATTTGGGATAGTGTATGTAGAGCAAGAAGAAGTGTAAAATATTATAAAGATATAAATCATTTATTAGTATCTAATTTATCATTATTTGATTTAGCATATAAAGTAGAATTTGGTAATAAGAAATATCTTTTTACTCATGCTGGTGTACATAAAGTATGGATAGATAGATTTATTGATTATTTAAATGTTAAAATTGGATATAATGATATTGATTTCTTTTTAAATAATGCTCTTCATGTAGATACATATTCAGATGCTCTTGAATCTTTTCTTGGTGAGTATTCTTATTTCAGATCATATTTTGGACCAGATTATGGTTCATGTATATGGGCAGATGTAAGAGAATTATCTGAAGAACTTCCTCATAGAAAAAAAGATAAAGAACTTGGATATTTTCAAATATTTGGTCATACTCAATTAGAAAATGAACCGATTATTCAAGATGGATTTGCATGTCTTGATGTAAGAAGGTATTTTTATTTAACAGATGAAAATAAACTATTAGATCCTAAACATCCTACATGTGAATGGGAATATGATTTAAATAATTTAGATAAGAAGCAATAATGAATATTGCTTCTATTTTTTTCTATATTATTATATATTTTAGATAGTATAGTTATGATTAGTCGTCAAGAAGTAGAATATAATGTTAATGATTTTGTATCTAAGAATTTAGATAATTTTTCTTTTAGAGAATATCAAAAAGAAACAATTGTTGATATAATTCTTAATATACTTAATCATGAACATAAAAATTATATTGTAGAAGCTCCAACAGGAAGTGGTAAATCATTAATTAATATTATATCTGCTTGTGTATTAAGAAATTATTATAAAATTACATCATATATACTTGTATCAGATTTGTATCTTTGGGAACAGTATGAAAATTTTTTGAAAAAGAATAAACAATTAAATATTGCTTCTCTTAAAGGACAGACTGGTAATTATTGTTGTGCTATAAATGGTGAAGATATACGTCATGGTGATTGTAGATTAGCTGGTCTTTCTTGGGCAAGTTTATTTAATAAAACAACAATAGAAAGATATGGATATGATTGTGCATATACATGTGAATATGTAAATGCTAGAAGAAAAGCAACTAAATCAGAAATATGTATTATGACATATCAGCTTTTCTTATTTATTATGAACAATCCTCAATTTAATAGTGATGGAAAAGGAGGATTTATGTTTCCTCCTCATGATGTATTATTCTGTGATGAGTGTCATAATATTCCAGGTATTGTTCAAATGGAATATGCTCCTACTATTGTAGAAAATGATTTTGATAAATTATGTTTAATATTTGACAGATATTTTAATAAGAAATTTAATCTTTTTGAAGATAAACAAAGTGATATATTATTAGATACTTTTCCTTATAAGACATCTTCAGAAATGAAAGAAGATATGATTAAATTTTGGAATACATGGACTAATCCAGAATCAAGAAAAGATGAGGATTATGAATGTATGAAAAAATATGTCAATATTATTATGAAATTAGGAGAATTTTCTAAGGACATTGAATTAGAAATTTCTACTAAGAAACTAAATAAAGAGAATATCACAAAAGAAGATATGAAAATTTATAAAGTTTCTAGTTGGTATGCTAATTATTGGTGTCATTGGGAAGATTTTCTTGATGCTATAAAAAATACTAGTACAGATTATCTTCTTAAAGATATTACAATAGCAAATGATGATAATCATGTTTCTGTATCATTTAAATGTACAAAAGAAGATTATCTTGTTTATAGATATTTATTAAGTAAAGCGAACTATAAAGTATTTTGTTCTGCTACTATTGGTGGTAAAGATGCATATGATGAAAATATGGGATTTAGATATGATGTTGATGAAAATCGTTCTGAAGAATTAAATAAATCAAAATCAGTTAAAGTTCCATCTACATTTGATTTTACTAAATCTCCTATTCATTTTTTGAATAAATTTAAAATGTCATTTAAAGATAAAGAAATTTCTTTTTATCATTTAAAGAATGTAATTTATTCAATATGCAATACTAAGTTTAAAGATCAAAAAGGAATGATTCAAACTGGTTCATATTATTTTGCTAAGAAATTATATGATGAAGCTCCTTTTGAAATTAAACAAAGAATGCTTGTTTATAGTGGTTCTAAAGAAAAGAATACAATGATTCAAATTCATCAGATGAGTACAAATACTATTCTTGTTGGACCAACATTAAATACTGGTATTGACCTTCCTGGAGATGAATGTAGATTTATCATTATACTTAAAGTACCATATCCAAGTATGGCTGATAAACTTGTAAAAGAAAAGATTAAGTTATTTCCTCTTTGGTATAATTCAAGTACAAGTAATGAGATAATCCAAGGTATTGGTCGTGGTGTACGTTATGATGGTGATTGGTGTGTAACTTATATACTTGATGCTTGTTTCTGGAATTTATATTTAAGTACAAAAGAACAATATCCAGAAGAATTACAAAAAAGAATAAATATAATATAATATGGAAAATTTTAATGATATATTACCAGGACAATATATATGGTTTTCTGATGAAGGAAATGTAGGTCAATATAAAGTTGTTGATATTGATAAAAAGAATAATAAATTAGTTTATAATAATGGTGATAAAGATATAGAAATTCCATTTGATTATAAATCATCAAAATGTGATAAATTTTATGCAAATGGAAGTGATGCTTTTGATAATGCTAGAGAATATGCAAATAAATATTATAAAATATTAAATCCTGGTACTATAAATGCTCATACAGTATATAAATCACCAGAAGAAATATCTATACAAAATGTTAAACAAATGTTATTTGATTAATTATGGATGCAAAAGAATATAAAATTACAATTAAAGAATTAAGAGAACAAAGAGATTTCTATCAAAAAGAAGCAAACAGACTTGCTAAAGAAATGGATGAACTTGTAAATTCAATTAATAAAGAAACAGTTAATTGGATGATTGGTAAATATCTTAAGATTGATAGAAGAAATACAGGTGGTTATCTTGAATTCTTTTATGTTGATAATATAGATACACGTCCAAGAGGATATACACTTTATGGAAAGGGTTTTGATATAAGTGAGATTGTAATAAAAATAAATGATACATGTACATTATTTGTAGAAGATGGGAATCTTGATTGTATTTCAGAAATAACTAAAGATGATTTTTATAAAGCATTTGATGAATATGTTAAATTATTTAGAGAAAAACTAAATGATATTAAAAATTATAAATCTTTAGGAAATCAATTTGCATTTAAAAATTCTATGATAAGTGCAACATTAGAACTTAAAGATAAAAATTCATTCTCAAATAAAATACTTGAAGTATTAAAAATAAATGAAGAATAATTATGAATCCAATACCTTTGAATAATGAAACCATGGGATTTAACCAAGAAGTTTATTTTGATATTCTAAAACAAAGAGAAACTATATTAAAGACTGAAGAAGAAAATAAAAAGAAAAGAAAAGAATATTTAAAATTAACAGAACCACTTAGAAAAGAACTTGAAAATCTAAGGAAAGAAGAATTAGAAAAATTAATGTTAAATAAAAAATTTATAAGATATTGTAAAATTGGAAAAGAAAGTGGTTTTTTAACAAAAGATTATCATATTCAAAGATCTACGGGTGGTTGTGGATTTGAAGATATTGATTTGATTTATGAATATGGTTCTAAAGAATATAAAAAGAAGGTAAAAGAAATAATTAATAAGATTAATCAAATTAAATAGTTATGGTAAGGAAAAAGTCTTATAAAATTTTTGAAATGGATTATCTTAAACATGCAGATTTAACTGAAGATGATCTTTATTATCTTTTTGAAACTTCAAGTCTTAATTATTCTTTTTTGATTGATGAGTTTAAAAGAACTAACCAAGAAATAACTGATGAAAAAAAGATAATCAATCTTGTTAAAAATGATAAAGATTGGATGTATAAGTATTTTTGGACATCTAAGCAAAGAGAAGAATTTGAAAAAGATGTTAAAGAAGCATATATAAATATAAGACGATGTGGAAAAGAAGAAGCAGAAAGTTCTACACAATTTTGGATTATTATGTATGGACTTACAGATTCTAAATTAAGAAACAATAAAAATATTTCTAAATTATGTGATGATTGATATATATGTTGGAATTGATCCTTCAATAAATTCATCAGGTATTACATGTATGGCATATGAAAATAATACATTAATACGTGAGATGTTTTATATTATAAAACCAGATAAATTAACAAAGAAAGAAGATAAAGCTGAACAAGACAATATTAATAGGTTTATGTATGTTATATATAATAAACCAGAATATGATAAAGAAAATAATCATGCTGTTGAATATTATAAAACATTAATATTTAAAGAAATACTTAATAATATTGAAGAAGTAATTAAAAAATTTATTATTCAAGTAACAGATAATAAACCTTATAATTTATATATTTGCCAAGAAGGTATTTCATATGGATCTTCAATAAGAACAAAATCTGTATTTGATTTAGCTGGATTAAATTTCTTATTAAGAATGATGGTAATAATTAAATTTGATATTACATTCTTTTTAATTGCTACTCCAAGTGAAATAAAAAAGAAAACATCTGGAAATGGTAATTGCAAAAAAGAAGTAATGATAGATTTATTTAAAGCTTGCAGACCAGATTTTGATTTACCTAAAATTGATGATATTGCTGATTCATTTTGGATGGCAAATTATATTAAAAATTTACATGAAGAAGGAATAGTACAATGAAGAAAATACTTATATTAGTAATGTCTTGTAAAGATGAATTTTTTCAAGAACAAGAAAAATTTATAGATCAGACCTGGGGTAAAGATGTTTTAGAAGGTAAATATCCTAATATAAAAATCATGAAATATCATGGTGGAGAAGATAAAAATGAAATTACATCTACAGAAATGAAATTACATTGTGAAGATGATATAAATAATACTTTTAAAAAGACTTATTTAGCATTTTCATTAGCTAAAAAATATATGAATTATGATTATATTTTTAGAGTAAATACTTCTACATATGTAAATATTGACCTTCTTAATAATTTTGTTCAAAATTTAAAAACTGATGATGTTCTTTGGTGTGCAGAACTTTATTCATTATCAGAATCAATGACTCCATTTCCATTAAATCTTTTTGGACGAGGTAATGCTCTTTTATTTTCAAGTTATCTTATTGATATTATATTATCTCAAGGATTTTCATATTTATATTTTAATATGACTGATGATAATACAATAGGAAATATTTTAAATTCTTATTGGATGAAAAATAATATGAATTATTTAGATCATATTAAGTCATTCCGTCATGGTTGGTTTAGATGTATTGGTAGTGATGTTATTACTAAAAATACAATATGTCAATGGAATAATAGTAATTGTTCTTTTGATTTTATGAAAAACTTTATGACAATTCAAATAAAAAGATATTGGGAAAGAGAAAAAGAAAATCAAAATTATATAGATTTATATAATAATTGTTTTAGAGATAATAAAGATAATAATATTCAAGAAGCAATAGATTTACAATATGAATATTCAAAAAATCCTAATGTTTTTATCGGTTCAATTCTTGGTTATATATCATATGATAAATGGTTAGAAATAGATAAACAATATTTATATAAAACAGAAGTAAATAATAAAAGTATTGATGATATAAATAGAGGTAAAGGTAAAGATTTAATTATATTATGACAGATACAAGTATATATATATTAGCATATGATAAAGTAACATTATTAGATGATTCATTAAAAGTATTATATTGTGGTAAAACAGATAATACTGGAGATAATATATCTAATAAGAATGAGTATTTTGTTGAGACAACAGGAATTTATTGGATTTGGAAAAATACAAATAGTAAATATATTGGAAATATGCAATATAGAAGATTTTTAAGTATTAATCCAAGATATATTGAAAATATACTAAAAGATTATGATATAATATTAGCAAATCCAATTATATTTCCATATTCATTAAGGACTCAATACATGTATAAACATAATGTAAATGATATTGATACAATAAAAAATATAATTAAAGATAAATTTCCAAGTTATTTAGATTCTTATGAAAAATATATTGAAAATGGAAATGTTCTTTTTTATAGTAATTCATTTATAACTAAAAGGGAGATTTATAATGATTTATGTAATTTTTGTTTTTCTATTTTATTTGAATTCGAAAAAATATTTAATTTATCAAATAAAGAAGATAGATTAAGACATGCAGCAGAAGCATTAAAATTATATCCTGAACAAAAAGAAGTAAGTCATTCTGGAGAAGATATTGTATTATATCAATCTAGATTTTGTGGATATTTATTTGAAAGATTATTAACATTATATATATATCATAATAAGTTGAATATATATTTATGTGGAAATTATATAAAATTAGAAGATAATATGAAAATATAAGTAAAAATTTTGAATTTCCTCATTTTTGTTCTATATTATTAATGTAATTAAAACAAACAACATTATGAAAAAGAACATCGATATTTTTTCCAAAGATTATCAGAAACAACTTAAAGAACGTTATTCTATTGCTCTTGAGGATGTTTGGAAAAAAGATAGTAAGATGATTGATTGGGCAATGAAGCAGATTACATTCATTGCTCCAATTTGTGACGGTAAATATTTAATTGAATTTACAAAACCCAATATTGAAACTGAATTCTGGTTTGGTGAATCTGATTGTGGACAGGGTTTTTCTCATGATGAGAATAATAAACGTATGAATAAAGTTAGGTTGACTTTGGAAGAATATTTCATTAATAAGAATATGGAAAGTATTAATAATGAAATTAATACTATCAAAAATATTCTTAATGGAAAATCTTCAAATAAAGCTAAACATTATTTACAGTATTGGAATTCCCCTGCTGATTCTCCAATTCATGATTTTACTATCGAAAGTCCTTATTATAGAAGTGGAGTAAGTGGTGAAACTTATGATATTTCTAATAAAGATCTGAAAATCATTCTTAAAGCTCTTGAGCTTAATAAAGAGAGATTTATGACTCGATTGGTTTCTTATCTTAAGAAATATGGTACTAAAAAAATCCGTGTTAGTTCTTACTGGCTTGATAGGTAATATGAATAAATACATGATTATTGCTTTACGTCAACGTGCTAAGCAAACAATAAAGGCATTTTCAAAACGTCTTGAGGAATATAATTCTATAACAAATTCAAATATTGATTTTCATACATTTTTTGTAGATGTTTTGAATTATTCTGAAGAAGATTATTTGAATTTACTTACTGTTAAAATTAAATTTGAAAAAATAAGAAAAGATAGAGAAACTCCTAAGAAGAAAAAAATAGACCAAAATAAATTAATTGAACATGGAATAGGAGATACAGAAAATCCTGAATATAAAAAATACTGGGATATTTTTACAGACTATAATGAAAATTATCTTGGAGATGAATCTATTAAAGGTAAAAAATGCTTAAAGCAATATTTTATTTATAAATATAATTATGATGAAGATAAAGCTTATGCTGAATCTAGAAAAATAACATCTATAATTTTTAAAAAGAAAAAGAAGTAATTATGGATAAGAGAGAATTTATTAGTTATCTTGGTGGTATTAGTGATATTGAAATTGGTATTCGTAAAGAAGCTGCAAGTGTTCATGAAAATGTAAATCAACATTATGATGAACATCCTTATTTCTATCATCTTAATAAGGTTGCTACTAATGTAATTAAATTTGGTTATGAAATTATTACTAAAAAAGAAGATATTCTCCCTGTTCTTTTCAGCTCATATTTTCATGACTCTATTGAAGATGCAAGACTTACTTATAATGATGTAAGGAAAATTGCAGAGAAGTATATGACTGAAGAACAGGCATTTCTTGCTGTCGAGATTATATATGCTCTTACTAATGAAAAGGGAAGGAATAGACATGAAAGAGCAAATGATAAATATTACGCAGGTATTCGTGATATTCCTTATGCTCCTCTTGTAAAAGCATGTGACCGCCTTTCTAATTATAACTTTGCTAAAGAAACAAAGTCTAGAATGGTAAAGATGTATGAAAAAGAAATGGATAATTTTATTAAAGCTATTTCACCACAAGATGAATATGAAAAATATCCTGGAGTTGTACCAATCGATAAAAGATTTACTTTAACTGAAGAATTAATCTCAGCTCTTATGAGTACAGAATAATGTTTGTTGTTTTAATTACAAAAAAAGAGGTTCATTATTGAACCTCTTTTAAATTAATCATGATACCATTTAGGAGGATTTTTTTGTAAAGGAGATTCTTTAAACATACGTAGCATATTTGTAACATTACTTACATTCCACTTTGATATATCCCCATTAAATTTAGAATTTAAAAACATACAATACATATTAGTAACTTTACTTACATCCCAAGATGATATATCTCCATTAAATTCAGTCTTACTAAACATACTTGCCATACTTGTAACATTACTTACATCCCATTTTGATATATCACCATTAAATTTAGAATTATAAAACATACTATTCATACCTGTAACATTGCTTACATTCCAAGATGATATATCACTATTAAAATCAGAATCACAAAACATTGCCGACATATCAGTAACATTACTTACATCCCAAGAAGATATATCTCCATTAAATGATGAATAATAAAACATCTGTGACATATCAGTAACATTACTTACATCCCAAGAAGATATATTTCCATTAAATAATGAATGATAAAACATAGAAATCATATCTTTAACATTACTTACATCCCAAGATGATATATCACCATTAAATTCAGAACCAGAAAACATTCTTTGCATATTAGTAACATTACTTACATCCCAAGATGATATATTTCCATTAAATTTAGAATTATAGAACATACTATCCATATTAGTAACATTACTTACATCCCAAGATGATATATTTCCATTAAATTTAGAATTATAGAACATACTATCCATATTAGTAACATTACTTACATCAATATCATTTAAATCAGCCTTATTTCCTCTTTCTTCAATAAGTTTATCTACTAAAGATTTAAGTTCATCTCTATCTTTAGGTTGATAATTATGTATTGGTTTAATATTTTTATTAAGATGAAGTTTTTCAAATAAGTAATTATTTAATTCTTTCATTATATGTATAATATATTATTATATATAAAAATAAAAAAGAGGTTCATTTATTGAACCTCTTTCTATTTATATTTTAGTAAATTATTTTTCAAGCATTGCAAGTTCTTTAGCTGCTTTATTAAGAAGAGTAATCTTAACAGGATCATTCTTATATTGTTCTGCTAAAAGAGCAATCTTCTTTCTTCTTGCTGCGAATGCTGCTTCTTTATCAGCTTCAAGTTGTTCCTTGATTTGCTGATATTTTTCGGGATCAGCTTTCTTACAATCTTCATTGATTCTATTTTCATAAACTTCTTTAAGATCAATACCTGTTACTTTAATAACATCCTTAAGAGCTTCTACCATAAAATCATAAGATTTAACTGAAGTACCAGCATTAAGTGAACGGTTAACTGAAAGAACTACATTATTACCTTCGATAATTGTGCAAATTTCACCTGTAGATGTCTGAAGAACATTAACATTATCAAGAGCGCGTACATTATCATAAGCTTCAAATACTTCTGCAATAGCACTTGTAACATTCATCCAATTCATCTTTTCATTTAATGACATTGGTTTAGAAACTGTATTACAATACTGAATAAAATCAGCTGCATTACTAAAGCTTTCTTTAAGATCACCTTTTGTAAATACAAGACCTTCATCAGTTAAAGTAAATCTTGCTGTATCTCCATGAGTACCTTTATATTCATAGAAAATAGAATTATCTTCTCTAGAGAAACTTTCAAGAAGAGCATTAATTCTCTTGAATTTAATATCATCACAAACAGCTTCAGTAATATTATTTTCTTCATCTCTCTTATAAGTTTTACCAAGAACTGAGAAATAAGAATCTTTCTTATCTTCACTTTCTGTAACTACTACATAAGAAATAGGAGTTGTAACAACATATGTAGGAGCATGCATTTCATTAAGAGTTGAAGCATAAACATTCTTAAGAATCTGTCTAAATTCAGGAATAAATGTAAGGTTCTTCATTGCACCAGCTTTAAGATATGATACAACTTCACTTTCATTCATTTCAAGAAGTTTATCTACTTGTTCAAGTCCCATCTTTGAAAGATAACCATAACTTGAATTATTAGCATTGATTGATTCACAAGCTGTTGCAAGTTGCCAAGAAATATTATTTTCTTTAATAAAACTATTAACAGATTCTAAAATTCCTACCAAACCTGCATCGAAACTAAATTTAGCTGCTTCTTTAATAAAGCCATTAACGATACCACAGGTAACTGGATTAGAATAAATATATCCTCTGTAGTTTTGTAACATTTCTTTACCTGCTTCGGTAACTGCTTCAGTTCCGTTTATCTTACTTGCGAAGTCCAGGTTTTTTAGTAATTTTATATTCATAGTTTTAATATATTTGGTATATTTATAGAATTTGTAGATTAATTCTACTTTTTATATATAATAATAAAATAATTTTAAAATGTATGATTATTTATTATATTTTTGTTTTAATATCTTTAATGTCACCAATTTTAATAACAATTGTATTTTCACTACATTTTGCTATTTCCCAATCATCAATTTGATTCCATTCATCAAAATCATCATCATCTGGTCTATGCCAAAAGAATTTACCTCTTAAATCAACTTCTAAAATATATCCTTTACCATTATTATTTATATTTTCATTTAAAAGGAGTTCAACTAAATTTTTCATAATTATATTATATATTTATTTATTTTATACTTTCCAACCAACTGATGTACCAACAGCAGTAAGTATAAGTCTTGATGTAAATAAACTTCCAAGAGGACCAGTTTCGTTAATACCAAGAGCCTTACAAATTGCTTTCATAACTTTAGGGCCAAATGTAGCACCAGTAATACCACCAACTATAGATCCTATAATTCCTTCTTCAATTGGAATATTATTTTCTTTAGCCTCTTGAAGTTTAGCAATTACATTATCATAAGTTAATTCCTCTGTAATAGGAGTTTCAGTATTTATAAAATCTTCTAATTTTTTCATATTAATTATTTAATGATTTTATCTATATCAAAATCAAATTCATCTTTATTATCAACTAAATTCTTTATAATTTCATCTTTTGTTCCTATAAAAACTTGATTATCTTCTTCAGAATTTCCAGCAATAGCATTTAATCCAGGACGATAAAAAATATAACTTGTTTCATCATATATATTTTTAAAAATTAAATCACCAACCTTAGGTTTATTATTACCTTTATCAGCAAAATAATTACTATTATCATATATAAAGTATTCTTCAATAAATTCTTTCATAGAAGAACCTTCTTTAAAATCATCATTTGTTAATATATGATAAGGTTCAATCTCTTTAATTAATTTATTTAATTTACTTTGTGCATTGATTTCTTTATAATCAATTATATAATATATATCTTTTTTTGTTTCTAAAATATAATCTTTTAAACTTTTCATATTAATTATTTAATAATTTTTTATAGTTTTTTACCAAGATTATTTATTGGATGAGGAAATTCATTTTTCTTTGCAAGTTCTTCTAAATCTTTTTCATACTTCTCTTTTTCAAAAACAATTGTAAATAAGAAAGTATAAAGATCATCAAGATTATCAATAGCAACATCAAGTACTTGAGCCCAAGTAATTTCTTTTCTCTTTTCAAGTTTAGTTAAAGTATCTGCTGCATTAAGTAAAGAATTTTTTATAGAACATTCTTTACCATTAGTACCCATATGTTTAATAGCAAATAATTGAATATCACCATTAGCTCTTAATAAAAGTACAGGTTCTGATAATTTTTCATCTTTACATATAGATAATATATCATTTCTTAATTTAGGACTCATACACATATTTCCCATATTAGAACATGGTTCATAAAATACAAGTGGTTCTGAATTGCTTCTTTGATATTCATCATTGAATCTGCATTTATAACTAAATTCTCCATGTGCATTATATAAATCCATTACTTTAGGATAACCTGAAAAAATCTGTGTATATTTTGTAACAGGATCTAATGGAGTACATGAACTAGGTTCTAAAGTATTTGCACATGGAACGCAAGGATCAACAGTACATGATGCTTCACCAGGAATATCACATCCATAAGAGCAACCATCATCACAACATCCACAACATTCAGTTATTTCATATCCTTCAAGATTAGAAAGTTTTTCTACAATATTCTTATCTAATCCCTTTAAACATATATATTGATTATTTATATATTCAGATAATTTTTTCATATCTTAATATTATATAATTTTCTATTAAACTTTAGAAAATGTAGTAATTCTAATTTATTTTACTAATTCTAATACTTTAGCTATAACCTTTTTAAAGATTTCACCAGCCTTTTCAGGTTCATTTTTAAATAATTGTAAACAAACTGCACTATGATAAGCATCATATATTTTATTATTTATTTCTTTATCCCATTTTGGAGATTCAAAATAAACATCTAAAGCATTCATAGCTACATCATGAATCTTATTTACATCATCATTATTTTTAACATCTAAATCTTTAACATCATCATATTGAGATGATAATTCATTAACCGATATTGCTTTATTTTCATTTATATTAAAATCAATATCAATTGTATTTGCACTTGCATTGTTTAAATATTCATTTAAGCTTTTCATATCTTTATATTATTTATTTAATCAAAATATCCACAAGCATCCATTTCATCATAAAGTTCTTCTAAAGTTTTGTCTGTAAATGTATCCCACAAAAGATTTAAAATTTCTTCTGTATCTAATTTAGAAAAAGCTTTATTCATTTTTTCTTTATAATTATCTCTTTCTGATTGAGACCATTCATTAATTACTTGTTCATCAGTATGATTTAAATATTCATTTAAGTTTTTCATATCTTTATATTATTTATTTATATAATTTTCCATTGAGTTTCATAAATTAATCCCAAGCGGCATCATCATATTCTTTTGTTCTTCTTATATTTTTATAACCATTATCAGTATATGAAAGTTTAGTATAAAGATTATTTATTAATTCATAAATAAATCCATAAGGTTTTCCAGGATCTTTTCTTTCAGAACATTGATACTGCCAACTGTCTAGCCATTTTAATATTTGTACCTCTGAAACTTTTTCTTTAGGTTCAGAATATTTAAATGTAGATTTTGCTGCTTCTGATTTTCCATATCTATAACTTATTGCACGACGATTACAATTATATAAATCATTTGCAATTGTTTGTTCATCTGCATCATCATACCATTTTATGTATGTTTTAGTAATTTTTGAAAGTAAATCAGATTTATTTATAAATAAGTCATGAATATATTTTGCTAATTGATTAATTACTTCATCACTTTCCATAAATGCAGATTCATTAATGAGTGATTCATTTAAATATTCATTTAAGTTTTTCATATCTTATATTATATAATTTTCCATTGAGTTTCAGAAACTGTAGTGATTCTCATATTATCAAGACCTTGTTTAAGATAAAGGTCAAGAATCTTTTGAAGTTCTGTATTGTTATTAGCATAAAAAGGAACAGGATATTTAAGAGTCTTTATTGTTCCATCTTCCTGTTCTACTTCTTCTGCAAATTTTACTATAAATACTTTGCATGTTTCTTGATATTCTATATTACCAGCTGGTTTAAGATTCTTCATAAGACATACATCTTCAATCTCTCCTTCACCATTTAAATATTTTAATACAGCATATCCTGCTTCTGCAAAATTATTTTGATCACTAAGATAATACTCAGTGATAGGTTTTTCTTTACCTTTAGTGGTTAATATATTTCTACTTACCTTAACTCTGTACCACATAATTATTATATATTATATACTTTCTAAATCTATCCATCCGTATTTGCTACTATCTAATTTATCCTGAATTTTTTCAATAAAATCAATAAAAGAATAAATTACATAATCTCTTGATGGATCAAATTCATCATCATCACCTTTATAATATTTAATATCATCTAAATCTGGATAAAGATTATTTATATATTTTTTAAAAATTTCTATTTCCATTTTTAATTCATCTTCTCTTTCTTTAGATTTATAGTTAGTTTCAAAATCTTCTCTTCTTTGAATACTTAAAAACTCTCCAATAGATTTATCATCATTATTTATTATAAAAAATTGTTCACCACTAACACCATTATCGTCATAATGATACTGGAAAACTAATAATTTAATATCATCTATTTTTATATTTTTATTAAGATGAAGTTTTTCTGAAATTAAATATTCATTTAAAGTTTTCATATATTATTTATTTATTTATTTCATTATATCTTTCAATTATATCTAATAGTAATTGTTTATTAGATATTGGATAAAACATTCTATCAATATAGATTCCAATAATATCTTTTGGTGCTGCAATATCTAATTCTTTATCAATCATATTTATTGTATACCATGAATAATCATTTCCTTCTTTTAAAAGAATTTTAGGTAATTGATCAGAATTACTTTTATTTGCATCATATCTATTTGTTCTATCGATTACTTTTTTACATGCTTCATCTTTTTCTAAAATAGATTTTACAAATGCAAAAAAAGAATTTTTTCCTTCAGTTATATATTCATTTAAATTCTTCATTATATTATATAATCTAATTAAATAAAAATAAAATCTTTTGAATTATATTATCAAAATTATCTATAATACATTATCTAAATTAATTAATAAAATGAAAAAAATATTTGTTTTAATTATATCATTACTTTGTTTATTTGGTTGTTCTTCACAAGAAAGAGGTTCTAATGGAATTTCTGTTGAAAAGTTTACTTATGAACAACATGACTATTTGATGTTTTACACAATAACTGGTCATTTTACTGGAGTAGAACATGATCCAAATTGTTGGTGTATGAATGATTATGATTAAATTTTATATAATATGAGTAAATATCCTAAAATGACACATTATCCATTACCAACTTCTATTAATGGAGAAATTTTTGAACCAGAAAAATATGAGAAATGTATTCAAGTAGAAGTCAATAAAGATGGTTCAATAGATACTTATGATTTTAATACATGTAAACATTTAGAAAGATATTAATATGGAAATTACACTTGTTACAACATTTGATTTAAGTCAAGATATTACTCTTGATGCTTATAATGAAGATGAAAAAGTAGGTACTGCTGTTATAAAAAATAGTGAACTTACTTATTATAATCTTTTGACTCATACTGATGAAAAGTTTACTGAAGATAATCTTAATGAATTTATAGATTTTGTTTCTGAATTTAATCTTAAATTTAAAAAGGTATGGGATAGAAAATGGATAAAATATAATCCAAATCCTCAGAATAATAACACTGGTGACTGTTCAATTAGAGCTTATTGTAAAGCTGAAAATCTTGAATGGAATACAGCATATGATATGGCCACTAAAGTAGGTAAAGAAATGTCAATGATTTGTGATGACCATAAAGTAGTTGATAAGATACTTACTGAAAAATTTGGTTATACTTATTACAAAGGAGATCATTGTTTTGTAAAAGATACTGATGGTAAAGGTAAACTTGAGAAAGGAAAAAAGAAAACAATTAATGAGTTTGCTATTGAACATCCTAAAGGAAAATATATTCTATGGGTTCATGCTCATGTAGTTACAGTAATTGATGGATATTATTATGACTCTTGGGATAGTGGAAATAAAAAGATAAATGGTTATTATACAAAAGAAAAAGAGAGGTAAAAACCTCTCTTTTTTATTTTAGTAATTTATTAAATTCTGATTTAGAAACTTTAGTAAAATTATCAAAATTTTGTGCCCAATCATAACAAACCTTTTCATAATTATCACCTGTTAAATCTCCACCTTCTAAAGAAAATGTAAAAGATTTAACATTATCAATAAATACATCCATATCTTCCCATGAACCTTCACCAAATCCAACTTCGCCATCATATTTATCTAAATATGTATGTAATTTACCAACAATTTCTTGTCCTTTTAATTTACCAAAATTAAAAATAATTACAGCATCACGCATTGTAACATAATAACATGTATCAGGCCAGTCATAAGTATCTGTATTTTTTAACCATTTATTTATAAATTCAAATACTTCTTTTTCAGATAATGTTTTTGCTTCTAATAAAAATTCTACTAGATTTTTCATAATTTATATATATATTTAATATTAATCCAAGTGATCAAAAGCTACTGGTTCACCATTCCAATAATAACAATATGTATATTTATCTAATTTTACATCTCCAAATTTATTTATTCTTGCTCTCTTTTCTTCTGTTTCTTTTGTATCAAATTCATCAGGAATTGGAACTGATTTACCAGCTTGACCATTACCAGATACAATTTTATCTTTTAATTTTCTAAAAGTAAATGTTTTACCACTAATTTTAACTATTTTATAAAAATCAATTATAATCATACTATAACTAAAATTAGAATAAATAATATCACCTACTTCCCAATTTTCTGGTTTTGATTTATCTCTTTCTTCAACAGTTTCAATATCTTTATTAAGATGTAATTTTTCTATTATATATTTATCTAATTGTTTCATATTATATATATTAATATTTATGTCCTCCTCTTGCATATTGAAGTCTCATTTGTTCTTCAATCATTGATTCTGCATCTTCATCAGTAAAATCAGGATCATCATCACAAGCAGTAAATATCTTTGCACAAAGAACAAATGTTCTTAATGATAATTCCATACTTGATCCTTTTTCATTTAATTCTTTTAAATAATTATAAGCCTTTATTTTTGCTTTAGGCAATAATATTTTATTTTCAATATTTGGAAGTAATTTCTTTATAATTGATAAAATCTCATCATTTGAAAAATCAATATCTTGCATAAAACATCTATTTCTTAAAGCTGTATCAAGTTGTCCTGCACGATAATTTGTTATAACAATAACACCAGATTTAATTCTACATTTCTTTGGAATTTCTTGACCGTCATCATCAGTAATTTTACCAGCAATTCCATAAGTAACAAGTCTTCCTTCTGGAGATGTATCTGAATCAAGAGCTGCTTTAAGAATATTGATACAGTTTTCATCTGCTTGTGGACCTACAAGAGAGTCAGCATCATCAATTAAAATAATATCATTACTTTCTCTAAATCCATAAAGAGTAGCATAAAGTCTTCTTGCTGTACATTTGCCTTTTATAGTACAAAGATTTTCTCCTTCAATATAATTAGATTCTTTAAGTTGTTTCTTTACTCTATATGTTTTACCAACACCAGGAGCTCCACAAAGAATAAGTGCTGGTTGACGACCTTTAATAACTAAAGAAATATATTTTTCCATTTCTTTAAATATCTGGTCAGGATCTTTTCTATTACTTTGAGCATCTTTAATTTCCTTAGAATCTTCAATTTCAACTCTTTTACCTTTAGCAATTGATACTTTAATATCTTCTGAACCACCTTCTTTTATATATTTATAAATATCTTTAACATCATTTTCGATATTATTTAAATTAGAGTTTGAAATTTTACTCTTAGCAATAAATGATTCATGAATTAAATCTTTATCAATTTTAGAAAAAATATAATTTAATTTACCAATATTATATTTAGATTCTTTTAAATTATCTTCTTTATTAGATAATTTTTTAACATCTTCTTCACTAATAGAATATTTTTTAGAATTTACTATTGTCCATACTACTGGTAATAATTTAGCTATATTTGTACCTAAAGTATAAATAGATAAATCTGCTTTTCCTTTACCAGACCAATATACATCTAAATCTTTAAAAAAGTCTATAGAATATACATCTACAGAATCATTATCATTAATCCAATTAAATTGAAAAAATGAAGTTTTAGCATAATCTGATTTATCAATAACAATAAATTGTTTTGATGTACATTTTTCACCATCAATTGTAGTATCTACAAAACCAATAAGAGGAACAAGACCATTGATATGCTTCTTTAAAATTGATTCAATTTTTTCAATAGCCGCATCAATATCTTTTTCTCTAAATGATTCATTTAATTTTTCTTTATTTTGTATATCTTGATTACGCTTATTTACGAATTCTAAAAAATTATATCTCATAAATTATAATATTAATTATATATAAAAATAAAATTATTAAATCCATATAATTGTTATAGGATCTATCTTTATAAATGAATTTTTATTTGGTTTATCTGTATAATAGTTAAATCCTCCTCCAAGTATTGGAATTTCTAATTTTGAATTTAATGATATATTTCCATAATTGTCAAGTCCTGGATTTGTATCACTTTCATAATATATCTTTTTATTTACTAAGTTATATTGACCATTTATATATTCAAAATTAGAAGTATAATAAAATCCTCTATAAAATGTTTCTTCACTAAGTTCTGATATTATATCTATATCAAATGATTCAATATCATCATGACAAAGAGAACCAATATTAATTAAATCACTCTTAGCAATAAATTTTGAATCCTCTTTCAAATTCATAAAATAATTACCTAATACAGATTTTATAGAATCTTCAATATCTTGTTTAGAATATTGTGATTTTGTTTTAACATAACACATAATAGCAAATCTTCTAATTTCAGGATCTTGGAATTTAAGTGTTATACCAGCAAATGATTTATTTGAATTCTTAAGAGTATTTTGAATCATTAATTTTTGGTCATTTGTAATTAAAATACCTTGATTATTATTTGCTTTATTAGTTAATTTATAGTATTCATCTATAGAAGATATATTATTTATTATATTAGATATACATGTAGCATATATAGTCATACTATTTTCTTCACTCCAACAATTTACATATCCAACAAATGAGAATCTTTTAAAGAATAATTTAAAGTTTTGTTCAGAAGCAATGACATTACTTCTAGAATTATATCCAATCATATTTCTTACAAAATCAATTGAATCAGAATTTGTACCACCAGAAATTACTGTATTAAGATTAAGTAATAAATAGTCATCTAAGTTAACTGTATTTCCTTCTGAATCATATCCATTATCAACAAATGAAAATTTAGGATTATCACCATATAAAATATTTCCTATAGTTCCTGAATGTGATAAATATAATATTTGTACTACATCACCAGGATTTGGAATTTTACCATATATACCATTACCAAATATTATATCAAATGTATTTTCATATCCAACAGTAAGAACATATTCTTTACTGTCTTTTGACATATCATATAAACTTGAAACAGGTTCCCATTCTTCTCCATTTACAAATACTCTTATATAATCTCTGTCAAAAAGACCAGATGATTCAATAGATATTCTTTCAAGAGGTTCACCAATACAACCATATTGATAATTATTCCATGTTCCTTGTACAATTTTAAATTCATGAGATGTAAGTGGTTGCTTTGTATAAATTATATATCTATTTGAATTCAATATAACAACATAGTTTACACCAGTATTCTTATTGATTATTCTTGTATAATTATTAATATAAATTTTATCAATATCAAGATATGAACCATTATTCATTATAACTTTACCAATAATACTTCCACTTGCAGCTGATCCATAATATGGTTCATAACCACTGATTTTAGCTAATGAATAAATACTTTTTCTTCTTGTAGCAGTTCTGACATTTTGTTCTGTAAGAGCATCTTCAATATAGAACATAGCATTTTGCATGATACCTTTAATACCATCAAAGATAACACCAAAAATTTGGTTATGAGTATATTGATAACCAATTGAATTAAATGTTTTTGAAAGATATAGTCTTACTGTTTCATCAAACTGATCATAAGCAGTTTGCATTACTGAAAATAATTTATTAGCCATATTATATTATTGATATTGATATTCTCTTATTTTTGTTTCTCCAGATTCTTTATCTACTAAAGCAATCTTTATTAAATAAATACTTCTATAATCACCTTGAAGAAATGTAGCATTTACATAATATTCCATCTTAGATGCATAATATGTAAGTGTATCTATTTTTTCTCTTATATATTTTTCAATTTCAGATGTAGTTGGAGTAAGTGTCCATAAAAATGATTCAAATTCTGTACCATATTGTGGATATCCAATTAATTGTGTATTTTCTGTATTAAGAAGCATATCTATTTCTTGAAGTGCACAATCTACTTCATTATCTAAAAATACTCTTCCATCTAAAGCTAAATCTAACATAATCAAAATTAATTTATATTATAATTTCCATCAGAAATATAATCATTGTTTTCATTTACAATGGTATATTTTCCATATAAATTGTTTATATCTGATGAATTTATTGAAAAAATTACATATATATCATTTCTTCCTATTTCAATATATTCTTGTTGTTCAATAATCAATTTAAATGTTTCTACTTTTGATAAATATTCACTTAAATCAATACCAATATTCTGAGTAAATCCATTTCTTAAACTGATATTTTGTAATTCAGATGTTTTATAAAATATTGGTTTATATATTACTCTTGGAGTACTTGATTTTTTAATACTTATATTATTATCATTTTCTGATGATTTTAAAATTGAACAATTTATTTTATCAATAAATACAAGATTATCTTTATTTATTTCTGTTACTAACATATTTGTTTTATTGTTTAATTTATATATCTTATTAAATGTTAATTTATGTATAGATAAATCATTTATTAAATATTTATACCATTCTTTAGATAATATAACTGGATTAGAACGTATAATATTACAATTTACTTTATCGATAAATGATATTCTATATACAATTAATTCAGGAATATCATCCCAAGTATCAAAAATATCTGCTAATGGTAACATCATATTATCAATTATAGAATCATTTAAATTGCTACATGATTTATAAAATACTTCATTAAAATATTTATCTGTACTAAATTCTATTAAAAATCCTGTTTTATTTATATTTTCTAAATCTTCACCAAATAAATCATTATCTTCTTCTTTATTATTTTCATAATTTATATATTCATTTTTAGTAATATTATTGAAAAATAAATATGATTCTTCTAAAGTTTTATTATCATAATCTGGATATGAAAATTCATTTACAATAAAAGGAATTCCATAATATTTATTATATAATGTTTGTGATTCAAACTCTTCTTCTTTTAAAAATTTTATTTTACTTTTTAAAGAGAATGAAACATTTATATTAAATGTATTAGAGTTTTGTAAATTATCAAGATCTTGAACATACATATTATTACTATCAACATCAATATATGGTGTTAATATAATATTCAATGTATTATAAAATTGATTATTGATATAATTTATTTTATTATCAAAAATCTTCTTATAAGATACACTACCATTTTCTTTAATATCAGATTCAATACTATATGGATAATATAATAAATAAAATGGTACTAAAGAAGTATATTCATTATCATTATTCTTTAAATTAAATTTTTCTTGAGTATTTCTATTTATACATTCATTATAATCTTCTATATAAATATCTTTATCATATAAAAGTAATTTTAAACAAGGTATATATAATTCTATATATTCTGAATATGTTATATTATTTATTACTAATTCAGTATTAGATAATCTTGGATAATTTTTACTTAAATCAACTAAATAATGAAATTTTATATCATTTATATAATTTTCAATATCTATTATACTATTTAATGTTGTATAAATAGTTGGTATATATATTCTTATTTTATCACACAATATTTCTGTCTCATTAAAACTTGAATTATATATCTTATACTTATTATATTCTATATTATCTCTTTTTATCTTATCATTAAAATTTGATGGATCTGTTGAATATCCAAGAGATGTTCCATTTGGAATAGGGAAACAAGAAATATTTTTATTTGACTCAGGAATAAAAAATATATCTTTATCTACAAAGATACCAGATATAAAGTTTTGATTTTTTAATATGTAAAACTTTTCATAATGATGCAAATCATTTTTTAAATCAGTCATCGCATCAAAATAATCAATAATATAAGTATAATTACCTAATATTACTTTTTCTCTTATCATAAATTTTACATACTTAATTTAATTAAAAATAAAAATCTACTATAAAAGTTTAAAGATTTGAATGTTATTTTTATATATAAATAGATAATACTAAGAAATGAAAACATTTTCAAATTACATTGATAATATAAAATTAATTGATGAAATTTGTTCTTATGAATATAGTGATGTAGTTCTTGAAGGAATATTAAAGAAAATAGCTAATTGGTTTGGTAATAAATCAAGAAATATATCTAATAAATTAAATAATTTTTATGATGAATTATATTATTTTCCAGATAATGTAATAAAGACATTTAATGGAACATTATCAATTGCAGCAGATGAAACTAATGATTCACAAGAAAATAAAGATATTATAAATAACATTATTAATGATAAACCAGAAAATATACCAGAAAAAGTTATAAATTATCTTAAAGAACATGAAAATGATAAAGATTTTTATAATTCAATACTTATTGCTTCATTATGTGTATTAGGTATAAATGTAGCAAATGAAAATAAAGATCAAAAATCAGTAGATACTATAAAATTATATTTTAATAAAATTAGTGATAAAATAAAGGAAGATACTAAAGATATTTTAAAAAAATCTACAAATAATCCAGATAATAATGATAATGATAATGATAATAATCCTTCAGAAGATCTTACTAAAAAAGTTGATGATGTAGTACAAAATGTAGTAGATGATAATCCAGATATAGATATTAATAAAGAAAAAGAAAGAGAATTAATAGAAACAATAACTTGGATGATTTTTTATAAATATAATAAAAATAATATGAATTCAGACGAAATTGAAGATAATGCCAAGAGACTTGCTAATATATTAATAAATGAATTAGAATTAGATGATGATTTAAAACAGAAATTTAATATAACTTCATTAGATGATTTAAAACAGAAAATTGAAGATTATAAAAACAATAAATAAAAAGTTGCAATTTTTGCAACTTTTTTTTGAATTTCTAGAAATACTTACTATATTATTAATGTAATTAATTTAGCTCTTTGAATGCCATTAAAAATACCTAAAAACCAATATTGAAATCGAGGTTATCTTGAAATAAGTTTAGCAGATTTCACATTTTTTGGAGGATAAACCAATGTAATAGATAAAATATATAATTAATTTTATTCTAATTTATTTAATCTTAAGAGTAAAAACTAACAAAGAGAGTTAAAGTTTTTCAAAACCTTTTTCAACGCTCTCGCAACAATAATTAAGGCGTAAGGTGTTTAAAAAACGAACAATACAGACTAGTCATCTGATATTGAAGCCTGAGTGACTTGGAAAGAAAAGATAATATAATATTTAATACGAATTATTTAATTTAATTATGAATATAAAAATGAGCACCTTTGAGTATCAGGTGCTCTTATTTTTTAATTATTTATTTTTAAATTCTATGTCATGTATATATATTGTTGTAAGATCATCTTCATCAAAGGTTATAAAAAAACTATCTATATAATCATTATCAAAAAATTTCTTTTTTATCTCTTTAATACAACTATGTAAAAAAGATGATGATTTTTCTTTTTTAAATTTTATATATAACCATTTATCATCATCTATAATAAATGTATAATCATCATCTTTATATAAAAATTCTCCATCAAAATAAGATTCTAGATCAAATAATAGTTTATCCATATTATCTGATTTTACATTTATATTTTTATTAAGATGTAATTTTTCTGTTATATATTGACTTAAATTATTCATCATTAAAATTTTTCTTTATACAATTAAAAATAATTTTATTTTTATTTAATTATATAACACAGTATTTATGAAAACAATTAATGAATATATTAGATTTTCAGTTAATAATATAAACTATAATATTATTGACGAAGCATTAGCTCTTGAATCAGAAGGATGGACAATGCAAGATGTTTATGAGACATTATTTATAACTGATATTTATGATAATGATCAATTAAATGAAGGTTGGATTGGTGATAAACTTAGAAAATTAGCTGGTGCGGCTGATACTGCAGAAGATAAAGCAAAAGAAACAATAAATAAAACAAAAGAAGGTATTAAAAATGCTAAAGATGCAGTTGTTGCAAAATTTGATGAATGGTCAAATGAAGCAAAAGAAGCATTCAATAATTTAAAGAAATGGGCCGGAAGTAAATGGGATAAAGTTAAAAAAGATATAACTGAAATAATTGGAAAAATTGAAGCAGCATTTAATAAAATAAAAGATACAATAAAAAATATTGTTGTTTCTATTGGTAAACTTAGTAAAGATATTGTTTTAACAACAGTAGGTCTTTTAATTTTATTAGTAAAACAAATAATAGCATTGATTGATAAAGGTTCAGATTTAGTTATGAAATTATTTAATGATGCAAAATTATTTGCTGGTAATGCAATATTTAATTTAGGTGCTGTTGCCGCTAAGAAAGCTGGTTTATCTCAAGAAGAATTAACAAATGTTTTAACTTTAACATTTTCTTATGCAAAATAATTTAAATATTATAAATATAAAAAAGAGCTCTTTTTAAAGAGCTCTTTTTTTATTTTTCTTCTCTACTATGTTTATTGTATTCTGATGAATGAAATTCTTCTTCAAAAGTATGTTTAGCACCAGGATTAATCATATAAGCCATTTTTGCCATTATATCTCTATTAAGAAGAACTGGTGTTGATTTCTTTCTATTATCAACAAGAGCAAAATCTACATTAAGTAATTTTCTTGAACCAATCTGAATACAAGGTACTATTACAGTAACTCTTTCTTCACGTACTTGTCCAACTATAGGGTTTGAAACCCCACTTTTCTTAAATCTATATGTTTTACCATTTATAACTGCTGATACTTTATCTCCAACTACTTCAACTGATTCACAACCAATTGTAGAAGCTTTAGCGCCATTACCTGTATCAAATTTAGCTTCAAGTTCAAATTCTGAATCATTATCCATAATAAACTTCATATTTTCAATATAACCAATTGATTTAGGTGCAAGTACAAGCTCATTAATATCATTGATTGCATCAAGAAGTATCTTACAGAAATTTTCTCCAATTACTTCAGAAATACCTTCTGTACCTGGAGAGCAGTTATATTCAAGAACAACATTATCTCCAATCTCTGGATTAGAACCTTTTACAAGAGGCATAATATCAACAGCACACCAAGGCATACCTGAAATCTTTGCTACATTTAATGCAATATCTTCTTGTTCTTTAGTAATTTCAACTTTTTCAGCTTCTGCACCAAGAGATACATTACTTCTGAAATCACCACCAAGTTTCTTTCTCTTCATACATGCAAGAATTGTTTGTTTTGTTCTGCTTGTAAGAACATGCACTCTGATATCACCACCATCAGCTTCTTCTTTCTTTTGAAGAAGTAATTCTCTTTCAGGGTCAATAGCAAATATTGCTTGAAGAATTGCAAGAATACCTTTACCTGTTGTCATGAATACACCTGTTCCACCATGACCATCAAGAATCTTTACAACATATTCTCTCTTTTCATCTTCTTCTTTATTTTCACCTACTTCTTTATAAATAAGTTTAAGTTTCTTCTGAAGAGATTCTTCACCTTTAGATACATCTTTTGAAGAAAGAAGACAGAATTTTGGTTGTGGAATATCATATCTTTTCATAAGAACAGCTGAAGCATATTTATTACTTGCTCTTTTAGCTGCTTGAATTGGATTAAGAACAAAAAGACCCCAATCTTGAAGTTCTTTAATACATTCCATACATTCTTCACTATCTTGTGCACCAAGACGTGCAATAACTATTGTATCTATATTTGATTGATCTGTTATAGTAAATTTCTCTTTAGAATCTTTAATTTCAATTTTCTTATCATCTGCACTATAATCAACTTCTTCAGAAACAAATGTTATAAGATTTACATCTGTATTTTTAAGTGCATCTTGAAGGTTTTTAAGAGTTTTATTTTTTGAAGCATCTCTTTCATTTGTAAAGAAGATAATATTCTTAAAGAAATATTCTTCATTTCTTTTTATTTTTTCAGCATTCTGTACAGTATCATTTTTTGCACCTAATTGTTCAGCTGCTTGATCAACTGCTTGGTCTTCTGAACCAGGTTTTTCTGGATTTTTTTCTGCACCAGTATTTTCTTCTGCTTCTAAAATAGATTCTACTTCATCTATTGATTTAATAAATTTTGATTCTAAAAGTTCAGTTAAAGTTTTCATATATATTTTATAAAAAATTTATCTATATAAAAATAAAAGATAAAAGAATAAATATCTATATTATATAAGAAATATATTTAAGATAATGAATGATAAATTCAAAGTTAAATGATTATTTATATAATATAGATAATTTAAGAAATATTGACCGTTATCAAATAGCTCATAAGATTACAAAAGAAACAGTTGCTGAACATTCTTTTTTTGTTGCTTCTTATATATTAAAACTTCATGATTATTATAATTTTAATTTAGAGAAGGCACTTACTATGGGTTTACTTCATGATTTTAGTGAAGTATTTATTAGTGATGTACCTCATCCAATTAAGATGGCTTTTCCTGATATAAATAAACAATTAGAAAAAGCTGAATATGATATGAATAGTAAATATATATCTAAGGATTTTGCTGATAATCTTGAAGAATTTAATAATCTTACGACTGTTGAAGGTAAAATTGTAAATGTAGCTGATATTCTTTCAGTTATATCATATTCTAAATATGAAATATCTCTTGGAAATTCTCAATATATGAAAGATGTTCTTAATAGAGGATTAATGAGAATTAAAGATGCTCTTGATTTAATTGAAGATAATATAAAACCAGAATATAAAACATTTGATATATTATCTGAAATTATTGATTTTTCAAAACGATAATTATATATTAGATTATATGGAGAAATATAGTCTATATAATCTATGTTTTAAAATATATTACAAATTAAATATATGAGTAAAAGAAAAGATCTTAAAAAGATTATGGTCATAGGTAGTGGTCCAATTGTAATTGGTCAAGCTGCCGAATTTGATTATGCTGGTACACAAGCATGTCTTGCACTTAAAGAAGAAGGATATGAAGTTATTCTTGTAAATTCTAATCCAGCAACAATTATGACAGATACTAATATTGCTGATAAGGTTTATATGGAACCTTTGACTTTTGATTATGTATCTAAAATTATTTATAAAGAACGTCCAGATGGTATTGTACCAGGTCTTGGTGGTCAGACAGGATTAAATCTTGTAACAGAACTTTCACAAAAAGGTGTTCTTGATGAATGTGGTGTAGAAGTTCTTGGTACATCATTTGAAAGTATAAATATTGCTGAAGACAGAGAAAAATTTAAAAACTTTTGTATTGATAATAATATTCCTGTAATTCCTTCGGAGATTGTACATGATATTCAAGGTGCTATTAATGCAGCATCTTCAATTGGATATCCTGTTGTTCTTCGTCCAGCATTCACTCTTGGTGGAACAGGTGGTGGATTTGCTTATAATGAAGATGAATTAAAGGAACATATGATAAATGCTCTTAATCTTTCACCTATTCATCAGGTACTTATAGAAAAGAGTGTAAAAGGTTATCGTGAGATTGAATTTGAAGTAATGAGAGATAACAATAACAATGCTATATGTATTTGTGGAATGGAAAATGTTGATCCTGTTGGAATTCATACAGGTGATTCAATTGTTGTTGCTCCATGTATAACAGTTTGTAAAAATGATTATGAAAGGTTAAAAAATGATGCTTTAAAGATTATTAAGAAATTACAAATTGCTGGTGGATGTAATGTACAGTTTGCTCTTTCTCAAGAAGATGAAGATAAATATTATATTATTGAAATTAATCCTCGTGTATCTCGTTCATCAGCTCTTGCATCAAAAGCATCTGGTTATCCTATTGCAAGAGTAACTGCTAAGATTGCTGTTGGTTATAATCTTAATGAAATAAATCTTGATGATCATACAGCATTGTTTGAACCTTGTCTTGATTATATAATTGCTAAATTCCCAAGATTTCCATTTGATAAATTTGAAGAAGCTAAAGATGAACTTTCAACTCAGATGAAAGCAACTGGTGAAGTTATGTCAATTGGTAAAACTCTTGAAGAAGCTTTCTTAAAGGGTCTTAGAAGTCTTGAAACAAAAACATATCATTTATATAATTCTAAATTTGATCATTTTAAGAAACAAGAACTTATTGAATATATTTCAACTGATGCATATGATAAGATTTTTGCTATAGCACAACTTCTTAGGATTGGTGTATCTGTAAAAGAAATATTTAATAAGACAATGATATGTGAAGATTTTTTAGTAGCATTTAGAAATATTGTTGAATTTGAAGAGAAGGTAGAACATTATGGCAAAGATGAAAATGCTGATTTTGGTGATATAATTTATAGAGCAAAGTTATTAGGTTTTTCTGATGAAGAAATAGCTCATCTTATAGATACAGATCCTTATGAAATTACTAAATATCGTTTAGATAATGGTTATGTACCAAAATATAGAATAGTTGATTGTTATTGTTATAGATATTCTATTGATATAAATGGTAAAGAATATGAACATAAGAGATCAATTCCTTATTTCTATTCAACATATAATGATCTTGTAGAAAATGAATCAGTAAGAAGTAATAAAAAGAAAATCATAGTTCTTGGTTCTGGTCCTATACGTATTGGTCAAGGTGTAGAATTTGACTATTCTACAGTACATGCAATATGGGCTATCAAGAATATGGGTTATGAAGCTATTATCATTAATAACAATCCTGAAACAGTTTCAACAGACTACACTATTTCTGATAAACTTTATTTTGAACCTCTTACTGTTGAGGATGTAATGAATGTAATTAATTTTGAAAAACCTGATGGAGTAATTGTATCTCTTGGTGGACAAACAGCAGTAAATCTTGCTAATCCTCTTTCTAAGTTCAATATTCCAATTATAGGTACTGGAATTGAAGCAATTAATAATGCTGAAGATAGAAAGATTTTTGAAAGCATTCTTGAAGAACTTAATATTCCTCAACCAAAAGCTATTGCTGTAACAAATATTGAAGATGGTTTAAAAGCTGCTAATGAAATTGGTTATCCAGTACTTGTTCGTCCAAGTTTTGTTCTTGGTGGTCGTGCAATGATGATTGTTGGTAATGATGATACTCTTAAGCATTATCTTGCTAATGCTGTTGCTCTTGATGAAAAATCTCCAGTTCTTATTGATAAATATATACAAGGTATTGAGTGTGAAGTAGATGCAATATGTGATGGAGAAACAGTACTTATTCCAGGTATAATGGAACATATTGAAAGAACTGGTGTTCATTCTGGAGACTCTATAAGTATATATCCTTCAGTTAAATTAACTGATATAAATAAACAAAGGATTATTGAATATACAAAGAAACTTGGTGTAAGAATTGGTATTAAAGGATTATTTAATATTCAATATATTGCTAATGGTGATGATATTTATGTTATTGAGGTAAATCCAAGAAGTTCTAGAACAATTCCATTCTTAAGTAAGTCTACTAATATTCCTATGGCAAAAATTGCTACAGAAATAATGTTAGGTAAGAAATTAGTTGATTATGGATATCCTGAATATATTCCTGAAAAGAATTCATATTTTATCAAAACTCCTGTATTTTCATTTAATAAACTTATAGGTGTTGAGTCATATTTGTCACCAGAGATGAAATCTACAGGTGAGGCGATAGGTATTGATAAAACTTTCACAAAAGCTCTCCAGAAGAGTTTGTGCGCCTCTGGATTAAAGATTAAAGACCATGGTACGATATTCGTAAGTGTATATGATGATGATCGTGAAGAAGTATTACCTATTATAAAGAGATTTTATGATTTAGGATTTAATATTGAATCTATAAATGGTACAGCTACTTTCTTAAAAGAACATGGTATACATACTAAGACTCTTAAGAATCTTTCATATTATGATCTTATTAGAAATGGACACTTTACATATATAATCAATAGGATTAATGTAAATCAGCATTCATCTCATCTTGATGATTATGGTATTCGTCACGTTGCTACTGAATGTAATGTACCAGTATTTACATGTCTTGATACAGTAAATGCACTTCTTGATGTTATTGAAGATATAACATTAAACGTTAATGATATTACTAAATTCAATTAATAAAAATTACTATATTAAATAAAATTAAAATAATTTATATAATATGAAGAGTTTACTTTTAACACTTGGACATAATTCATCCGCAATTTTTGTAGAAGATGGTAAAACACCTATTGGTTATGAAGAAGAAAGATTAACAGGTATTAAATCTGATTCACAGTTTCCTACTGATGCAATTCATGAAATTGCTAGAAATGTAGGTATTAAGAATATGAAAGGTTGTAAGATATTTATTTCACATTGGTTTGATTTTATTCCTAATGTAATACCTAATAAATATATTACTCAGACTGATATTGACAATCTTAAAGAAATTTCTGATGATATTACCTTTGTATCTCCAGAATTTACACATCATGATGCTCATGCTTATGCTGGTAAGAGTTTCTTTGATTATCATTTCTCAAAGTTAAATACTGATCCTTATTGTGATGTTTCTCTTAAACTTCAGCAGAATAAAGATATTTATGTTATTGTAGCTGATGGTTTTGGTAATAATGGTGAGGTTCTTTCAGTTTATAAAATTAATGATTATTTAAATAATAGATTTAGTAATCTTAATCTTGAACATAGAGTTTATGGATATAAGAATTCTATTGGTCTTATGTATCAGTATGCAACTTCTTATGTTGGTATGAAAGAAAATCAAGATGAGTATAAATTCCTTGGATATGAAGCTCATATTGATGAATATCTTAATAAATATAAGATTGATATTCTTGATGCATATATCAAAGAACTTGTAAATACTCTTTGGGAAGGATTTGAAAGAGATACTAATACTAATGTATATAAAAAGTGTGAATATTTAATTAATTTTGATTCACTTAAAGAAACTAAAGAATATTTCCATAATATCTTTAGAGAAGCATATGAGACAGTATGGAAAGCTGATGATAAAGCAAAATATTCAAAAGAAGATAATGAATTTATTCAGAGAAGTATTGTAGCATATTATCTTCAGCAGACAGTAGAACAATTCTTTGGTAAGGTTGTTGAAAAGTTTAATATACAGAATGTAGTTGTAGTTGGTGGTTCATTCTATAATGTAAAACTTAATAATTATATTTTTGAACATACTAATGGTGTATATTGTGCAATGCCTCTTGCAGGTGACCAAGGTGCTGCTATAGGTCTTTATTACTATTATACTGGTGAACAATTCAATTTTGAAACACTTTGTATTGGTAAGAGAAATTTCTATGGTGCTGAAAAGGTATTTAAGAAGAATTTCTATAGAGAAGCTACTGATGAACTTGCAAAAGAAATAGCAAGAAAGATTGCTGATGGATATATTGTAGATCTTGTACATGGTTCTATGGAATTTGGTCCTCGTGCTCTTATGCATACATCAAGTTTATTTATTCCTACAGTAGAGAATACTGCTCAGAATAATTCAAATAATCTTAGAAATGAAGTAATGCCTTGTGCGCCAGTTCTAACAAAAAAGAATGCTGAATTTTTATTTGGTAAAGAAAGTATTAATCGTGTTGTTGGTAGTGATGAATTTATGATTCTTACACATACTTATAAGAGAGGATATTCAGAACTTTATGGTGGTGTAATGCATAAGATTGTCCTTAAAGATGGTTATTCTGGTCGTCCACAAATTGTAAGAGAAGGAACATTTGAAGAGAAGATTCTTAAATATGTTGAAGAACTTGCAGATATTAAATGTCTTGTCAACACATCTTATAACAAGCATGGTACACCTATTCTTTATTCAATGAAGCAAATTAAAGATGACTACAATTTCCAAGTTGAACATTCACAAATGAATGGTTACAAGAAGTCTCCTTTACTTTATGTAGTTGAAGATTAATTTAAAAAAGCCTCTAAATTATTAGAGGCTATTTTTCTATATTAATATATATTAAATTATAGAATAGTTATGAATTGTCCAAAGGTTTTAGTATTTACAGGTGGTTGTTATTCAGGTAAAACAACTTCAATGCAAGTTATAAAAGAAATACTTGAAGAAAAAGGTAAAAATGTTATATTTCTTGATGAACTTATTCGTCGTCATAAGATAGGTTCTATTGATGAGATTCGTCGTGATCCTAATAAATATATGGAATTACAGAATGATATCATTAGAGGTAAAATGGATAGTGAAAAATATTCATATAAAAACTTTAATGAAAATACTGTTATTCTTGTTGATAGAAGTGTAACAGATTCATTGTTCTATTTAACATTTTATGTTGATAAGAATTCATTAGATATTGAACATCAAAAGCAATTTATAACTTTATTTAATGATTTAAATGATTATCTTGATACAGTATCAGATATATATACTTATATATTTGAATTTACTCCTTTAAAAGAAGTAATTGAAAATGATAATTTTAGACCACAAAATCTAAAAGATTTACAAAACATAGAATATAAAATGATTAAGAAATATAATCTTTTATATTTTCATAATCATAGTGGATATATGAGTATTGATTTAAATAATGTATCTAAAGATAATATGAAAGAATATTGGAAAAATTTACTTGATTGGATGAATATATGATATTTCCAGATATAGAATATTTACATTTAACTAATAATTGGAAAAGAATATTTGAAGATTTTAGTTATAAATGTGAAATATATAAAGATTATTATGAATGTTTAAACTATTCATATAAAATATCTCCAATGATTGATTATTGCATGAGTTATTTTACTAATCTATTTGATTTAGATAAAGCAAAAGCAATATATAATTGGTATAGAAATCATGATTCAAGAGATCATTCTATTGAAGAATATTTTGATGAATATAAAAGATGTACAGATGAAACTCATTTAGATTTTAATTCTAATTATGGGTTATATGCTTATTCTCCAGAAGGTCTTGATAAATGTATAAAACGTCTTGGAGAAAATAATGATACTCGTCAAGCAATGTTTTGTATAAATAACAATGAAGCAATGTCTGATAGAAGTATAGATAAACTTTGTACTAATACTGTTCAATTTTATATAAGAAGAAATAAATTAATTATGGTAGTACAAATGAGAGCAAGTAATATGATTACTCTTTTACCATATGATTCATTTATGTTTTGTTATTGGTATTTTTATGTATTTAATAAATTATATAATGAATATGATTTAAAAAATCTTGAACTTAATTATATTTATATTAATGTATCAAGTATTCATTACTATATAGATAATTTAGAAAAGATTAATAAGGATAATAAAGACGTTAAATTTATCAATGATTTATTTGATGATTATAAAGATCCTGATTTTATAAATATATTTGATAAAAAGATAAATGGACAATACAGTTGATATTTTAAATCAATTTAAAGAAAAGTATAAAAATGGTGAATTCAGATATATTAATGGAACTACAAAAACAGTAGAAATTCAAAATGCACATTTTATATGTGATAAAGATTATATTTTAAGAGAACCAAATTATGAATATGCTAGAAGAGAGATTGCATGGTATGATACAATGTCTTTATATGTAAAAGATATTCCTGATAAGATACCAGTAATTTGGCAGAATGTTTCTGATATAAATGGTAAGATTAATTCAAATTATGGTTGGTGTATTTATTCAGAAGAAAATGGTTCACAATATAAAAATTGTTTATATAATTTAATTCATGATACTTGTTCAAGACAAGCAGTAATGATATATACTAGACCATCAATGCATAATGATGCTAATAAAAACCATATGCATGATTTTATGTGTACATTTGCAACACAGTGTTTTTTAAACAAAGTTGAAGATGGTTATTCTTTAAAGTATATAGTTTATCAAAGAAGTAGTGATGCTGTATTTGGTTTTAATAATGATCATCTTTGGCATAAAGAAGTACAAAAAAGATTAGCTGATGATTTAGAGAAAGAATTTAATAAAATAAAAAATGAAAGTGATGAACATATCCATGTACATTGTGAACCAATAGAATTTAATTGTGGATCAATTCATGTTTATGAAAGACATTTTCAATATTTGGAGGATTAATTTATGAGAAATTTTGATTATCAATATCTTAGAATTGCTAAAATTTGGAGTGAGAATTCTTATTCAAGAAGAAATAAAGTAGGTGCTATTATAGTAAAAGATGGTATGATTATTTCTGATGGTTATAATGGTACACCAGCAGGATTTGATAATAATTGTGAAAATGAAGTAAAATGTGATGTTGATTGGGATGAACTTATTTCTGCATTAGATAATGGATCTTCTGTATGTGCTGCATATAATAGAGATTGTAATAAATGTCCTCATCATTATCTTGTTACAAAACCAGAAGTACTTCATGCAGAAGCTAATGCTATTACAAAAGTAGCAAAATCTACTAATTCTTCAGATGGAAGTACATTATATGTAACATTATCTCCTTGTATTGAATGTGCAAAACTTATTATTCAAGCAGGTATTAAAAGAGTTGTATATAATGATGTTTATAGAAATACTGACGGTCTTGAATTACTTAAGAAAGCAGGTATTGAATTAGTACAAATAAAAGATATAAATGATTAATTATGTTAAGTAAAAATGATTTAATATTTTTAGGAGCATCTATAATTATAGGAGCAGATGTAAATAGAAATGGTGTTCAATTTAGTACAAATAATAGTATATCAAAAGCTATTGAATTATCATCAAAATTATTTGATAATATATTTAAAGATGATAATAGTAAAGATGAAATGATTTTAGAATAATTCTATATTAATATAATGTAACGTTTACAAAAAGAAAGAATATGATGAAGAAAATTTTAAGTATTATTATCGCATTTGTAATGATGATTACACTTGCAAATGCTCAGACGGTTGAACATTCACGTCTTTTTGAAAACACTTATGTAACCCTTGTCGGTGGTGGTATTACAACCCAGCATACAGGTGGTCAGACTTTCTTCTGGGCCGGAGCACAGAATATCGTTAATGGTATTCGTCCTTTTGCAGGTCTTGAGATTGGAAAATATGTAACTCCTGTTGTTGGTTTTGGAATCGAAGGTCTTGCAATGTTTAATACTACTGGTTCAAATACTGTTGTTGATCAGTCAAATGTTGTAGGTAACTTGAAACTTAATCTTTCCAATTGGTTTGGAGGATATAAGGGAGAGCCTCGTAGAGTAGAGGTAGTTTTGGTTCCTGGACTTGGTTGGGGTCATGATTATGGTAATGTTTATAATGATAGAAATTATTTAACTTATAATATTGGCGCAGAATTAAATATTAATCTTGGCAAGGCTCGTGCTTGGCAAATTAATGTTAAACCTGTTGTAATGTGGAACAATTATAATAATGTTCTTACTCCTAGACGTGCCAATATGCAAGGTAGAATTCAGTTTGGTTTAACATATAAGTTCGGTTCAAGAAGTAAGAAGAGCCATAACTTTGTTCTTTGTCCTTATAGTGTAACTGCAGCTGATTATGAAGCAGCACATGCAAGAATTGCTGAACTTGAAGCAAGAGAACCTAAGACTGTTGAAAAGGTTGTAGAAAAGGTAGTTGAGAAGCAGGTTATTATTGAAAAGGTTGTTTCTCATGATCCTGCACTTCAAACAGTTATTACATTCAATATTGGAAGTACTAAGCTTTCAAGTGTTGAAAGAGCTAAGCTTGGTGTTCTTGCTAAGGTAGTTAGAGCTGATGAAAAAGTTTATCTTGTAGGTAGTGCTGATAGCGCTACTGGTACTGAAAAGAGAAATACAGAACTTGCAAATGGAAGAGCTAATACAGTTAAAGATATTCTTGTAAAGGAATATGGTATTAGTGAAGACAGAATATTTATCAGAACAGCTTTTGATACAAATTCAGATGCTGAAGCAAGTAGAGCTGTTGTTATTACTCTTGAATAAAATAATTTAATTTAAACGTTACAAAATTAAAGTCTCCTAAAATAAGGAGACTTTTTTTATTTTTAAATATATTAATAAGTAATTACTATATTAATATATAATATATTTTAAATATTATGGAACAAAAAAAAGTAGTACAAAAAGTTGTAAAGAAGTCAGTTAATAAAAATGAAAATAATTTATTAGATAAACTAAAAAAGAATTGGAAGAATATATTACTTATTCTTTTAATAATTTTTAGTATGAGTAAATGTACAAGTTCTTGTTCAAGAGGAAGAGAAATTAATAGACTTAATGTTCAAATTGAACAATTAGATTCTATAGTAGTTGCTAAAGGAATTGAATATGATAAACAAAGTATTGAATTACAAGGAGTAAAAACAAGTATAGATTCTTATAAAGGAATTGCTACTGGTAATCAAAAAGAACTTGTTGATAAAGTTACTTCATTAACAGAAGAAAATAGAAACTTAACAAATAAAGTTAATTCATTAAATAAAGAAAATAAAAAACTAAAAGAAAAAATTGATGAATTAGAAAAACAAAAAGAAGATATGAATTAATATCTTCTTTTTTTTATTTTTAAATATATGAATATACTTATAACAGGAAACAGAGGATTTATTGGTGGACATTTATCTAAATATTTAAAGGATAAAGGTCATAATATTATAGGTATAGATAGAAAAGATGGTAATGAAGTATTAGATATTAATGAAGATACTTTAAAAGATATTGATATTATAATCCATTTAGCAGCACAAACATCAGTTTGGAATACTAATATTGAATTAATAGAAAATGATAATATAAAATCTTTTATTCATATATTTAATTTATGTAAAAAACTTAATAAAAGATTTATATATGCAAGCAGTTCATGTTCGATAAATATAACATCGATGTATGGATTAAGTAAATATTTTGATGATTTATATTTTGAAATTTATAAATGGGATAAATGTATTGGATTAAGATTTCATAATGTATATGGTAAAGATTCAAGAGAAGATACATTATTAGGAATTTGTTTAAATAATTCAGAAATTACATTATATAATAATGGACTTAATTATAGACATTTTACTTATATAGATGATGTATGTAAAAGTATAGAAATGTCTTTTAATTTAAAATCTTGTATATATAATGTATTTAATCCTCAAGAAAATTCAGTATTAGAATTTGTCAATGAAGTTTTAAAATATAAAGATTTAAAAATTAATTTAATTGATTCTATAAGAGAACTTGATAAAGAAAAACAGCTTATAGATGATACTAAAATAAATTTAATAGAAAATAATTATAAAAATATAAAAATAGGCATAAATGAGATATTTAGGTAAATTTACTTCAGAAACTGAAATACAAAATGCATTAGATAATAATGAATTATTAAATCCTTATATTGCATTATATAATAATGCATTAAATATAGATATTAATACAAAAACACCACATGATTATTCTCAAGATTATTTAACATTTGTTATTTTATCTGGTTTAGGAGAGATTTCTCCACAATATGATGGAATTGAATTTTCTAAGGATAATGGAGAATCATGGCAAGATTGGACTATAAGTGGTGAACAAGGAGATAGAATTTTAGTAAGAGGAAATTTTAAAAATGGAAGTGCAACTAATGGATTTTTTAATATAGTAGATTCACATTTTTATGCAATTCCAGAAGATTTTACATATAATGTAGAAGGTAATATATTATCAATATATGATTCAGAAAATTTTAGAACATTAACTGAAATTGAAAATACTACTTTTGAAGGATTTTTTTTTAATTTAGATGGTTTAATTTCAGCAAAAAATCTTATATTACCATTAACAACTTTAACACAAGATTGTTATAAATTAATGTTTAAAGGTTGTGTAAATCTTACTACTGCGCCTGAACTTCCTGCTACTGTATTATCAAATGATTGTTATTTAGAAATGTTTGATGGTTGTGTAAATTTAAATTATATTAAATGTCTTGCTTTAAATATATCTACTAGTATTTATTTTGGTTTACAAGAATATAGTTCAGGTTCAGGTTCAGGTTCAGGTTCAGGTTCAGGTTCAGGTTCTGGTTCAGGTTCAGGTTCTGGTTCAGGTTCTGGATCAAGTTCTGAAACAGGTTCAATATCTAAAACATTTATTATAAATAATAATTTTGATGGTAATCCATATGACTTGTTTAATATACCATATTCATGGAATGTATATTATGAAAATGGTACACAATATATTAATGAATAAAGAAATATAATAATAATATATATATGGGAAAACATTTAGCTAAATTTAATACTAAGACAGAAATACAAAATGCTTTAAATAGTTTTACATTATTAAAACCTTATGTTGCGATATATAATAACAAAACTAATATTGATTATAATTCATTTAATATAAAGTATCGTAATTTTGATTTTGATTCTGTTATAAAAATAAATACAGAAAATGATACATCATATGCTATAACATTAACAAAACAAATAGTAAATAATATAGAAACAACAAATACATGGATTAATATAACATTAACTGATGTATTAGATAATAGTACTGATAATTGGACTCATTATCCAACTATTATAACTATACCAGATTCTGGTTCTGGTTCTGGATCTGGATCTGGTTCTGATTCTGACTCTGGTTCTGATTCTGACTCTGGTTCTGGATCTGGTTCTGGTTCTGGTTCTGGCTCTGGTTCTAGTTCTAATTTTGAAAAGATATTAGAAGTTAATTCAATGCTTATAAAAAATAATGAATTATATTTAAGATTAACTAATAATTTATATTATAAAGATAGTGCTAAATTATGTGCTAATGCATTTAAAATTAATTTAGATACTCAATTAGTAACACCAGTTATAATTAATGATTATAATGATAACTATTATATTGATAGTATTATATATTGTGAAACTGAGAATAATAATATAATAGCAAAATCATTAACATCTAATATAATTAATATATTAACTTCTAATACAAATGTAAGTGAAAAATATATACCAATAGAATCAACAATTATTGTTATTAATGATGAAGTAGCATATTATATAACAGATATTAAATTAAAGACTAATAATCTTTATTTACGATTAAATAATATTATATATGATAATAATTGTAATATAGATTTTAACGCATTTTCATTATATTTAACACATGGTTTAATAGAAAAAATTATATCTACAAATGAAATAAGTAATATTAATTCAGTAATTATAAAATATGATTGTATTTATGAAAGACCTGAAAATGTATTTAATGTAATTATAGATGCTAATGATGAATCAAATGAAGAAGCAAATGAATTAAATGGATATTATTGTGTAGATATTTTAAATCCAGAATATGGTGATGATGGTTGTATATATACATCTAAATATCAACTAAATAATTATATTAATGATAATATAACATATGTGGATAATGATAATATATCTATTAAACTTGCACAATATACATATAAATTATTAACTAGTGATGAGAATAATTATTATGTACCATTTGTTCAATCAAATGAAAATGTACTTACATATACTAATGATAATAATTATGTTTTAACTGAAGTAACAGGAGAATTACAAACAATAATTTATGGTATAAAAAATAATACATTATCACAAACAGAATTTAATGTTAATATATCAATATCTGATGACAATAATAATACATATAATATTGAAAAAATAGAATATGTTAGTGGAGATTGTGGTAAACTTATATTATATAAATATGTTAAGCCTGATATAGACTATGATTATTATAATCAGACTAATGGTTGGATAGATGGATATACATTAACTATTAACACTAACTCTGTATGGTCTTATTATGACGACAAAATAATTGGTTTATGTAAAATAGAAGAAGATAATAATGTACCAGACATTTTAGATAGTAAATATATAATGCAGCCATTAGCAAATAATACTGAATATCAAGGAATATATGTATTAAATACTACATTAGATGGATCTACAAATAATCCTTATGTTGTAGGAATAATTCCACAAATTAAAAATGTAAATACATCAAATAATATATCAATTGAAAATTTATCTATTTATAATGATGTTGTATATTATATAAAAGATGGAGTTGATGATTATGATTTATTTGGATCTAGATGTTATTATATGAAGAATAATAATATAACATATATTATATCTGAAAAATTATTATCAGAAAATTATTCTAATGTTTATTTTACTATAAATTCATCAGGTGTAATATCAAATGAAGGAAATTTATTATGTACAATATCATCTAATGGAGATAATGCTTATGTAAAGTTCAGTGAATTATATGAAGCAGTACATAATCCAAAAACTTTAGTTGATATAGATAGTTCTGATGGTTTATATCAAGCTATATATAATGGAGGTCATTTATATATAATTAGAAATCATACTACTACATCTGGTGTCGTACCAACTGGTGGTTATGTAGAAATAAGTACTGACTTTACATCATTACATGATATAACAAATTTAGATGTTAACTTTGAAACTATTGAAGAAGAAAATGAATTTATTACAAATTTAACATCATAATATATGAAATGTTGTATAATTGCCATAGCAAAAAAAGAAAATAAGTATATTCAAGAATGGGTTAATTATCATCTTAATTTAGGATTTGATAATATAATAATTTGTGATAATAATGATACAGGTGATGAAAAAATATCAGATGTAATTAATGATGATAAGGTAATTATTTTAAATTATTTTAACTTTAAAAATATACAACCAACTGCATATACAAAATGTTTTTTAAAATATAAAGATACATATGATTGGCTGGCATTTATAGATATAGATGAATTTATTATATTAGATAAAAAATACGATAATAATATAAAGAATTTTTTATCAGATAATATATTTAAAAATGCAGATATTATAAGATTATGTTATAAGTTTTTTACTGGTGGAAATAAGTTAGATGTTGAAAATAATGACTATTCTTTAATGAGTAGATTTACTGAAGAATTTGATACTATAGAAAATACATGGGGTAAATCAATTATTAAAAACACAATTAAATATATTCCTAATACTAGATTTTATGGGCACGGGTATGCAACTAATAAAAATAATGTAGCTTATTCGGCTGATGGAAATATATGTAAAAATGATTGGATTATTGTAAGTGAAGAACCTATATATGTTAATGCTTGGATAAATCATTATCCAACAAAAACAATTGGAGAATATGTAAGACAAAAATATTTTCGTGGTGGTCCAAATAATAACAACAATAAATATAAATCATTAAATTATTTTTTCAGATATAATAAAAAAACAGATAAATTATTTAAATATGGTATTAAATTAATTAATTCATATAAACAAGAAATAGAGAAGAAAAAAATCAAAACTAATAAACAAGAAATAGAGAAGAAAAAAATCAAAACTAAAATTAATACTTTAGTTATTTCTAATAATTTATTAATAAGTAAAGAGATTGATTAATTCAATCTCTTTTTTCTATATTAATATATATATATAATTTTTACTTTTATAAATATGATAAATAAAGAATTTATAAATAATTATTTAAATAATAATGAAATTACAAAATTACAATTAGGTTGTGGTATATTTACAATTAATAATTGGTTAAATACTGATAAAGATACATATAAAATAAATAATAATATAATATATTTAGATGTAACTAAACAATTTGAATTACCTGATAATTCATTTAATTATATATATTCTGAACATCTTTTTGAGCATTTAACATATTTTGAAGGTTTAAATATGCTAAAAGAATGTTATAGAATTTTAAAGCCTGGTGGAATAATTAGAATAGCTACACCAAATTTAGAATTTCTTATTGATTTATATTTTCATCCAGAGAAGGAGATAAATAAATTATATATAGAATTTGATGGTAAAAGAACAAATCAACCTAATGATGCAATATATGCTATAAGTCATTTTCATACTGATTGGGGTCATAAAATTATATATGATTATAAATCATTAAAAACTTTTTTAGAAAATGTTGGTTTTAAAAACATTATACAATGTGAAGTTAGTAAAAGCTCACATCCAGAATTAAATGACATTGAGCAACACCCAAAACATTTCAAAAGAATGGAAGTTAAATATGATTTTAATTCTTTACAAACAATGGTTTTAGAGGCTGAAAAATAAATCTCATTGAATAAAATCAATGAGGTTTTCTATTTTATAATAGTAATAGTAAATAGTTTAATTATGAGTACAGGTTTAGGAAAAACAACACCAGCTAAGAAAGAAAAAATTACAAAGATTTCTGATTTTGAAGAAACATGTATGTGGATGAGTTATCGATATGCAATAGGTAGACATACTATTGCTTCATCTATGCATGCTAATGATATTGCAACTCATTTTTTCTATCGTCTTTCAAATGATAGAAAGGAATTTACTGCATTTGATATAGCAAGAGAAATTGATAATATACTTAGATGGCAATTTAATTTATTTATTGAATATCCTAATAAAAATATAAATTATAGACCTTATGAAATTCTTATGGATTTCATTAAGAAATATAATATTAAAGATTTAGATGAATTCAATAAGTTTGATAGAATTGATTATGATTGTTCAACAAAAGAATTTAAAGTAAGATATGTTTCTTCTTATATTGACTCTTATCATTCATCTCCAATAGGTGATGAACAAAAAGAGATATATGATAAGAAAAGAAATTATAATACAATGGATCTTGAAGATTTACTTCATTGGCAAATGCTTTCTGCTTGTTTTGATGTTAAAAGACTTAAAGTAGTTAAGACATTATATGAAGGAAAAGAAGAAGAACATATTTGTTTTAAATCTTATTTCTTACAATATGGTCATACAACTGAAATTAGTAAAATTAATGGTGAACCTTATGAAGTAAATGACCTACATAATATTTGGTGGGATGAACACTGGATTCCTCTAGATAGATATTTAAGCGGTATTGAAGATGGCTATATTGCAGATGAATATATTACAGATGTAAGAGATATTACCGATGAAGAATGTAGACAATTTGAAGGATTTAATAAAGGAAAATAAATTACCTTTAATTAATGGTTTTGATGGAACAACAAGTAAAATAACTGATGATAAATGGCTAATTTGTATACATCAATTTGAACATTGTAAATACCAAGCTTCTGTTGGAGATGGAGCATGTTTAATATGTACAAATTATCCAGAATGTTTAAAAGAAGGATGTTTTATTGAAGAAAAATAATAAAATAATTATGATTAGATTAGTTGAATTTGATAATATAAATTTTCTTAAAGATAATCCTAGTTACATTAAAAGGGTTTATGAACACAGATATAAAGATACCAATTATGCAATTATTCAAGAAGGTAAAAATACTTGGGTAATATATATAATTGATGATAACCTTGGTGTATTTGAATTATTTGAAGGATATTGGACTAAAAAGAAAGCTATTGAAGAAATAGAGAGTGGAAATCTTAAAAGAAAGCTTTTTGAACAAAAAATTTTATATGATAAAATAGTTGAAGTATTATGAATATAGCATTAGTTGCCCATGATGGGCGTAAAAAAGAGTTAATGGAATGGGTAAAGTATAACTGGGAAACCCTTTCACAACATAATTTATTTGCAACAGGTACAACTGGAAAACTTGTTATACAGACTCTTACTGAATCACATTTAGATATGATTGGACTTGGTAATTATCCTGATTTTTATCCAAGTAAATTACATGATACATATTCAAATAAGGTAACTTGTTTATTAAGTGGTCCTCTTGGTGGTGATCAGCAAATTGGAGCAATGATAGCAGAAGGAAAAATTGATGTACTTATTTTCTTCTGTGATAATCTTATTATGCAAGGCCATCAAAATGATGTATCAGCACTTACAAGACTTGCATCTTTGTATAATATTGCATTTGCAACAAATCGTACAACTGCAGATATGATATTAACATCACCATTATTTAAAGATCCTAATTATAAAAGAATTCTTCCACAAGCAATCGAAAATTATAAAAATAGAAGTATATAATTATGTATGGAGAAAAACCAAACTATAATAGAAGGAAAATAAAAGAAAACTTATATAAATTAAAGTTTAGATTAGGTGAAGAATATGATGAAATAGACTTTACTGAAATAATTAATTGGTGTTCTAAGGTTATTGCTAAGTCAAAAGATTTAAATAAGAAACTTATAATTGATATTTGCTGTGAAGATGAAGATAGTGGAGGATGCGATTATCGTAAAGATGTTATTATGTTAATTCCTTTTTATGAAAGAGAAGAAACTGATACAGAATATAATAAACGTATTGCTGAAGAAGAAAAAGAATATAATGAGTATCTTCAAGTAAAGAAATTAGAAAGAGAGCAAAATGCAGAATATTTAAAAGACTTAGAAGAATACCGTAGAATAAAGAATAAATATCATTTTTAAAATATGAAAATATTAGTAACTGGAGCAAATGGACAATTAGGTAGATGTATTTATGATATTATGCATGAAACATTTACTTACAAAAATAATGAATATATTTTTGCTTCTCATTCAGAATTTGATATTACTGATATCGGAAGTATGGAAAAATATTTTTTCTATAATCCGGATATAAAATGTATTATCAATTGTGCTGCATATACTAATGTAGATGGTGCTGAAAAAGATCAATATACAGCATTTTATGTAAATTCAAGAGGTGTACAAAATCTTGTACAACTTTGTGAAAAATATGATATAATGTTATTCCATATTTCTACTGATTATGTATATAAAGACTATCAATCATTAGATAGTTTATGTAGTGAAGATTCAGAAATTGAACCAATTAATATCTATGGACAATCAAAAAGAGATGGAGAATTACATATAATTAATTCTAATTTAAAGAATTGGTATATTTTTAGAACATCTTGGTTATATTCTGAATATCCTGGAAATTTCTTTACAAAGATTTTAGAAAAAGCAAAAAATAGTTATTCATTAGGTGTTGTTACAGATGAAGTTGGATGTCCTACTTATGCAAAAGATTTAGCATCAATGTTAATATGCATTATAGAACATGAATATTATAAAACAATATTAGAAAGTGGTATTTATAATTATAGTGGTCTTGGTTTTACTTCAAGATATGATTTTGCTTCTTCAATAATTGCAGCTGGATATAATATTAAAGTTAATGATAAAAAAATTGGAATTCATATACCAATCTATCCTATAAAACAAAAAGATTTAAATTTACCAGCTAAAAGATCACAATTTGTTGTTTTAAATAATCAAAAAATTTCAAAAATACCTGTTTTTAGAGATAATTGGATATTTGATTTACAATCATGTATAAATAATTATGAAAAGAAATTAAATAAAGAAAATAATGATTATAGAATAATGTATGGAAAAGACTTATATTGAACCATTTAGAATTACAAATGAAGTATTTAATGATGTAAGAGGTGGATTTTCTCCATTTAATTTTGCTAAAGATTTTAGTGATTTTAATATATATCAATTAAATACAGTTACTACAAAAGAACCATATACATTTAGAGGTATGCATTGGCAAGAGCCTCCTTATGCACAGGGTAAACTTATTCGTTGTACACTTGGAAAGATAATTGATTTTGCTGTAGATATTAGATGTGGAAGTCCTAATTTTGGTAAAAGTTATGGTTTTGTACTTTCAAATCCACAAGAATGGGTATTTATTCCAAGATGTTTTGCTCATGGTTATTTAACTCTTCCTCATAATCTTGGAAATACTTATCCAACAACTGTTGAGTATCTTGTTGATAATCATTATAATCCTCAAAGTGAAAGAGGAATGTTTATGACTAAAGAGATTAATGATTGTATAAATGCAGAACTTCCAAATGGTATAACAAATATAATTTTTAATGAACGTGACCTTAATTGGCCTACAATAAGTGAAATAGAAACAAATTTTAGATATGAACCAGAAGAACAATAATAATGAAGAAAATATTTTAGATGTTGATAAATTATATAATATAGCATCTAGATTAAAAGAAGCACAAAGTAATAGAATAAGTGCAAAAAATATACTTGCAAAGAATCCAAGTTCTACAATTAATAAAAGATATATTGATGCTAAAGAAGAATATGGAAAAGCTTTAAATGATTTTAATAACTTTGTTAATAATTATATTGAAATTAATCCTGATGGTATTAATCAAATAATATTTAATAAAGATGTAAATGATGAAACTGTTATTAGAATAATTAAAAAGGTTAAAGAAGAATTAGAAAAAATAGTTAAAAAAGAATTAGAAAAATAAAAGGAGAGAATTAATTCTCTCCTTTTTTGTCATTTTCTTGTCCCATTGGTGGAGTATCTACTTCTGTATTAGGAATGCCATTTAATGCATGTTGATAATCATAAGATACTTTATTAAATAAGTTAAAGTTTGTAATAAAATGTTCAATTATCTTAGTAAATAAATAAATATAATCTACACTAATTGCTTCATCTCTTTTTACATCTTCATCAAAGAAATCTACAAACTTTTTAATTTTAAACTTAGGATTTTCTGCTAAAAATTTTTCAACATCATCTTTTTGAACAAGTTTTCTTTGTCCACATATAGTTATAAAATTTAACATTGGTTTTAAATATTCTTTATCATTTTTAAACCATACATCAAATTTATAAGCGAAATTATCTACATCAAGACATTCTTTTATATATTCTTTAATATTCTTCATAATTAAATACTATAATATCCTTTTAAATTTTCTACAGATTTTATTGTAATTTCATTACTCTTTAATTGAGATATTAAACGTTTATCTTTTATTAAGATATCACTGTTTATTTCTTTTAATGCAGATACAATATCACCATAATTAATAACATATTTATAAACAGTTAAATCTTCAAATAAAAATACTACAGGAACATCTTTTGCATTTTCATCAGTATATGTAATACCAATCAATGTACAAGATTCTGTTAATTCATCAGTTTTAAATACTGATGTCAACCATGTATATTTATCATTTATTTCTCCATGTTCAGGATGAGTTTTTAGATCTTCTTTTACTTTATAAAAACCAACCTTTTGATTATCATCATTTTGAGAATTAGATATAATCTTTTTTAAGATTTTTGTATTTTCAACAGGTTTAATAATTACATTATCAGAAGTAAACTTATTTATATACTTAACTTTTTCTTTTTCATTATAATCAGAAGAAGTTGCATCATATTCCTTCTTATTTGATTTACCTGTTAACCATTCCCAAAAACCTTTAAACCAATCACTTATAACTCCTTCTTCAACTAATTGTTCTTGAATGTATTCATTTAAATGTTTCATATATTATATATTAATATTTCTTTATTTTCTTGTGATGTTTTAAATTTAAGTTTATTTAAATTTCCTTTTAATTTTGGATGTAAATTTTTTGCAGTAAAACCTTTTATATTACTATTTTCTTTTTTACATATATCAATATATTGTTTTAATATTGTTTCATTTACTTCTGTTGGATTATCTACAATAAGATTAGATTCAATATCTACAATATGTCTATAATTTTCTATATATGTAGAAGTATTATCAACCATTAATAAAGCAATAGAATAAGTTCTTTTTCCATCCTCATCTTGAGAAAAAAATGTATAAACTAATGGATCTATTGGATTATTATTTATATCAACTAATAACTTTTTTTGGTTATTTATAATATTTGTAGCAACAACATATCCTAATTTATTATGTTTCCATTCATTTAAAGTATCATTATCAATTTCACTGAATTTTACTGGTTCTTTTGCAAATTTTATAGTTTTAGTATTAACTTCATACATTTCAACATTATTACCATTTAATCTTGATTGTTGACTTTTAAATACCTTTTTAAAAAATGCTTTAAACCAATCTAATAAACCCTCATTTAAATATTTATTTTCAGCAAAATTATAATAATATTCTTTAATTTGTTTCATATAATATTTTATATAATAATCTATATAAAAATAAAATTAAATATTATTACATTTCTATATTAAAATAGAAATATATCTATTTATATGCATGAATCTTATTCATACTGATTTTGAAATTCTAGAACAAGAACCTGGTTTAAAAGGCATATATAAAGCAGCAGAATATCCTGGAAGAATATGTTATGGTAGTACTGATAAAATAACTGAAGATAGTGCACAACCATTTGTAGAAAATACTTTAATGAAATCAGATCATGGTGCACCTCTTGAGCATGCTGCAGTTTATCTTAAATGTCCAGAAAATGTATATCAAAAATATGTAAATAATAAATATTCAAGAACTAATTATCATAAAACAGAAAATAATAATGGTCCTATTACTTGGTTAGATACTGAATCAAGATTTGGTTATTTAAGTGATACTGTTGAATATTATGTATCAACAAATCTTAGAGTTCTTTATGATAATAAATGGTTAGATGATTTAAAATATATTTGTGAATTAACACAGTATCATACAAGAAGAGTTACAGTTAAATTTACTTGTGATATTGGAGTAAGTAGAGAATATAATCGTCATCGTAATGATTCACCTAATGAAGAAAGTACAAGATATTGTAATTATTCTAAAGATAAGTTCGGTGGTTCAATAAATATTATAGAGCCTTGTTGGTTATATGATAGACATGATGAACTTCAGAAGAAAGTAGATACTCTTGATTTTATTACTTATATTAAATGGATTGCTGCCGGTCAAGATGAATTATTTAATGATATTGATTATTGGCTTTTTGGATCACTTTCCTCAGAATGGTGTTACATGAATCTTGTAAATAAATGTGGATGGAAACAACAACAAGCAAGAACTAAACTTGAACTTGATACAAAGACTACATTAGTACATACAGCATTTGTAGATGATTGGGTGCACTTCTTTAATTTACGAGCCCTTGGTACTACTGGTGCACCTCATCCACAAGCTAAAGAATTAGCAGAACCACTTTTGGAAGAATTTATAAATAGAGGATATTTAAATAATGAACTTAAAAACAGACTTGGTAAAAAACAACGAGAATACAATAGTTAAATTTAATTTTATTACAATAATATTAATTTTTATTGTATTATGTCTTGAAACTACTTTATTCTTATCTGTACCTCTTGGTATTATATTTACAGTAATTTCATTAGGTTATATAATATTTATAATTATAGTAAAAGATAAATTATTGAAAATAAATAAAGAAAAAGGAGATGAAAAACTTTCTTGATGGATTAATGAAAATGTTTGTAATGATAGGAATGTTTATATTTCTAATTTTAGGCACAATAATTATGTTTTGGCCATTCATTGCAACTATATTAATATTCTGCGTATTATTTTGGATATTTCTTCCAGTTATTGGTTGGATATTATTTAGTATATTAACACTTGCAATATTACTATATATAATATTAAATATCTTTTTTAATTAATGAATTTTTTAAATAAGAATTTCTATTTTATAGTAAGTGATAAAAAATATATTAATTTTTAAACAATTTTAGTTATGAGTAATTCTATTTTTGACCTTTTAGGTATTGATTTAAATGCTACACTTGAAAAGCTTGTTGATTTAAAAGATGAATTAACAAATATTTATAATAATAAGGTAGATGAAATAAAGGAAAGTATTAAGAAATATGATCTTGATACAGAAGAAGGTTATGAAGCTTTTATTAAGGAAGCTGCAAATATTAGAACTGAACTTGTTAAGAGTGATTCAATATTTTCAGATAAACTTATTGATTTACTTGATTCTGCTGTAGAAAGAGCTATGAAGAATCATTCAGAAAAAATGGCAAATAAAAATCTTTCTAAGGTTAAAGAAAATAAAGTAAATGATCTTGTAGATGCTGAGGTTAATCGTAGTAAGAATGAAAATCATAAAAAGATTAATACAGGTAAGGGTGTTACTGAAAATGTAAATGAAGATGAAATTGATTGGCCATCTAATAAACTTACTATTAAGCAGAAAAAGAATATTATTAAACTTGTTGATGAATATATGAATACCATGGTTTTACCTTATATCAATGATGATATTGATGAAGATACTGTACATGATATGGCAAGTGGATTATTTGAATTCGCCGCTTGGATTCTTACAAAAGAAGAAGACTAAAGCGTTAATATATATTAAATTTTATAAATAAATTAAAAAACAAAAAAGTATGAAGAAATTATTTGTAATTTTGGCAAGCATTCTTCTTATGATTGGAGTAAGTTCTTGCAATTCATGTACAAATCGTTCAACAGAACCTGTTTTTGCTGATGTTGAAACCGTAGATTCTCTTTATGTAGAGCATACTGTTGCAGTAGATAGACAGGCAATGTTTGCTAAGGGCATTGATAATGATTACAGATGGTATGAAACAAATATTCGTCTTGTAAATTTCCTTGATGAGGAATATGCAGGTATTGACGAAGTTGTTAATGTATTCCAAACTGTAGAAAGTAGAGATGAACATAGTTTTGATACTGTTGTTTATAAGTTCCAGCACACAGCTGAAGGAACAGTAGAAGGTTCTACACCTGGTTTCTGGGTTGAAGATTATCCTCTTAACAATGAACAGATTATTGTAACATTTGCACAAGCTCTTGAGAAGGTAAATGAAGTTAATCTTCCTAAGCCACATTCAAGATATGCTGTTCTTAGAAAGCAGGTTGGTCCTGTAGATGCAAATCCTCAGTGGATTTTTGGAAATGTAAGAGCACAGCTTTATGTTGATGCAGTTACTGGTGAAGTTTCAACAGAAAATCCTGCATTTAAGGGACTTAATCTTGGTACACCTCTTGGAGAATGGCCTTAATAGTTAAATATTAAATTCGTATGGTTAATTTACAGAACACTCGCCTAGATTTTTATATGAGTATAAAAGTTGATAATGGAGAAATAATAGGAGTGAAAAACCTTCAGTAGAAATCTGACGTTAAAATTTTACGATAAAATAAAGAGAACCAATTATTTGGTTCTCTTTTTTTATTACATTACGCCAAGAACATTTGGTAATTTACCAGCAAGAGGATTTGCAACATTTAAAGTTCCTCCTGGATTAACAACAGCTGTTTGTGTTACTGGTGAACCTGTTGTAAGAATATTTCCATATATACACATTGATTTTACATATTGATCTATAATATCAGCAATTCTTTCTGCAAGCGCATCTGATACCATATCATCAAATTTTTCAGCAAAATCAGAACACATTTCTTTTGTTTTATCTGTCATTTCTACAAATGTACCTCTCATACATATTTCAATTGCTGGAGGTATTATTTGAGAAAATGTATTTTTTAAATCATCTTTTAATTGTGAAGGATTTAACATATTACTTCTATATTATATTATATATAAAAATAATTTTTAATATTGAATTTATGATTCTTTATATAGTATTTTCATGTAATAAAAAAAGTAATGATTATTATGACAATGATAGAACAGTTGAATATATTTCTCAAGATAAACAAAAAGCAATTGATTTTTTAAATTCAGAAAGAGAAAGATATTTTAATACTTGTATTGGAGAAATTACAAGAGATGAAAAATATCATTTTTGTTTATGTGATTGTTATAATTGGGATTATGAATATTGGATAGAAAAATTTACAACAGATATTAATATTAGAAAATGGTTATTAGAAAAAAATAATAGTGAACTTTGAATTTTAAAATAATAATACTATATTATAATTGGTTGCCGATTGACCATAATAATCGGTGGTGGTGGACCTTCAAGAAAATATCTTGATTGTAAAGTTAAATAAATTTATTAGTTTACAAAATGAAGACACAGACTTACACAAAAATTAACACACTTTACAAGAGGTATCAGAACCTTGGTAAGGTAGAACTTCCTAACAAGGCTTGGATGGCTTTCCAGAACAAGATTATCATTGGTGATTTCTCTGATGATTATATGGAATATATCAAGGGTCTAAAGTTCGACTGTTTCTCTAAGATTGACGGTACTAATTCTAAGATTGTTTATCTTCCTTCTACTGGTGAATGTTTCGCTGGTGGTAAGACTGATAATGCTGATATTGTCGGTACTGGTCAGAAAGCTATGCTTGATGATATTATTGCTCGTATCAAGCCTATTCTTGCAGAGCTTTTCCCTCCTGAGTGTGCAAAGTTCGCTCCTAAGATGAATGACAAGAATCAGCCTATTATGTATGAATTTGATAGTGCAGAGGGTTACTATCCTGATTCTCCTATTGAAAAGCCTACATCAGCAGATGTATATGTTGTAGAATATGAGGAAGTTCCTATCTACATCTATGGAGAGTTCTTCGGTAAGAAGATTCAGGCTGGTGGAAACTATGATAAGGATAAGAACCGTTTCTCTATCTTTGACATTTGTATGCAAGGTTGGTGGGTTCCTATTGACATGCTCAATGACTATGCTACAAAGCTTGGTCTTGATGTAGCTCCTTACATTGGTCAGATGACTATTGAGGAAGCTGAAAAGATGGTTATGAATGGATTCAAGACTCGTGTACCAAATGTATCTAATCCTGATTATCTTGAGGAAGGTATTGTAGCTCGTCCTATTGTTCCTATCAAGGATCCTCGTGGACGCCGTATCATTGTCAAGATTAAGACTTGTGACTACAATGATCTTAAGGTTGCTGTTGATAAGGTTGGTGAGGATGAGTATAAGAAGTTCAAGAAGTGGTATGAGGATAATAGGGAGATGATTGAGAATTCAGTCAAAAAGTAAAGATATAAAATTAAAATGGGTTAAACAAAAATAGGGATGTTGTGAAATATCCCTATTTTATTTTCTATATTAAATTATAAATAGGTAATTAAATATGATTTATATTTTTATATTAATGTTATTTTGTCATATTATTGATGACTTTGTATTACAACCAGTTTGTTTAAGTAATTTAAAACAAAAACACTGGTGGGATGAACATTGTTATGGAAAACAATATAAGAATGATTATAAAATGGCATTACTCATTCATTCTTTAAGTTGGAGTATAATGATACATCTACCATTAATGTATAATATGTTCTATATGTTTCCTGAAATATTGATATTATTAAGCATTATTATAAACGCAATAATTCATTATATTGTTGATGATTTAAAGGCAAACAAATATAAAATTAATTTAATTATTGATCAAAGTATACATTTTGTACAAATTATTTTAACATTTATTTTATTCTTTATAATTTTATGAATGAAGATACTATAAATATATTAGAAGAATATAAAAAGTCTTTATTAGATGAACTTCAAGTATATGTAGATTTAGTAGCTAAATCAGCTAAATGGCGTCTTGATTTTTGGAAGAAACATAAGAAAGATCTTGAAGGTGTTCAACAATATGATCTTGTATCAACATTTGATTTGCCAGCATACTATGCATATGGTAATGCAAAAGATATTGTAAAAGAAAAGTTTAATGAAATATTAAGTAAATATGAAAGTACAGATTAGACAAAGTTGTTTTGAAACAAATAGTAGCAGTATGCATGCTATTGTTATTACAAAGAATAAACCAGAAAATATTTATACTGGATATGCATGCGAATTTAAAGTAGGAGAATTCGGATGGGAACATAGAAGATATATGGATTTCATGGATAAAGCTTCATATCTTTGGACTATTATTGTAAATAGTTGTTTAAAGACTGTTTATGAAGGTACTTTTTATACATCTAATTATGATGGTAAAGAATATGAAAAGTATCATTATGAATTAGATACTGAGAATGAAGATTATAAGAAAATAAAGAAAGCGATTACAGATACTCTTATTAGTGTTGGATTTGAAGATGATGGTTGGAGTATTAGGTTTCAAGAAGAATTTACTAAAACAGATTGGGGATTAGAAACTGGTTATGTTGATCATACTCCTGGTCTTGGTTTTGTAAAAGAAATTGTTTTTAATAGAGATAGACTAATTAGATTTCTTTTTAATCCTACTTCATTTATTGAAACATGGAATGACAATGAATGGGAACTTGATCCAAGAATTGAAGAAGAGCTTGAAAAGAAATATTGGGATGAAGAAAAACAAGATTATAAAGATGGATATTGGGAAGCAGAAGATTGGGCATATTTTAGAATGCCTCGTGAAGAAGATATTGAATGGAAATATTTAAAAGGAAATTAATATGAAAATACAAATTAGACGAAACGTTTTTGAGACAAATTCAAGTCATGAACATTCTATTTCAATTGTCAAAGAGGATGATTGGGTAAAGTGGCTTAATGGTGAAATTCTTGGTAGAGTTGTAAAGAAGAAAAGAGAAGCTGGATGGGGTAATTTTGATAGTGAAATTTTTGAGTGGGAATTTTCTTCAGACTTTGATAGATGTAAAAGAGATAATGAAATTCTTATAAATGAAATTAAAAATAAAGGTCTTGCTAAGCAAGAAGAATATAAGAATGAGTGTCTTAATCATAAGAAGCTTGTTGAAAGGGAATTAACTCCTAAAGAATTTGAGGCTTTATCAGATAAAGAACAAGACAAGTATGAAGATGACCTTTATATGGATAGACTTTATACATTTGATGAAGATGATTATAATTATTGGAAAGATATTTATAATAATATGTCTTTAGATAATCCTAGTAGTCTTCAATATGTTTCAAGAGTTCTTGATGGTTTTTGGATTACTTATGATCAATATAAAGAAGATTGGCTTGATATAGATTGTGTATCTCCTTGGGACCATAAGAATGAAAATCTTGGTGTACATGTATTTGGTAAATATTTTCACAGTTAAAGATTATGATTGGTAAAATTTTAATAATATTACTTTTTATACTTCTATATATAGTCATTTCATGTGGGCTATGTTATACAGTAATTGGAGTGCATAATCCTATACATAAATTTAATACTGAAAAAGATCCTTGGGATGATAGTAAATCTATATTGATTTGTAATACAGATGATAAATTTTCATTTTTCTTACTATTTCTTATTTGGCCATTATTAGTATTATTTTATTGGATTCCGCTTGGTATATATCATATATTTAAATTCCTGATTGAATTTTTAGCTTGGTCTATTGCAAAATTATTTAAGCTTTAATATGAAAATTAATTTAAGAAAGGGTTTATTTGAAACATCATCATCAAGTGAAGATTCATTAAGTGTATATCAAGATATGAAACTTTATATACTTCCTAAGGATGTATATAATAGATTTATTAATGGTGAAGTATATATAAGATTTGGTGAAAATATCAGACCAGATTGGAGTGATGATGAAAATGTCATTGAAGAAGCAAATAAAGAACCTATTAAGAAGTATAATCTTGTTGGTAGGAATTCAGGATATAAGTTTTCTGTCGGACATTTATATTATTACTTTGATAAATTTTATATAGATTATGAATCATATATAGGAGAATTATATTATCATTTTTCAGACTATCAATTATTTAATTATGAAGATGGAGATAATATGATTTTTGGATTTTATGCATATACAGAAGATTAATTATGATACCACCATATAAAATATATAGCGACGGAAGCATAGAATCTGATGGATATATGTTTCGAGATAAGTATGAATTTTGTAATTATTGCGATTATAAAGAAGCTTGTGATGATTATTGGAGACACCAAGAAGAAATGGAACAAGAAGAAAGAGAATATAGATTACAAGAATTAGATAGACTTTTAGTAGAATTATAAAAAAATATTTATATGAAAACACAAATTAGAAAAGGAGCATTTGAAACTAATAGTAGTTCTACACATGCTATTAATATTTTTAGAGGATATGATGAAAAAAATATTCCAGAAAGTATAGTTGTAAAACCAGGAGAATTTGGATGGGAATGTGATACTTATTATGATTATGATAGTAAGCTTTCTTATCTTTATACTTGGTGTCTTAGTGTAATGAGTATAGATGAAGCTGAATATAAAATTAAAGAAGCACTTACAAATCTTGGTGTTAAAGAAGTAGAATTTGAAGAATGTAGTGGTTGGTATGAAGAAGGATATATTGACCATTCTGAAGATTTATATAGAGGAGATCTTGATAAAATATTTGAAAATTACTTTGCTGATTTTATATTTGGAAATTCTTCATATATAGAGACAGGTAATGATAATGATGATATTGATGTATGTGAAGATTATAGAGCAGACTTCAGCATATATAAGAGTAATTAATTATGAAACAAAATATATATTATAATATTGAAAATATTTCTCCTTCATCTATATGTAATAAAGAAATTTATTTCTATATTAATAAAGAGGTTTGGTGTGATAAATATAAAAATTATATTATAAAAGTTTTATATGAAACACCAGTTTATTTAATAATTGATAGAAATAAAGGAGAAAAATTATTAATATTAGTAATTACTAATGTATCAGAATTTAAAGAAAATTTTAAATTAATTGAAACTTCAATCAATTATGAAAAAAGAACTAATAGTTAGAAGAAATATATATAATGGTAAAGAACATAAATTAATATGGTCTGGTACAGGTAAATTATATGAATTCAAACCAGCAGAAGAATGGATGCCTGTTTATCTTAATTATTGGAATGATGAAGAACATGGTACAAGAACTATTGAATCTTTAGATAGTGATGGATTTGGATTTCCTCTTTGTGTTGGTGATATTGTAGATGATATGGAAGTTGCTGCAATATTAGAAGTAGATGATAAAATATGTGTAATGTTTAAATAAAAATTAATTAAGTTATGAGTACATTTGAAATTTTGTTTTTAATTTTAGTAACAATTTTTGTAGGTTCAAGTCTTTATTTTGCTATTACTGGTAGAATTAGGATGATTGCTGCTGAAGCAAAAGATGATGAAAGGTATATAAATCAAACTCAGTGGGAAGATCAGATTAAAGTTCTTACAGTTAGAATGGGTGAAATAACTTCAGAAAATCAACGTCTTAATGGTGTTGTAAGAGAGTGGATGAATGCAGCTAATACATATAAAGTTGAAATTGATAAACTTAATAAGTCATTAGAAGAGTGGCAAAAACAATCTGAAGAATATAAAGCAAAATATTTTGAAGTTGATAAAGAACTAAAGAAATTTACAACAGCAAAAGGTAATGAATAATTTAAATTCCAGAAATATTGAATTTCTGGAATTTTTTTCTATATTTATATTGTAATTTAAAAAACAAACATTATGAGTCATTACAATTTCAAATTCGGTCAGTACATTGTTAAGAAAATGCGTCCGGTTAATGACATTACTCCTATTCCTATGATGGGAATGTTTATGTATTCTCGTAGTGATACTCCTATTTATGGTGTGTTCCGTGTTGATCCTTATATCAGAGGAGACTATGAAGCTCCATTTGAATACAAAGTTATTCTTACTCCTGTTGGTAAGTCTGCTGAAATTTTTCTTGATGATGATTTTTATACTTCTGATTTGAGAGATATCAAGGATGAAATGATTTTTGATGATATGAATCTGGCTGAGAAGTTTGTTGAAGAATTTTTGATTGATTAAATTATGTATATTCTTTTTACACCAGAAATGAATATTGATAATATTCTTGGTGCTCTTCATAATAAGGGTCTTAAAGATAGTCATTATGGTCCAGATAAAGAGCATGCAATTGGTGTATGTACTACATTTGTTACAAAACACTATACTTTCTTGTGTGAACCAATGCTTTCTAAGAATCCACATGTTAGTTGGATTCATTGTAGAAAGAAATATGAAACTGAAGAAGAATTTATTAATGCTGTGAATAATGAAACCTTCTAAAAGAAGAATATATCATCATGAAGGTCATTGCTGTGACTGTTTATGGGGACCAATATATGATTGTTATAATAAAACAAGAAATTGGTGTTCGGAACATAAAAGGGAAATAGAAGATCCCCAAACTGAAAGATGTAATCAATTTTATAGAGCTGATTGTAAAAGAAATAAGAAGTAATATGTCTACTAAGATAGAAGAAATAATGGATAAGAAGCTTCTCGATGAAATGATTGAGAAGAAGTATGTTAATGTTCAGAAGCTTGACACTGGAGATCCTACTACTGATCTTTGGCTGCTTAATTATTCTAAGTCTTGTCAGATTGAACATGTTTGGAATGAAGTAACTACTCAGTGCCGTGGCCTTATCATTAATATGTTTGGAACTATCAAGGCTCGTCCTTTTGTTAAGTTCTATAACTATGAAGAGCTTGAAGGTCTTGGTATTACTGTTCCTAATCTTCCATTTGATGCTTATGAGAAGATGGATGGTTCACTTGGTATTATGTACTGGGTGAATGATGTACCTTATCTTGCAACTCGTGGTTCATTCAACTCAGAACAGTGTAAGCATGGTACTGAACTCCTTCATACTAAGTATAAGGATATGTGGGACCGTTTTGACAGAAATAAAACCTATCTTTTTGAAATCATTTATCCTGAGGATAAGCATTGTATTGTCTATGGTCCTGAGGTTGATGACATATTCCTTCTTGCAGTAATTGATACTGATACTGGAGAAGAGACTGATTCTATTGATAACTATCGTGATGTATTGTCTGTAACAAAGCATTATGATGGTATTAAGGATTGGAAGAATATTCGTGAACAGTTTGATGGTGATAACCGTGAAGGATTTGTTATCCGTTTCTCCAATGGATTTAGAATGAAGCTTAAGTATGAACAGTACTTTAAGATTCATTTCCTTAGGTCTATGCTTTCTAAGAAGTATATTCTTGAGTGTCTTGCTGATGATAAGATTTCTAATATAGAAGATTATATTGGTCAGCTTGATGAAGAGAACCAGATTTATTACCGTGCTAAGATGCAGGAAATAAAGGATAGATATACAGAAATTGAGAATAAGATGCTTGATATGTATATCTCTCCTGAGTGTTTTAAGACTCAGAAGGAATATGCTGAATGGGTATTTGGAAATCCTGCTCATAAGGGATTTACTGGTATGATGTTCTCTAAGGCAAAGGGTGCAGATTATTCTAAGATAATTTGGAAAATGATTAGAGAAGAAATTCGTGAAGAAAATAGAAATGAATTAAATTCTGATGATGAATAAACAGTTATATGGTAGAACTTTTAGTTCTAAAAAGGAATTCCTTAAATGGTTTGAAGAACATGAAGATGACATCGATTGGGATTATGATGTTGAATTATCTTGGTATTATAAAGATGAATAGATATGACACAAGAAGAAAAAGATAAACTTATCAATAAAGCAGCTAATTGGTTATATGAACATTTAGCTAATTCAGATAGATTACCTATGGCTAATTGGAATAAAGAATTCTGGAAAACAGCATTTATAGGTTATATGAATGATAATAAAGAATAATTTCATTATATATGGCACCAGATAAGATTTACATTGCTGAAACTCCGAATAAACTCATTGAGATTTGGAGCGACGAACCGATAGAACAAAAATCGTATATAACAGAACATGAATATATTCGCAAGGACGCTTTATTGAAGTGGATAGATGAATATAAAAATTATTCATCTGGTCCTTCATGGGAATTGTTAAAAATACACATTGAGACGCTATGACACAAGAAGAAAAACAATTACTACTCAAGGATCTTTGTGCTAGATTAGCGCATGGTATTACATATTACTATGATACAGATAATGTTGTCATACCTAAACAGATTTTAGGTCTCACAGAAATAAACAATATTCTCCTTGGAATAGGTGATAATATTAAACCTTATCTTAGACCTATGTCAAGTATGACTGATGAAGAAAAGGATGAATTATCTTGTTACGAAAACTGTATACAAAGAGTAGATTTCTATTACTCACATCATATTGATTGTAGATTTATGATAGAGAAAGGTCTTGCTATTGAAGCAGAAGAAGGAATGTATAAAATTAAATAGATTATAAAGATTAATTATGATAACATATCATTTAATAGACCTTGAAAATATTCCAGTAAAATGGACTTCATTAATTAAACCAAATTATGAAGATCATATTTTAATATTTAGACTTGAAAATCCAAATGATAAAAATTATATATCACTTGATGATTTTGTTAAATTTGCAAATTTGAATTTACATATAACTATTATTCAATGTAAAAATGGTAAACCAAAAATGAATGCTCTTGATTTTCAATTGTCTTCATATTTTGGTTATCTTATTGGAACAAATGTAGATAATTCATTTATCATTTATTCTAATGATACTGGTTTTGATCCAGTAATAGAATTTTGGTCTGCTAAAGGAATAAATATTAAAAGAGTAGAAGAAAATGAATAATTTTATATCTACAATAAATTGGCAAAATGCTGATATTTATATACCTGAAGAAAGTAATGAAGGTATTATATATTGTACAGTAAATAATAAAATTGGTACATTTAATGATATTAAAAATATAAATCATTGGAATTTTTTGAAAGATAAGTATCATATTAAATGGTGGTGCTATCAATGGAAAATATTACCTAATTAAATTTAATAATTATGGCTAAAGAAAGAAAAACTAAAGAAGTTATTAAAGTAGAATATAAAGAAAAAGAAATTGATAATAGTGATATTTATGATACCGCTATTGATAGAGCTTCTACTGGTTTTGCAGAATATATTGCAAGAGAAAAAAATGTAACGCGTTTACATTGTCCTGGTATTGATTTTGGTGTACGTATGCTTGCAAGAAGTTTGGTAAAAAATAATATTGTTGATGCTGTAAAACTTTTTAATTATTTAAAACAAAATAGTTATCGTTCATATGACGATATTATTAAAGAATGGTGGAAATAATAAATATATGTTAAAATTAAATTCAAATATATTTAAAATTAAAATTGGAGATACTGTAAAATGCGGACGTACGGTTTATACAATTGTAGCTACATTTGAAGATGAAGGTAGTATATACTATGTAGGTAAGTATATTAATAAAGATAATATACCATATTATTCTAATATTTTAACATATATTGGAGAACATATATTATTTAAACATGTATAAAAATATTAAATTAATATCAATAATTTTTGAATTTTTTTAATATTATTCTATATTATAATGTGATTATATAAATAATATGTTAAAATTACGTTCAGATGTACTTAAAGTTAAAGTAGGAGATACAGTTCAATGCGGTCTCATACGTTATATTGTAGTAAGTATATTTGAAGATAATGGAAGAACATTTTATGTATGTAAGTATACTAAAAAGAATGATAATGTTACTTCTTATTCTAATATTTTAACATATAATAAAGAACATAAATTATTCAAACATGTATAAGTTCGTAAAAATTCGTCCTAAGGATCAGTCAGAAAAGAAAGGTTATTGGTATTTTGTACCTAATTCTATTGAACAGGTTCAGGAACATTTTACTAAAATTTTTGGACAGGAAATCAGTGCTGGTGTAAAGGATAAGTTTAGTTCTATAACAAAGTATAAACATCCTGAAACTGCTTGGAGATTTGGTGTTGATACTCTTAATAGATTTAGTGGAAATCCCTGGGTAGTAGATGCTGTTAATCTTGAGAATCAAGTTCTACATAGTCGTATTGATGATTTTCTCAAGTATGGAAAAATTTATCTTGCTGATGGCGTTCAGCAGTTTATGTATCGTGATGATCTTTTTGAGATTGTTGAAGAGGTAGATTCTGAAATTCTTTCTTATCCTAGAGAAGCACAAGTTCATATTGAAGAAGTAAGGTATATGCAATGGGAAGTTCCTGGTTATCCTAAAGGTGAACATTGGTATGCTAAGATTGGTAATATGGATGTTCGAGATAAAGAAGGAAATATGAAGTGGAATACCAAGGAAGAGGCTATAAAGGCTGCTGAATGGTTTTGTCAAGAATTGAATTGGAAAACGTATTTTGGTTCTAAAAAATAATATAAAAGATTAGTAAGCATATTGGTATTATAAACTAATATTCTTACAAATGAACGTAAGAAAAGAGGACTAATATTAGTCCTCTTTATTTATTATGTTTTCTAAACTTTTTTCTAATTCTTTACTCCAACCATCAACACTATTACAAACAAATTTTATATTAGGATTTTCTATAGCATTTTTAAATTCATTTTTATAAATATTATTACTCCAAATTCCAAGTCTTATCGTTGAATCTAAAACAGGTTCTTCATGTTTAAAGTAATTAAAGTATATATCTTCTAATACATAACTTTCATTTCTCATATTAAACCTGTCCAAAATTTCTTTTAACTTGTTAAATTCAAAATAGCAAGGATAATGAGTTGTATAATTAACATGTGGTAAATTATATTTATCTAATAATTGTCGTGTTTTCCACTTATCATGATTCCAAAAATTTATAGGGGCTTTTTTATCTCCGGTAAAACTTAATGAATGATAATGAATTGTAGTAATATCTTCTAAACTAAAAGGCTTTATGGCATAATTATCATCAACCATCCATATAAAACCATCGTACATCTTATCATACTTTTTCATTACAATATTAAACTTATTCTGCATATCAAGATGCGGATTATACTGATTTTCTATTTTTACTATTGTTGGACAATATATAAATTCAACCCAATGAAAATCATTTTTTAATGATTTATCAAATTCACCAATAACAACAAAATGATATTTAAACTGGCAAAACATTTTCCACCCACTTAAAGCCAATCTAATTTCATTACCTTGTGAACTACTTTGTTTATATGGTAATATAACTAATATCTCTTTTTTTAAGTCGTTCAATAGTTGTTGTTTAAGATGAAGCATATCTGGATTTATTTTAAAAAATACATCAATAGTTCTGGCATAACCCATAAAATAACCTCTTTTCCTTTTATTAATATATTCTTCCCAAGATTTTGTCATATAATGTTTAATGTATATTCTATCATATACAATCTTTGTTCTTATATTACTAAAATCTGTTCTACACCATTTACATTTGTCTGTTGGTTGGTGTGCATCTTTAAATTTTGTTTCATTAAAACTACTTAATTTATAACACGTTTTTGTTGTCCACTCTAACCTATCATGTCCAGGATATTTAGATTCTTTTGTATAAGTTTTAAGTAATCCTTTGTTAATATAATCAGGCTTATTTATATATCCATTTGCACCATATATCTTCCATTGTAATATAACAGCATCATAATCCTTATACTTTGATAATATATTTTTAATATCATCATCTTCATTTTGAAAAGTTATAAATTCATCATTATCAATAACAAAACACCAATCATATTTATCAGCATATAAATTTTTAATATAATTAAGACATTTTGGAAAATATATTTCCTGTGGATTTTTCTTTCTTGATAGTTTTAACTCAAATACCAATTTTTTATCTTCTTCATTAAGAATAGTTGATACACTATTCAATGTTACATTATCAGTGTATTTATCTGTTATTTCTTTATGAGAATCACTATCCAAATCTTCAAATATGAATATGTGGTTAATACCTAAATCTAAATGATATTTTATCCACTCATCAAGATATTCTTGTTCGTTTTTTATTACGGTTAATATGCAGGAAGTATTTATCATTTAAATAAATTATGTATTTATATAAAAATAAAGATTGAATTTTGTTATTCTTTTTCTATATTATATTGTAATTAAATAAAACAATATGTATAGTTTCATTAAAATTTATCCAAAGAATATACCTGATAAGAAAGGAGTTTATTAATGAATAGGCTATAAATGATGCTAAGTGAGTTTGTCAAGAATTGAATTATAAAATGTATTTTTGTTATAAAGATTAATTATGAATAATTTTCCTGTAAAAGTTGATGGTAAAGAATACTGGATTAGCCGTTCTGTTGCGGTAGCAGTTTCTATTTATACATTTATTGATGGTAAGTTATGTATACTTGCTAATAAACGAGGTACTGGTCTTCCTGGACAGAATTTTTCTAACCCTGGTAAATGGAATGTCGTAAGTGGATTCATTGATTATGATGAAACACTTAAAGAGGCATGTATCAGAGAAGTTCATGAAGAAACAGGACTTGATATCAGTAATGTCGAATTAAGACAGATGATGATTGATGATTCTCCTAAACGTTCTGGTCAGGTAATTCTTTTTAGATATATTGGATTTTATTATAATTTTGATAAAAAGATTACTCTTACTAATAAATATGCAGAACCAAAAGAAGTTGATGATGTAAAGTTTATTCCTATTAATGAGCTTGATAATTATGATTGGACTAGTGAAAATCATAAAGAGAAGATCAAAGAATATGGAGAATATATAAAATATAACAATAGTACTGCTTATACATTCTTTAGTATGATTAATCAAGGAGATGAAAAAGCAAAAAATTCTGTTTATTATGATATAGATATAAAATAGTTTGAATTTTTAAAATATTTTACTATATTATTTATGTGAAAAAGAGATTAATTTGTTATGATTACTCAGAAAGATTTGTTGACTGTTCAAATTAATAAAATTTGTTATTCTCCAGAGTTTAATAAGTATTATTGTAATAAATATAAATTTGCTCCAAGTGGAATGACTCTTGATATTTGGGAAAAAGATAATGGAAAATTTAATTCTGCTCTTGTAGCAAAACAATATGGATATAATAGTTTTACTACTGGTTATTCTGAATATGAAGATTTGAGTGATTATACTATTAATCCTTATGATTTTACTGATGAGCAATATGAATATGTTCTAAAATATTTCAAAGATAATCATCCAGAAATTTATAAATATCTAAATTAAAAACAGGAACTAATCATTAGTTCCTGTTTTTTTATATTCTATTTGTTTAGCATCATCATCTATTTTTATAAACATTTCTGCTTGTTTTTTCATTTTCTCTCCATTTTTACCAGATAAATCTTTTTTAACTTTAGGTAAATCTATTGGTTGTTTTTCTTTTAAAAATGAATCAACCATTTTTTCTTGATCAAATATAAATTTACCTTCTGAGTCTTTTTTAATTTTTATTACTGGAGAAGTTTTATATTTACCACCTTGTATTCTACCATATCCAGCTGAATAACCAATCCATACTGTATCAATAAAATTATTAAAGTGAGGATATTTATTATTTAATAAATCTGTCAATGTTTTATATGCAGCTTTATGATTAGGTATTAAAACTGTTTCTTCATCAACATATCTATCTCTTACTCTATTATTTATTTTAGCAACTTCTAAATTACAAAGAACCCAAACAAGAGTTACATTATATCCAAGAGTTTTGGCACGTGTTGCAATTTCAGTAATATCTTCTATTTTACCAGATACTCTATCAAAAAGAAGATTAGGAAGAATTTTTGAATTATTAGCTTCTTTATTTGGATTTTGTTTATTTCTAAATATCAAATTAATCTGTTTATCTTTCCAACCATGATCTTTAACTCTCATATGAAGTTCTGTAACATCTTCTGGATTTTTAAAATCAAAGTTTTTTAATTCATCTTTAAGTTTACCTTGATTTAAAAGTTTTATATATTTGCCTTTTAAATCATCAACATCATATGTTTTAAAATCAGCATCTATAATATTTTTTATAAATCCTTTTCCACTTCCAGGTCCACCAGCAAGAATAATACATTCACCATAAGTTGGTGTTTTCTTCTTAAAACCAACTACAGTATTTTCAAATATAAAATCTAATAATTTTTTCATATATTAATTATCTTTTTTTTCTAAATACAATTACAATTACACTTGTAAAATTTGAATAATAAATAAATTCATTATTATCTGTTTCAAATGTTGAACCTAAACTAGTTGTTTCTTCAGATAATCTTGCTTTTATATATTTATACCAATTTGGAGATGTTATATAATTTCTATAATAATTTTTTATTACATCTTCATCAGTAATTGTAACAAATTTATCTAATTTTTTCTTTTTTATTGCTGCCCATATATGTTTATCCATATATAGTTTATCATTAATTAGACATTCAACTTCTTCTATTGATTCAATTTCATTTTTTCTTACCCAATCTTCAAAAGATTTTAAAATATCTTTAATCATTGATTGATCAAGATTTAAACAACAAATATCTGTCATTATTGAAACAACAGTATTTTTTAAATTTTTATTATCCTTTGTCAAATGTAACTTTTCAAATATATATGAATTAATCTTCTTCATTTTTCTTAATTAAATAATCTATATATTTATTACCATATCTTTTTCCTTTTTCTGGTAAAAAACTACCCTTTCTTATATATAAAGTATTTGATGAATTAATATTTTCTTTATCAATAAGATCTTTTATATCAAGAGTAATTTTTTTAAATCTATCTTCAGTAAGATTACTTGAAAATTCTAATCTTAAAAAATTAGCATCTCCCCAATCACTTCTTGTATATAAAGATTGTTTTTGAATATCTAATAATTCTATAGTATAATTTAATTTTGACTTTGAAAAATATTCTTTAATAACATCTTTTATAATATTAAATATATCATTATTAAAAGAATTTTTTATATTCTTATTTAAATGTAATTTCTCTATTATATATTGACTTAAACTATTCATGATACCAAGAAGGTGGATTTTTTTCTAAAGGACAATTATTAAACATAAAACCCATATCAGTAACATTACTTACATCCCATTTAGATATATCTCCATTAAATTTTGATTTAGTAAACATATCAGACATACTTTTAACATTACTTACATCCCATTTAGATATATCTCCATTAAATTCAGATTTATAAAACATATCAGACATACTATTAACATTACTTACATCCCATTTAGATATATCATTATTAAATTGAGAATATTGAAACATTTTTTCCATATTAGTAACATTACTTACATCCCAATTAGATATATCTTGATTAAATTTAGACTCGGAAAACATACTTTTCATATTAGTAACCTTGCTTACATCCCATTTTGATATATCTCCATTAAATGGAGAATATTCAAATATATGACTCATATCAGTAACATTACTTACATCCCATTTTGATATATCTCCATTAAAATTAATATTTTGTAATATACAGAACATATCAGTAATTTCACTAACATCAATATCATTTAAATCAGCATCATTTCCTCTTTCTTCAATTAACTTCTTAATTAAAGATCTAAGTTCATCTCTATCTTTAGGATGATAATGATATACTACTTTTTTAATATTATCTCTATTTAAATGTAACTTTTCTAATATATATGTATTAAGTTCTTTCATAAATGGCATATTCTTTATTATATATAAAAATAATTGAATTTTTCTATATTAATACTATATTAAATGTGGATATGAAAGTATTAAAACATAGAAATAATTGGTGTTGGGGACATAGTACAATAATTGTACTAAATGGTGGTAAAGGAATTGTTACTGTTTCATTTGAAAATGATAATCCAAATGAAGCAACAATAACTGGTTTAAGTGTACATGAAAAATATAGAAATAAAGGACTTGGTACAGAATTGGTAAAACTTGCTGAAGAAGAAGCAAAAGAATTTAAAGTAAAAAGAATTATACTTTTTAGTGATGAAAATACATTTACATATAATTGGTATCAACGTCTTGGTTATAAAAGAGCATTTGACAGAGTATATATAGAATCACCACAAGTAAAAGAATTATCAAAAGATATTATATATGAGTAGAGAAGTTAAGAAATATAAATTCAATAAAAATCATATTGAGATTTTTACTATTGAAAATCCAGAGATGCCTATTCCAAAGTGGCCAGCTTTTGAACAGGTATCTGCTAATTCATATTCTTATTCTCATAATTATGGTTTATATCAGAAAGACGAATATAAAACTATAAAGAAAGAATCTAAACTTGGTTTTTATTACTATTCTAAAGTTAGGGTTCATCAGCCAGGTAAAACATTTAGTGGAGTAATTAGTAGAACTATTGTGACATTTCCTATAGCAGGAGAAAAGAATATGTATTATCAGCTTAAATATGTTACTCAGTATGATGATAATAAAATTGGTGGAGAAGATGGTCTAAGACCTTGGGATATTTATCCTGGTGATAAGAATTTTCCTGATAATATGCTTGAAGGTCTTATTAAAGATGTAAATGAATTCTTTGCAATAGCTGAAACATCATGTTCTGATTTTTATAATACTAGTAGTAGATATTATTATACTAAGGAAGATAAAAGTACAATATCTGTAAAGGCTGTAAAAAATAAAGTATTCACTGAATTGTTTGGAAATCCTAATGGTCCAAGATTTCAGACAGATCTAGAAAAGATTCTATCACATGGATTTGATCCTAAATATAGTTTTAGAAAAGATAAGGAGAAAAAATAATGTTTAATGATGGACAAGTGTTGACACCAGATAAATGTTTTGAACAAGCATTACGTGATGCATTTAATACATTTTATACAAATTATAATAAGTATAAAAGTTGGATGGAAAATGAACAAAAATATCGTTATTGTGACGATGATGATGAATATTAATTATGGGACGATATGTATTAATAACAAATATTTGGGGTCGTAAACCTAGACAGATTACTTCATACTATTCTGAATGGTGTGATTTTGATATTAATAAAAATCCTATCTTTGTAGATGATGAAAGATATGAATTTGATACTCTTGAAGAACTTAATGAACATATTAAGCTCTTTAAAGAGATATGTAAGGATTATGAAAGACCATCTACAGAAACAGTTGGTTATAGTAGATGGGAGAAATCTAAGAAGGATATTTTTGATAGTCCTAATAAAAGAAAGTATGGATATCTATATGGTGATAGAGAAACCATGAGACTTGTATGGGGTGGTGATAAATTATATAACTATAATAAAAGTACTAATACTTTAAAACTTTATGATATTCTTTTTAGAGGAGCAGATGAAATTCCTAAAGATTATAAATGGGATGATGGAGAATATGAAGGATGGCTTCAATATCGTTGGGGTGATGGAAAAAATGCTGTAGGTTATGTTGAACCAGAAAAGCCTAAAAAGAATGATGAAGTTATTGATGAAGTTATTAATGAAGATGAAGTAGAAGATACTTCATACTATGATGATTCATTTGATAATTCATTTGCAGAAGAAATTGAAAATGCTTATGCAAAACTTGAAGATAAAGAATTAGTTAAAAAACTTGAAGATAGATGGTAAAAAATTAAAGATATGAAAAAATTTGGAACTAAAGGATATATTGGTAAACATGTTTATGCTGGTGGTGAATTAAATGGTATTTGGGGAACCATTGTTGGAATAGAGCCAGATGAGGATTTTGAAGATCATATTTGGTATATCGTAAAAGATGATGAATATGGTGGATTACATAAATATGATTTATGTGAAATTAAAGAACAAGTAATAACCACAAAATTAGTACCGTTACATTAATATGAGAGACAAAGATTATCGTAGAAGGCAAGAAGCTTCTCATTTTAATAAGAGGCTTAAATTTTATTCTATTTATAAACCAGATGAACATGCTCCACGTTCTAATGGTATGATGAAAAGAAAAGACCCAGTTGAAATTGATGATATTAAAGATGAAAGATGGGTTAATAAACTTAAGAATGGAGATGTAAAGTTTAAGTGGATGGATAAATGGAACAAGAAGTTTTGTGATAAAGTTAGAAGGAATCTTCAGAAAACCGTTGATTATCAACTTAAACCACATAGATGGTATGATAGAAAACATGTAAATGCACAAGCAAAAGGTTATCCAATTAATGATGAAGAATAATATGAAAGATAATAAAGATTTAAATAAAGATAATAAAGATTTAAAGAAAGACTGGTTTGATGAAAATCAGTCTCATGGAGCATTTGCTCTCACTCAAGAAGAAATAGATTTTTATTACAATAAAGAATATCTTAAAGAAAGGTTTGGTTATGAATACTGAAGATATTAAAGGAACATTAAAATATCGGGTTAATTATCCTATGGCATTTGTTATTTCACATCCATATCTTTATATTGATGATAAAGAAAAATTAAAAGCATTGGGTGTTGATGAAGAAAGATATGAAAAATTAAATACATATAAGGATGAATTAACAGAAGAAGAAGCTTCTTTAATCAGAGATTTATTAGATAAAGAATTAAAAGATAAAAGTGAAAATCCTGATGATTGTCTTGATGATTTATTTAATCCTGGAAAATTTGAATTGAAAGCTAAAAAGTTTTTCTGTGAAATTAATGATCCAACAAAAGCAGAATATTGGTCTTCTCAAAAGATTGAATATGATAGAAAGATAAATAAAGAGATTAATGATTTTTTGGAAAAAGATTCTACTACATTTGAAGATGTAATTGAATTTGCAATAAAAAGAGCACTTAAATATCTTTCATGTAATCCAAAAAATAGTTACTGGGTTACAGAAAAATATTCATTACATGGCACTTCTGGTAATTCAAAATATACACAGTTTGAATGTAATTTAATTCCATTCGGTATGATTGCTATTCAGAAATTATATAAAAAATATGGAATTGCACCAGATGCGTGCTATGAAAGAGATTTAGGTTTTGGACATACTGCAAAAAGATATGTTGATAATGGTCATATTTATATTGGTACTAAAGGAGATAAATTTTTTATAGAATATAAACCAAGAATAAAAGGAGATAAAGGATTTCATGATGAATTAATTGACAATATTGGTAGTATTAAAAAAGATATTAGAAATTTTGCTATATCATCAAAATATTTTAAACAAACTATTCCAGAATTATTAAAAGAAATTGAATAATGAAAGATCATTTTGAATACAATACACTTCTTACAAGACAGAAGTTTAAAGAACTTGGTTTCTTGAGAACCAAAGGAATGTGTTGTATTCCAGGATGTAGAGAACATGCTGATGATGCTCATCATATAATGGATAGAAAACTTTGGTCTGATTCTGGTTATTATCTTTCTAATTGTGCTCCTGTTTGTTATCAACATCATATGGATTGTGAAAAAATGAAATGGACACCATATCAAGTAATGAAATTTGCTGATATTGATATAAAATATCTTCAAAAACCTGATAAACTTGACTGGTTAACTTTTGATGAATATAAAGAACTTTTTATTAATGGAGAAATAAATAAATGGG